TAGCAAACTTTTTTCCAGAATCAAAGATCTCTTCAATCCCCTTAAACGCATCCTTTTGCGTCTTTCTTGGTTCAAATCCTTTTGGGAAAAATTTTAAATACTTCACATTCTCATTATAACAGAGAATCGAAATATTTCAATTTAAACTATGTTTGGTTGCGGCATTTTCTCTACGTCCACAACCTTCTTAATACACTTGCAAAGAAGATAAAACATATTCTTTGTGTCTCTGCCATCAAAACCTCGACCATGGCAAGTCTTACAAGAAGTGTTAGGTTTCTTCTTTAAGGGAAACTGTCCAGGGACCATGTGCTTTAAATCTTCTTCTCTAATAGAAAAGGAAGAACCCGAATAGGCACTATAAATTAAAACTTCATTTGTCATGGTTAATAGATATGGTTAAAATGCTATCCCAAAATTTATTACTAGCCGTCTTCGTTTGATAAAGCCGCATCATTGGTTCTATCTGCGGCATGTCCTTAGCCAGGGTCCTTAGTCTATAATCAAAATATAACAAATCATCTTCATTGTGCAATTCAATACCAAATGGAATGGGAATTTCCACCTTGTCTATATTAGACATATTGTCTCCCTTATCTAATACCAGAACCAAAAAATAGTTCTTCTGATGAAAAAGAACAAGGCGACCAGACTTATAGGTCTTATTTTTAAATTCTAAAGAGATGTGCTTTTGTAATAAGAACTTACAAATTTTTTCTAAGTCAGTGCCTGCTATATTCATATTATCGATCCATAAATGCGGCTTTTTGAACGGGGTTCATCTTGGCTATACTTTTATCAAAAAATTTCCAAAAGTGTTCTGGGGGTCTAGTGGGCGTTGCTGTTACTACTTCACAGGTTTCAATTGGAATGGCTCGCCAGTCTTGAAAGAAGATGTCCCAAACCACAACTAGGTTCTTTGCTGCTGCGTTATACGGGGGATTGGTTACTGGTGGTTTGAAATTGAGGATTTCTTTGCCAAGAGTTGAATCTAAAATAGTGGCATCTAAAGTGCACAACATTCGCCGCGCCAGGGGTCGGCCTGGAAGTTTATGTCGTCTGTTAAATTTCAACTCGACAACATGAGTGGAACAAAGTTGTCTTAAACCAGAAACACTAAGACGCATTAGTCTGCTAAGGAGACCTTCTTACTGGACTTAGTCTTTTTGGCTACATTTATAATAGGTGGAACAAATGCTGCACGGGCTTTACAAGTGCCGAATAGGCGCTGTTCATTTAAGAAGGCGATATTCTTCAGACCGTTCATCTCTCGGACCTGAATTCCCTTATCATTCGGAAAAATGACATTATCGCCAACCTTCACATATTTACAATTAGGACCAGCAAGGACTACTCGTCCAACTCGCCATACTTGCGGCGCAGCAGCGATTGGCACAAACATTGCGCCACGCTTTACCATCGTGCCGTCTTCGTTGATATCCACAAACTGAACCATGACAATGTCATCTAAAGTTTGCTGGACATCCCATCCTTCTAAGTCCATGGCTGTGTGAGCATAGGACTCCATTTGAACTAATCCTTTAACGCGGTCTTCCATTGGTGGTGCATCAATCATATACTGTAATTTAGGTTAGTTCTTTATTTCTGCTAGGGTGGAATGGTAATATTTTAATTCTCTTTGAGACATCTCCATATTATTAGCTGTCAATTCTAAATCATCAATCTCAGTCTCTTTACCTTCCCCTTTTTTGATATACTGATAGAAACCTCCGGACTTGGGTAATATGGTTCGGAAAAACTTGGCTAGATCAGCAGCCTCCTTACTAATGGGAGTTTGATTGCTCCATCGGTTAGAAGTGGCATTCACTACCTGAGCATAACTTCCAGAGACCATCGTCAACCACCGATTAATCATATACGGGTTAGGCCAAACAATATCCGTTACATCATTATATGATTTCTTAGTGATCCAATTTAAGGCACTAAAAAGATCATTGGAATATTTCTTCTTGGGTTTGTCTGATTTTGGTTTAGCCATTAGATGACTTTGCGAGAGGCTAGGTTAATATCTGCTAATGTATCATAAAACATTACACAAATTTGCTCCATTAAAAATTTTGCACTTGAATCGCTCAATTCTAAAGATCCCGCAAAATACGGCGCTTTAGGGCCTGCATTATTGTTCAATCCCAAATGTCCATAAGCCACTCCGTTCTCGCACTTTGTAATACTTACGCTTAATTTTTTATAAGAGATTGACAATTTATCCTTGTTCAATGTTTTTATATCGTCCCCAAATACTCGAATGTTAACATCTGAATCTCGTAAAAAGTTTGCTACTAGGTTACTGAACAAACGCTGAAAGGCAACTGCGCCGATTGGATTCATATTGGGAATCTCCCAACAGAAATTCAAAGCATCTTCTGAATAGATGAAATCATCATCCAAGGCATCTTCTAAGTCAATCAGATGCTCCTTGACGTCCATCTTACCCCGAAAAGCAATGATAGCACCAAGCGGTGGTAAATTCTTCCGATAGAATTTATAAGCGAAGGGGGAATGGATTAAATCTCCGGAATAGTCTAGTTTTTCAGTTAGGATCATAATTAATTTGGAATGAAGTATTTTGGTTTGCGTTGAATTCTATTATCTGCGTTAATATCAAAAAATACAGAATTATCTACATCTACTATTGAAGAATAAATGGCCCCATCTGGCATTAGTTGATCTATATCTTTTACTGCTTTGGATGAAAACGCTGTTCGGTCTTTATTCCAATAAACAGTATTATCTCCTCGGCCTACCATTACACCATTTGAGTTTACATCATACAACCAGGTTCCATAGGTCCCTTCTAATCTGGAAAGGACCATTCGAAACTTTTGCCATCCGGTTTGAAATACTTCTTGGGGGTAATTATACAAAAATGGAATCCATTCAGAATCCACCCCCAATTTCAAATCATAGTCCAATTCCAAGTCTTTTGTGTTAGTAATGATTCCATTATGGGCAGCAATGGCCCGACCATATTGAAACGGATGACATCCCGAGAAATTAGAAACTTTGGTGGTGGGGGCCCGAACATGGCCAAGGTGATAAAGAGCACGAGTGGGCACAATTACTGGTTCTTTGTTTATGTCTCGAATCTTTTGAATCTCTATCTTATTCTCAAAGATAGAAAGGATGCCGGCGCTATATGCTCCGCGGCTTAGATTCTCTTGGAAAAGACCTAAGAAGATACTGGGATCTCTGCTGCCTAGGATACCACAAATTTTCTTAACCCTGCCTTTCTTGTTTCATGTCACTATTATTCCATTTTTTTCTAAACAAATCACCGGAGTCTTTCCATTCTTTTGAATTCATGCTATCCCCCAAGCCGAAATGAGTTACTCGAATCGGCATTACCGCCATCTTTAATCCGGCTTTGTGGGCGCTACAACAAAAATCCAGGTCATAGTGGTGAAATTTAAACGATTGGTCAAATGTTACTTGCTTTTCGTGGAGTTTCTTGACATTCACAGCCAGAAATAATCCATCTAAACACAATACAGGGGATCTGGTTGGTCCGAAACACGTAGTCCAATTTTTACCGTCTTTAGAATGAGCCACCTCTCCGCAGTGGGATTCTCTGGGGGACATTAGGTGCCATGCCAACATGGCAGCATTGAGGTCCATTTCCTTGGAACCAGCCAAGCCAATAATGTCTGCTTGAGACATCCCCATTTCAAGTTTGTCATCCAAAAATAAATCTTCAATCACGACGTCATCATGAACAAACACCAAATAGTCATAATAACCTTTAAATTGCTCTAGGGCTCTATTGTAGACCTCTGAGAGTCCTGAGGAGTTTTGGTAGTAGACGTGGTTATCAATACCGTTCGTCATTTTCTTTAAGGAATACGCTAATGGAGCATTATTCCAAAAGTCTTCTTTAGAACGTCGGGTGGCTGAAACTATACAGATGGTGTGACTCATGATAAATCTAAACCCCTTTGATCCATGGGATTTCAATAGCATACGGAACTGGATCCTTAATACCCGCTTCTAAGAAACCTTGAATCCTAGAAGAACAGGCAGAGCAGGTCCCACAAGCAATTTCTCCCCCATTATAACACGTATGGGTGTCTTTAAAGTCTACACCATTCTTTATGCCGTCTTCAATGATCTGTTTCTTGGAGAAGGTAATATAAGGAGCCTTAATTTCGATCTTGTGCTTTCTATTCAAACCAATCAGTTCATTGATAGTTTTGAGAAAGTCTAACGATCCGTCCCAATGGCCGCTGTGAGTGTCTACTTCGGCTGCCCCATAATAGACATCAGTAGCCCCAACACTTTCTGCGGTAGCTACTGCAATAGAAAGAAGCATCATATTGCGGTTCGGAATGTGATAAGAAGGTTGTGCATCGCCGAGGACGTCTTTTACGTGGGGGATTACCATATCCTTGTTCACCAAAGAAGAAACACTAAGAATTTCCTTCATAAAGGTAATATCTAGAACCTTTAATGGCACACCAAGCCTATTACAGTTTTCCTGTGCCATCTTTAATTCCAATACATGCCTTTGTCCGTAGTTAAATGCAATAGCTAATACCCCCTTTCCTCGGTGGATATAATCTTCCTGAACTACTTTATAAAGAAGACAAGTGCTATCAAGACCGCCAGAATAGGTTACGATTGAAGAAAAAGACATAGGTTGGAGATAAATAGAGTATATGATCGCCGAAAATAATTTCAAGCAGAGAATTCAAAAAAAGACTAATACCCTTCTTAATCAGTCCAATACCCCCATTCAAGAAGGTCATATGATTTTTGCCAAGGCCTTTATTCGTAATTTAGTTCAGGAAGCAGAAGAACTGGATGGAGTTTCCTCTGTTGAGGAATTTACACCAGAAAAGAATAAAGCCGATTTTGCGGCAGGCCTTGAACAAGGAACGGATCCGACTGGATTTGATGTAGATGGCGTTCCTGCCGAAATAACCGGGGAAGACTTGAGTAAATTAAAAGAGTTTGTGGAAAAGTTAAATTCTTTTGCAGATTTCTTAAATGATTATGAGTCCGGGCAATCAGTTCACTCTGTGCTTTCCAATAGCGACAAAAACGGCAGTATTCTGAAAGGAGTTAGCCGTAAGGCCTCCGACTCTATTACGAGAATTGCTTCTGAAGTTTCTAAGCTTCAGCAGGTCCTGGCTAGCTTTGTGATTGAAGCCCCCCGCAAACTGCGAGATGCAAGTCAGAATCAAATTGGTGCTGTTCAATAAACTAGATCCATATTTAGTTTATATTTCTTCCTGTCCATACTAGGAAGCAGATATTTATTTCGCAGTTCTTTAAGTTGTTCTGTATTTTCATTTTTATACAATTCCCATTCCGTGGCTGTTTTATTAGATTTTAACACATTCTCCCACCACCAAAGCGGCTGCAAATTTGTATAATGATAGCATTTCTTTTGTTGGTTTGGATCTGATAAATCAAAAGAAGAGCATGGAATGATATGGTCAATATCCCATCCTCTTTGAGATTCTGATTTACCTTTGTTTTTCCATGTCATAAACTCATCGAATTTAGACTCCAAACGTTTCTTTAATTCTTTCATACTACACCCAGTTAACTCTGTAGTTCGTTTAGTTTTAACTGCTCCGTGTTTCCGTAATGATTGTCTAATTAAACTATTCAGATTTAGTTTTAAATTAAATTGTGGATCATTATGATATCTCTTCTTGCGGCGGGCGGTTTCCTTCACAGCATTTCGTTTTAACCCTTCTTTAATTTTGTCTGGATTGTTCTTCCTCCATACACGCATCGCTGCGACTCTTTCTTCTTTATGTTCTCTATAATATCGGGCGTCTTGTTCCTTCTTTTTAATCGATAATTCCTCTTCAGTCATTTTTACGCGTTTTGGAATTAGTGCCCTCTTTCTGACCTCTTCTTCAGAATGCCACTTGTCTCTGCCTCTTTTATTTAACTCTTCTCTGTATTTATTGCGATGATTCGCCCCACATTGTTTGCGGCGAGCTACTTTTGATTCATCTTCTTTATCCTTATGATATTGTTCTCTAGCAATCCTTTGGCGCTCTTCCTTGTGCTCCGCATAATATTTGGCGTCTCTTATCCGCTGCCTTTCTTTCAACTCTTCGACTGTTAACTTTTGCTTCATATACCACTACTTATTCTTACCTCGGCCGATTACAACCTATTTTTCTTATGGTGTCTCCACATCACACTACACCTAGTCCCACAAAAAGCCGCTTCCCTGTTCTTCCGAATCACCTTCCAGAGTAGCGGCTTGCCACAATTACCGCACAATTTCGGATTTAGGTCATAAGCGATCTCTTTAGGTCCTTTGCTGTGACTTTTTGAATGTCCTCCCAAAGCCATTACGGTCTCGAAAGTTTCTCCACAAATTTTACAAGTGTGCATTTCCCATTATATCATATAATCTTCTTAAATAACCAGGTTCCTCATAAGTAATCCATATGCGCGATACAGACTCCCAACTTCTCGAAGAAGCCCTTGCTAAAGTTTATACTAAGGAATCTTTAGACCCAGCTCGGGAAAATCGATTCTCCACTTATAATGCTTGGCGACGTGCTGCTAAGGCTGCTGGGGCTGTGAGGCAGGATGGGGATAAGGACATTGCGACGGCTTTCGATGGAGAAAGGCGTGCTGTTGGGGAATGGGACGGGGCTTCTGGTGTTCTTTATAAGAAAAGAAATCCGGTGAATGAATCTACCTTTACCAAAGGCGGAGTTTCTTATACTTTGGGTCATAAGATCAATAAAGACGAACCTGATCATCAGCTTCATGAATATTGGCTGACGGGAGATGGGGGTAAAATAATCGACTTGACAGATTCCCGTCAGCCATTAAGCTCCGGAGAAATTGCTGCTATTGCTAAAGAAAAGGGTTTCAGCAAGGCTTAATACAAATTTTGCAGGATAAAACTAATCGGAATCTCGTCGATTCCCTTCTTGACGGCTAGTTCATTAAGGTCTTTATATGGGAGGTCAGGCCACTTAAATACCCTCTGACCATTCTCCAATAATTCTACGATTTTCCTCTGCACCACTTTATCCTCACTATCAAATTTGGGGTTGTCTAATATCCAGATTTTTTGATGAAACGGGAAATTGACTAATTGTTTCTTTTGGGTCTTGGTTAGGACTAATCCAGCCAGACAAACCCCGTTCTTTAAGAACATACAGTCTGTGGGTCCTTCTGTCTGAAAGATATAATCGATGGTTGGGTCGATTCTCTCGATACCAAATAAGGACTTATCATATCCTACTTTGTTTAGGTATCGGGGTTCTGTTCCATCCAAGGCTCTGGATTGGTAGAATATGATTTGTTTATTGATATCTAAATAAGGAATAATTAACCGGTCCTTATGAAAGTAATCTGTAAGGCTTAAATAATAATTAAGGGGTCGATTAACAGCAGTATCTAATCTGCGGCTTTTGATGTAGTCCATGGCTCTATTGTAGGAACCATTATTTTTCCAGAATTTCTGTTGCTGGTGATCCGATAAATTAATACAGTCATGGGGTAAAGACGGAAGTATCTTTTTGGTGGTTTTAGGACCATTAAAAATTCTTTCCGATAGATCTGTAGAATACTCTCTCGACCGGGCCTCTATTTCTATATCTTCTTTGCTACTGCCCGTAACATTAGTAATCCATTCATAGGCATTCCAGCTTTTATTGCAGTTCCAACAATAAAAGCTATTGCTTTGAGGATAATAGAATAGGCGTTTCTTTTTGCCTAGGCTTTTCCCTTCCTTACAAACCGGACACCCAGCATTGTAGATTCCGTCGTGTTTTCTGATTAATGGTTCATAGCTATGAACCAAAAACTTAGAAAGAACGTAAGCAGATGGTAGTTTAGACACATCTTAGTCTAAACTAAATTTAGAAGGAACTCACTTAAATTTAACTCAGGAACTACGAACGCACAGGCGGAACGAACCGGTCTCCAGATCCCACCACCAGTAGCCGCGCCCGATGACGTAGCCCCATGCGATTTTTACCCGCATGAGCCATCTACGCCACCGAGGCCACGGTAAGAGTTTGGCGGGTGTCCACATCTGCGATTACGGCTTCACCGTTGCGATGAACAGTGCTTCGAGGCCAGCCTTGATGTCTGTGCCGAGCAGTTTGAGCACGCGGGCTTCCACGTCGGCCTGAGTGTAGTCGCCTGCCGCGTCGTAGGCTGCACCTTCCCACAAGGTGATCTGCTTGTGGAATGGATGAATGCGGGCGGTGGCGAGTTTCCGTTTTTCGCTGTCCACGGTAGTCACGTCGAGTTCCGTGAGCACGATTGGCTTCTGAACTCGCTCCTGAGCGGGCTCGTTGCCACGGGCGGGGCGATAGATTGTGGGTGGCTGGACTGTGACTGGTGTCTGTAGTTTCATGGTTGTTTTGGATTGAGGTTGCTGAAATTATAGCAGGCCGGTGCCGAGGATGTCCATCTCGGGGAATTGCAGCGTGAGCGTGCCGGTGATGTAGGTGGACGTGGCGTAGTCGCGCCATGCGACGAATGCAGCGGCGTGCTGGCGGATGATGCCGTTGCCGGTGATGATGCCGCCGTTGTAGCTGCTGCCGTTGAACGATGCGTTGCCGGTGATGGTGCCGTAGTTGTAGCTGGAATCGTTGAAGATTGGATCGCCGTAGATGGTGCTGCCGTTGTAGCAGTAGCTGGAATCATTGAAGGTGCAGCTGCCGGTGATGGTGCCGTTGGCTCCGGTGTAGCTGTAATCGTTAAAGGTGCAGCTGCCGTAGATGTTGGCGTAGCCAGAGACGCCGTTGAAGCTGGTGTCGTTGAACGTGACGGTACCTGTAACGTTACCAGCGTTGTAGCTGGAATCGTTGAGCGTGCAGTCTCCGGTGATTCCTCCACTGTTGAAGCTGGTGTCGTTGAACACCCAATTCTGACCAGCGGTATCAAACACCCATCCGGTTGTGTCCACATACCACCCCTCGTTCCACGCCAGTGTGAACTTGACTGGCGTGAGGCTGGTGAAGGTGACGGTGCCTGTGACGGTGCCTTGCTGTGGGCCGGTGCCACTAGTACTTCCCCCTTGCAATGCCGCGGAGTATTCAGCTTCGGTGAACGATGCGTTGCCGGTGATGTGGCCGTTGTATTCGTTGAAGCTGCTGTTGTTGAACACACAGTCTCCGGTGATGTAACCGGCGGAGCCGCCCCAAAGACCGTTGGTGCTGTAGTCGTTGAACTCGATAGTGGTGGCGTTTATCCGGTAATCTGTCGGGCAGCGGTTGTAGGTGGAGTCGTTGAAGGTGACAGTAGTCGCCGAGATAGCATAACTGTTGTAGCTGGTGTCGTTGAACGTGCAGTTGCCGTAGATGGTGCCGGAGTTGTAACTGGAACCGTTGAACACCCATGCGAGTGTGCCAGTCCAGTAGGAGGCGTCCACATTCCATACTTCTGAGTTTGCCAGCGTAAAGGTGGCTCCGTTCGGGAAATCTACGGTGCCTGAGACTGTGCCCATCTGAGGGTTGAAGAATCCAGTGGTTGCAGTGGAGAAAGCCGTGTTGGTGAAGGTGGCGTTGCCGGTGATACTGCCGCCGTCAGCATTATAGCTGGAATCGTTGAACGTGCAGTTGCCTGTGAGAGGCCCCCAGTTGTAGCTGTTGTCGTTGAACGTGCAGTTGCCAGTGAAAGACACGCTGGTTGCCTTAAAGCTATTGTCGTTGAAGGTGGCGTCTCCTGTGAGAACGGCCCAATACTCGATCATGCTAGTGTCGTTGAACACAAAGCTGGACGCAGCCAGCGTAACCTCCAGCTTGCTACTCCCATTCACCGTCACAGTCCCGAGCACGTCCGCAGAAGGAGTGCCTACCACCTTATACGGCCACGTCGAGAGTTGCGTGACGACTGCATCATCTCCGGTGACAGGAACCACATGCAGTTCGCAGGTCAGGTCGCTCGTCTCGGTGGAGATTGCGGCCTGACTCAGTTCAAACGTCGTTCCGTCCGTGATGCTCGCGACCGTGGTGCCGGTATCAATGCCGTCGCCAGTGATAGGGCGACCCACCACAAGGCCCGCCGTGCTGTCGCAGGTCACTTCGGTGTCGGTGTCAGTGACAGTCACGCCAGTCAGGGTGCCGGAAAAACCCTCAGTGAAGGCGGCGTCTGCCCACCAGTTTCCGAGGGTTTCCCAGTTTTGGTCAACTGAGTCTTTGAAGTAGCGTGTGGGCATAAATTAATCCACGAACTCCGTGAATCCTCCGATGAGTGAAACGAGGCACCACGCCCCGCCTATGTATTTGAGTTTGAAAACGTAAGACTTGTAAGCCGCGAGGGTCTTGGGGAAGGTTGCCGCACTGTCACTGGCCTGCTGGATGTCCGCATGGAAGTCCAGCGTGTGAGCACCGTCTGCCCACTGGACGGTCATGGTGATTTCAGAGACGCATTCCGCCGGGGTTCCGGTCGGCACCTGAAACGTGGTGTTCCCGCTCATATAGCCGTATTGCGTCCCGCCGTTGGCGAGGCTCAAAGTGACATTTCCGGTGAGTTCACCAATCGAATACGCTCCGACCGGCTTCTGCCCACGAGACCACACCGCAGCACCGGTGGAAGCATCCAAGCAGTAATATGGAGTTCCGTCCGCCATTTCCCACGTCGTGTCCGTGGTGAAGCCGAGCGTTTCGTCGTCGGTAACGGTAGGGGCAACGGGGGCGTAGAGGACTTTGCGAACCGTCGTGCTATTGTCCGAGAGGACGAACAAGTAGCCATTTGCAAACTTATACTCGTAGCCCACCGAGCAAATAATGGAGAATCCTGCGGTGCCAGCGATGCCTTTGTCCGGCGTGGACTGCTGGAATTTGGAGCCGTTGAACAGATTGACGATTGCGTTCTCGTCCATCGTGCCGCCCGCGAGGGGGAGCTTGGTGGCATCGGTGGCAGGCGCAGCAGTCGTGAGGGTGCTGCGCCACTTGGACGTGACTGCATTCCAGACGAACAGCACGTCGAGCCGGTCGGTCGAGACGGTCGTGGTCGGCAGGGCGGCTGCACCATTCTCGAAGGATGCGCCCCATGTGATGGCCCGTGCCGCCGTGCCCTTGACGGAAATCCAAAGTGCCTGCCCGTTCGTCGGCGTTCCGCTGAGATTGTCGGTGAAGGATGTAATGTCCACCGCCTGCGCCGTGAGATCGTAGCGATCCACGTTGTCGGTGTTGATCGTCGGAGTGGCCGAGGAAGTCGTGGAGCCGATGCGCGGGGTGATGCGCTTGTTCGTGAGGATCGTTGTGCCCGACGCAGATATTCCGCCGATACTTGACAAGGCTGCTGAGGCGGTCGACGACCTCATAAAGAGATCAATGTCATTACTAACAACCACATTACTCATTGGGAAGGTCCTCCAATATCAAATTTGTTTGCATCTATTATTACTTAGGTGGTCGTTGGTCAAAACCCCCAAGCACTTTTCACTCGTTCGTCGTTGCGAGTTCCTTTGCCGCCCCCCCCGACGGCAAGCGTCGCCGAGGATGTAGCGGGTGGCTTGGGTTCGTTCGTGGATGGTCATCGGAAGAAACGGAAAAAGTTGGTGGTGTTTCCTGCGGGCGGAGGAGCGGTCGGCGAGTTGAAATACGGGCGCTGGACCAGCGGGACGAGCGGGGACGCGCCGAAATACATCCGGCGAATCTCATTGGCTGTCAGCACGCGGTTATACAGGCGGAGGTCGTCCAATTTTCCATTCCACCCATTTCCGCCGGACCATTTGCCGATGTAGGCGGTGCCTGTGCGCGTAGTTACAACAGTGTGAGCGACTGATCCAGCAGGCAATCCGTCAAAGTAAAAAAACTCCGTCGCGCCATTATAAACCCACACGGCGTGATGCCACCCGCCGTCGTCGATGTTTGTGAGAGCATTTCCGCGCGCGCCTGCGCCAAACGTGGATGCGTATAGCGTTTTAAACCCCCCTGAATCCTGAACGCCGACCGTCCACAAATCCACGCCTGACGATGCGCCGCCCCACGCGAATAGAAAACGAGTGCTTGAAGCAGTTGGGGCGCACGTAAACCACACAGAGAGACTGCGCGCTCCGCTGCCTGTTGGGAATCCTAGGTCATTTCCCGACGCGAAGCTGCTAGAAGAACCATTTAGCCTCACACTCGCGCCGACGCGTCCGCTTGCCCACGGCAGAGAACTGCCGGTGAAGTTGTTTCGTCCTCCGTAATCCAGCAGCCGGTTGCCTGTCAGTCCAGCACTAGGGCACCAAAGCCCCACCAGCCCGCGCCACAATTCTGGATACGCCGATTCACTTGCGTTCTGTGCGATGCCTGCGCTGTAGCCGTATTCGTCCATTACCGGAGGTCGCCGAACCGGGTGCGATATTGCAGGCTGTTGCCTGCGCTGGCATGAAGCGCGATGCGATCCTGCTGCTCTTTTTTTAGCCGGTCAAATTCTTCGGAATGGTCAGGCTCGCTCATTTCAGCGCAAGTAAGAGCGCCACGCACGCGATGATGCCGAGGATGTAGCGGGCGGCTTGGGTTCGTTCGTGGATGGTCATGGGTGTGTGGTGAATCATCTGAAGAATCGGAAAAAGTTGGTGGTGTTTCCTGCGGGCGGAGGAGCGGACGGGGAGTTGAAATACGGGCGCTGGATCAGCGGGACGAGCGGGGATGCGCCCTTGAAAGACTGCATGATTTCGGGGGCGGAGAGGGTGCGCTGGTAAACGCGGATGTCATCCATGTCTCCGGTGAAACTTCTTCCGGCTGAGCTGGCGTAATCATACCCCAACACCAGCGGGTCATTTGCTGGCACGGTCGCGGTGTTTGGAGGCGTGTTGTATGCGTTGGCCGCCCTGAGTGTGCCGTTGATGTAGATTTTTTTCCCGGCATTGCTCAAAGTCACCGCCACATGAGCCCATTGTCCAACGGTCGGCACGAAGCCGGAATCCAAGCTGTTGAAAAGGTTGGTCATGTACTCCAACCCTGTCGCCATTCGGATCGCGAATGGGTAGCCATAATATCCGGTGTCGCATGAAATCAGACCGCATACGGCCGGCATTGTTGCAGTTGGGCGGAACCAAAGCATCACGGTGAAATTGTTTACCGAGATTTTGTTGCGCAGCGACAACGGCAAATGCACGTAGTTAGGCGCAGTGAAACTCAACGTTTTGCCACGATTCGTGCTTGTCCGCTTGGTGCCGCTCATTGCGTAGCTGGTCTCGCCACCGCTTAAATCCATAAGCCTCCAGCCCGGCTGCGCGCTTGGAACAAACAGGCCCACGAGATTGCGCCACAAATCGGGATACTCCGATTCGCTGGCGTTCCGCGCGATGCCTGCGCTGTATCCGTATTCGTTCATTTACCGGAGGTCTCCGAACCGGGTGCGATATTTCAGGCTGTTGCCTGCGCTGGCATGAAGCGCGATGCCGCTGTAATTCAGCACGACGGCGACGATCTTCTGAGGCGGTCGGATGATGGTTAGCTTGCAGGTCTGCGTAGTGCTCTGCGCTTGGAATTGCGGCGTCGCAGCGCCAATCCACGGCGGTGCCACGGTGCCGGGTGCCGTCGAGAATGTGTAGGCGGCATCGCTCGCGCCGACTGTCGGCGGGCCAAACTCATAGTTGGTGCCGTCAAGTGAACCAGCGATCCAGAGATACACGCACTTGTCGTTCGCAACGGTGCCGGTCGTGAGGGACACGGTGAGCAGGAAGTCCACACTCTCTGGCGTGTTGTGGTTCGCGTCGAGCAGGCTGATTTCCGTGGATTGCCTCCCCGCCGTCGCGGAGGACGCCAGCGAGTTGAGCGTGATGGTCGCGGTGGATACCGCCGCGCCGATGTTGTAGCTGAATGTGGTGGGGTGCATAGATTAAGATTGGTTTGCGCGGTCAATGTCTGCGAAGTCCGGTGCCCGCTCGAAGCCGAGCGCCTGCCAGCGGGGTTTCTGGACGGTGCCGAGGGCGTTGATTGCGGCGAGGTCGTCTGCCGTGATCACGCCGCCTGTCACAAGCTGGCCGAATACGGCCTGCGTGAGCGGGTCGAGCACGTCAATCCGATCGAAGTCAGGGTCGGCCACGTAAGCCGGGATTGCTGCGGAAACGGCGGCGAGCTTGCCGAGGCCGAGCAGCGCGATTTTGATGCTGCGACGAGGGATGAGTCCAGCCGGAGCCGGGACGAGTCGGAAGAAGTCCGCATCTTTCGCGGCTTCGGATTTGAGTAGGGTGTAGTCCATAGTGTTTTAGCCGGAGGCCATGCAGCGCCATTTCGAGGTGACGGTGTTCCAAATGAATGCCACGTCGAGCCGGTCGGTCGTGACGGTGGTGGTCGGTAGCGCAACCGCCCCCGCTTCAAACGTCGCGCCCCAAGTGATTGCCCGCGCAGCCGTGCCCGTGATGGCTATCCAGAGCGTCTGCCCCTCCGTAGGGGCGCCGCTCATCCCGAAGCTGGTAATGTCCACCGCCTGCGCGGTTAGGCTGTAAAAGTCCACGTTGTCCGTGTTGATCGTTGGCGTGGCCGAGGAAGTCGTGGAGCCGATGCGCAGGGTGATGCGCTTGTTCGTGAGTGTTGCCGCGGTGCTGGCTTCAAGCTTGGCTGCAAGTGCAGCGGCGATGTCCGTGCCAGCCGGATCAACATCAGCAGCCTGGGCGGAGGCTGATAGTCCACCAATACTTGACAAGGCCTCTGAGGCTGTAGAAGACCTCAAAAAGAGATCAACATCATTACTAATAACAACATCACTCATTACTTATTACTTAGGCTACTGCAGGTCAAAATCCCCAAGCACTTTTCACTCGTTCGTCGCCCGAATAGTCCTGTTCGTCTCTGGAGTATTTTGGTGCAAAATTGCCCAGTTGCTTATCAATATCGATGTGCTCGTCTTCTAAACGATCCAGCGCATCTGTTTTATCTGGAAGTTCTCCGGCTTCTTCGTCCCCCTCTTTTCCAGTGGACTTATCAACAGGAACAATTACATTACGATTTACTAACCGCTGTAAGAATTTACGAGCTTCCAATTCCCCACCAATAGCGCCATAAACATCATTGATGTTCTTTGGGGTTATTTCTGCTCCAGTGGGTTCTACTACTTCCCAGACTCTATAGAAAATAGAACGATCATCACCGTCTAACTTACGACCTTCTGCTTCTAATACCTCCCAAGAGGCTTTAGCATTAAAGCGTTCGCCAGATAATTCTCCACCAGCGGCTTTTACCTTATTCTCAGGAGATTGGCCTGTGCGAGTCTGATTTACCGTTTGTTCTCCACCCCCTTCAGATTCTTTGACCTTGATCAGATTAAATTCCTTGGTAGTCAATAGGTTAGAAACCTTCCGAGTCAATTTAACCTGAAGATCCTTACGATTAACCCCCTTAGCCACTACCGAATTAATAGTGCCCTGCATCTCCTCATAAGAATTCGGCGGGAACTCTACTAGATCCTTGGCAATCTGGTCTAAAATACCCCGCAATTTATCGGCTGGAAGACCACCCAACCAAGACTTTCCGGACCATTCTTGGATTAGACCATCGATCTTGCCTTCTGCGAGCTTGGACTGAAATCCTGTTGCATCGATTTCGATATTAGAATAGACATCGTTCTTGGCAATGCGCCCTTCTTTAAGGATGGTGTTTACAATGTGATTGAATTTGATCATAAATTATAATTAGGACTTAGATAGGTTCGTCTATATGACGATTACCGCTTGAGTGGTGTTTAGAACCTTCTTGGAAGGCGAACCAGAGCATCTTCTTTTCCTTTAGTCTCTCTGGTGGGAAATTTTCAATAAACCATGCTTCAAAAGCAGCTGCTAACCCATCAGCGGATTGTTCTTTAATATAAACCTTAGACAAGGCTTCTTCTAGTAATTGATTGTCTGTATGATTCATAAACATTAGGGTCTATAATTAGGAGAATCTGCATCATATCCAGAATCCACATCTAATTCATCTTCCGAGTTTTCTCCAGCAGGAACTTGTCCTTGCATAAACATCTCAGGCTTCATGCCGTTAATAGAGCCATCAGCCTCTACTTCAGCATAGTGGGTAGCATACCGATTGGGTTTCTTAGAAAGTAAAGCCGCTTGCGTTCCTTCAATGGCACCAGAAATCCAATTATCAAATTTATAACCATGGCTGGTCAATAAATTAATAGAATGTTCTTGCTCTGGAGAACCTCCTTCGGTGGAAGGTAAATTTGTTTCGTTATAAACCTTGCGATAGGCTTCACTCAGTAATTCGGAATCGCGATCTTGCATGATGGATTACTTATTCCCCAATACTCCCATCTAGTGAATAAGGTTACTATACAAATTAGGATCGGCAATTAAACTCTGTTCTTCTCCAAACGGCTCCCCCTTTTCATTGAGATATAACTTAATCATCTCAATGCGTTGCTGTGGATTGCCATAGATCTCTATGAGCGCAGGGCTATCATTTTCCTTGAAAATTCTTCCATCCCCACTCAAATAGGATTGCTGAAACACCTTGAAAATGTTATCAATTTCCTCTCGCATAACTGGGTCTATTGATCTAAATCCATCATCCACCAGCGGAACCGGGGCTGCAGAGGTGAGGGGAAGGTAAAAAATAATATCCAACTTACTAAGGGCTTCCCTGCAAGCTAACCTAGATTCATCCAAAAATTTCTCATCCACTTTATCCTTCAAAAATAGCCAAGTAGAATATGCTAGGTTGTCTAAAGGGCAACGATCAAAGATAACATTAGGCTCCTTGTGTCCTTCTAATTGCTTGATTAAGAATTCTAAAACTACCTGTTGGGTTTCCTCTGAAGAATTTTCAGAGTGCTTGAGTTTCTTTTGCTTTAAAATATCCCGATAAGATTCAACTGGGGTGCCGTAATTCGGCCAGTTTTTAATAAAGTCATTAATAAGTGTTGATTTACCAACTGAATTGGCCCCACTACATGCGATTTTCATATTTCTATCTTAACTGATCTAGATAGAAAATCACTCAGATTCTTTTGGGAAACCGCCAATACCAGCATCTGCTATTTGTTCTAAACGAGCCTGAATCTTATCAATATTCTCTGCTGATACGGGAATTTTCTCCACATCCAAAATTTGATGCCTCATAGAATCTGGGATATCTAGACTAGAGATAACATCCAACAAACGCAAAGATAATTGAATAAGCCTTTCGGTTTTTACTGGTAGCTTTTCTTCTGTGGGTGCTGGAATAGCGGAAGGAATTTGGTCTGTTGGGGCGGCTGGAACCTGTTCGTCTGAAATGGGTTCCGTCACAGTCCCTGGCACATCCTCTAATACTAGGCTAACGGACTTTACTAAGTGGTCAAATTCATTTGTCATATTGGTATTTAGGTAATTTCTTTAATGATTTAACAATTTTGTAAAAATGCTTGCAATTGTGGAGCCGCTGGCTCCACAAATTAAGCCGATTAATGCGCACAGCCAACCAAATTTTAATCTCAATTCGCGAATATCCACTCGCTGATCTTCGGCCTTGGCAGCGGTTGCCTTTTGATCTTTGCTATTTTCCTTAATAATATTACTCAATTCCGTGATGGATTTGTGCAAATTATCTATATCAAAACTTATACTATTCTGAGCCAGCTTAATTTCTAAAATATCCCCCTTTACATTGTTTAGTTGCAGTTCGTGTCTTTCTAGTTCGGTTAAAACTAATTTTTGATACTGCGTCCAACCATTTGCTTGGGGTTCTGTTTTATTAGATGGACCTTGCGGTGGCATAAAATTTATTATTATAGGTTACGGCGCGCCAGCTGAGTAATTTGTATGTTCCGTCTTTACAAATATACCGGTTTTGAAAATCTGTTAATAGCGGCTCCCGACACAACACAGCGGCTATTTCCTGGGTGGATTTCAAATCATCCGGATGAATGAAATCATAAAACTTCCTTCCTATTAATTCGTCCTTCTTCCACCCCAACCATGTCTCCCATGCCGGATTTGATTTTATGATCTCCCCGTCTTGTTTACAAATTAATATCAAGTCCACATTTAACGTAAAAAATATAGCCAGTTCTGATTCTAGTTCTTCTAAATAATTTGATAATTCCTTTAACTTTTGAATGTTGTTGGGTGGTATATCTTTTTCCAATGTCATATTTAACTGGGTGGCGGTGGTTGTTGTTACTTATATCTGGCGGAGGCTGCTAGATACCCATCAATAACCATAAATACTATTGTGAAGCAGATCCTTTTAATTATTTTTATATCCCTGGGATTATTGGGCTGTTCTCATAACTTACCCCCAAGTGGATCTAAAGTGACTATTCGCAGTGAACAACCTCGGGTAGTAATGGTTGATAAAAGTCTAGATAAAACCAAAGTTCTCGTTCGAAACAGCCAAAATCTTATTGATCAGATTTCCCAGCTGTCTTTGGACAATAAAAGTCTAGCAGAACAACTAAAGGATCAAAATACTAATCCCCTTAGTAGCCCCATAGTAGATAAATTGATTTCTGGGCTAAATCAAACCAACACAGAACTATACCGAGTTAAAGTTGAATTGCGAGAGGCCTATGATGAGCTTGAAAGAAATAAATCTAATGTAGCTGTTCTTGAAACCAAAATAGAAGCGCAGACTAGGGAATTGGCAGATAGAACCGCCCAATATAACCAGGAAGTGGTTAATGGAGAACTGGTTAGAACAGAATTACAAAAACAAAAAGCAAAAGTTCAAGCAGAAATAGATAGAGCCAATTCCTGGCGAAAGAAGTTTTGGTGGACATTTGCCTTCTTAGCTGCCTGGATTGCCTTAAAACTACTAAAAGTATACTCCAAGCTAACTATACCATTTATCTAATATGACTGATCCTCTTGAAAACTCACCAACGATAGATTCTCACCTCCCATGAAAGCCTTCGTTTCCCGATTACTTAAAACGTTGGCGATGAATTTTGCCTCGCGCAAGTTCCTGATGACCCTGTTCGCCCTTATCTACGAGCGGTGGGATCATTGGGCCAACGTCGCGTGCATCTACACATTCGTGAACGACGCACAGCTCACCGCATTCACTTCGCAAGCGGGCCAGCACCGATGGTTTCTCGCCACTGCATTGCTAGCCTACCTCGGCATCCAGACAGCCGAGAATTTCAGCAATGCGGCTGCGGCAAAGTTTGAGAGCATCGCGCAGAATTTCGCATCGAGCACCAAGAGCGAGGTGAAAACCGAAAACGTGCAACGCATCGTTCACGAATACGCCGAGCGATACAAAGACGATCCAAGCTACCGGCCCATTCAACCAGATACTGAGGAGGCATTCCGATGACCTGGCCAACTGAAGCAGAATGCCCAAAGTTCTATGGGAAGAAGGGTGAGAACCAGACGCAGATCGTTCTGCCTTATCCGATGGTTCTGGATTGGGACAAGAACGCGCGCATCACCAAGATGACGTGCCATGAAAAAGTTGCGGATGCGATGCTGCGCGTGTTCACGAAGCTGAAAGGCGAATACGGCGAGGCAAAGCTGCATGAGTTGGGCATCGATCAGTTCGGTGGCTGTCTGAATGTGCGCCTCAAACGCGGGAGCAAAAGCTCGTGGTCAATTCATTCATGGGGGTGCGCCGTGGATCTTGATGCGGACAGGAACATGCTGAGGGAGTCGAAGCTCACGGCGCGGTTTGCTCGACCTGAATATCTACCTATGTGGAAAATCATCGAAGGTGAAGGCGCGGTCAGCTATGGGCGAAAGAAAGATTTTGATTGGATGCACTGGCAGTTTGCTCGGCTTTAATCTCTTTACAAATATAAAATCCATCTTCTCCCAGACTAGGCGGAGCAAAATGGGGTCCTAGCTTTCCGCAATTCCTACAAATGCCTTTAGGCAATTCAAAAGCAAACGCCTTTCTTTTGTTTTTAGTTGCTTTGGAGGTTTTACTCATAATATTTGCTCTGCTCCCATTGCACATTTGGCGGTGGCCCACACCAGTTCCCGGTCGGGCGATTTCCGTGCGGTCAACACACGGGCGCAGAGCTTGTCCGTGCAGTCGCTGACTTTTGCGTTCCTTTGAGATAATCTTCCGTCTCTTTAGTTTTCATAGGTGTAATTTTTCTTCTTGTTGTTCAAAATAGATATCCAGAGCATACATCAGTTCTTCTCCGTTATCTCCGTCTCCGCCACAAGTCCAGTCAAAATAGTCTCCGTTGTTCTCATCTATCTTTCTAATAGCTTCAAACAATTCTTCGGATTTGGGGTGATGTGGGATACCAAGAGACCATCTCTTTTCTATTTTTGTTTCAATCATAAATTAGTTTGATGCTCCAGCCAATCTTTAGCCTTGTCTTCCCTGCTTGGATTTTTCTCAGCCCATGCAAACACTGTATCAATTTGCTTTTGTGTAGGCTTCTTATGGGAAATAATATTAATACCAGTCAATCCTTGAGAAAGTTTCACCCAGCCCAGTTGTTCGGCTTGAACTTCGGTTTTCTCTAGACGTTCTGCCAGCCAAATATGTTGCATGGCATCTTCTAAGGGATAAAACTTGCCATTAGGAATCACCCAGCCATTCCCAGCCTCGTAAGTGGTGTCTGGCTTTGGAGTTGGTTTAGTGTTAGCCTCTAAAAGATGCTTGTGGTAACTTTCTCCCTGCTTTTCCATCGCAAATTGGAGATTCATCCGTTGCACTCTTTGTTCTGGGGTTTCCCCTTCATAATCAAATAAATCCTTAACAATGGTGGAGTATCTTGACCCATAATCATCTCGTCTTTTTTGGTCGGCTTCTAATTCTTCCCTTAGTTCCTTATTTTCCTGATGGAGCCGATGATTTTCCGCTGCCAAAATAGGGTCGCCTGGATCTGGATAAAAAGAATACTCTTCATTAAAGGTCCAATTATCTTCCACCAAAATTCCATCTACTCCGTCTTTTCCTTCTGGATCTTGAGCCAACTTCATTTTACCAGACAACACCAAAGTAGCCTGTTCTTGATTCAGTCCAAATCCGTCTGCTAAAAATTCATAGGCAAATTTATACTTTCCTTCTGCCCAAAATTCTCGAGCTCTATCAGTCATGCCAGCAAAACATACTCGAAAGTAAAGTGGTTTAGATTCAGTTTTCATACATATGGATCGTTGGGTATCACTTTGGCGGGGATTGTCCCTGTTGGTCGTAACCGCTCCATGATTGCCTTCATAGACACTTCAACTGTTACAATTTCTACAGCCTCAAATTCCGAATTGGCACGGTCTGGATTTCGATATTCCTCCAGTTTCTTGGCGAGCCACTCTCCGTTATTTTCATCATGTCCATATTCATCAATGGCATCGAGCACTTCAGGGGCATATTCTCCTTCGTAACGTTCTTTTCTTTGGGCAATTATCAAATGTATTTTCATACTAACAATATAATTGAAATTATAGGGAAATTAACGCCGATAAAAATTCTTCAAACCAGTATTGATCACTTTCAGATTCTTTCCATCCACTTCCAGAACTTCTTTAAACCCACAATCGACATTGACGTGGGTGATGTTTGCATTGGCTTTGTTGGGAACATAGGCGAAAGAAATTTCTGGGACTGGAGTATGACCAACAATCTGATTAATTCCTGGAATACCGTTAGAATTTAGTGCCCTCCAGTCTTGCCAGAGAAGTCCACCAAAACGACTAAATCCTCCACGATAATGATCAGCATCCCAAATAATCGGATCTGGTTTATCTTGAATTGGGAAGATTTTAGAAAACCTACCTTCTAAAATGTCTTGAGCTTCCCCATATTCCATAGATTGCTTCATTTCAGGAAAATGGTGTAAATTGAACCCCGCATGAGAATACCAGAAATTGCCATCAAAGTGGTAAAATTTCAGCTTATCCCAATCACTTGGTTTCATGATAGAATTAATGGCTAAATTTTTACCTGCTGTAAAACCGGGACAATTATAGGTTCCGTTGTTGGAATAATGATATGGAAGATCATGATTACCCCACAAATGAATCCGATTCGGTTGATTGAGGGAATATTTCATCCATTCAGCAACCTCAGCCGCTTCAGAAGCAGAGTCTCCAAAATTGTCGAGGGCGTCACCCATGTATATAAGAGTATGCTTTGGATATTGCTGGACAAATTGTTCTAATTTTTGTCCACCATTATGTTGATCCCCAATAATGAGATATTTTTGATTCATTGAACTGATAATCCACTAGATTCTCTGGAAAGCCAAGTTCAAAACATTCCCACTGAAAGTTGCCCACGAAACCCAGAGAAAGAGTAATTTAAAGATAGTAACCACGTGTTTCTGCCAAGTTATTATAAGTAACGGCGTGTTACTGTAGAAACTACTGCTACCTATAGCATCAATACTTATTCGGTTGTCCTTTGTAAATCAACGGGTGGTATTTTCAGATTTCTTTTGGGTTATGATTTTTGCTAAAAACTGGCGTTCTTCACCCATCAAGGTCCCCACAGCAAATTTTCCAAATCTCCCTTGCGTTTTTTGAAAGTCCTTGGAATATTGTTTTAATTCTAGGAAATTAGGGAACAGTTTGATGACCTTTCTCTTCATCCTCTGCAACAATAGATCCGGATTATTAAACCACTGTTCCCACAAATTAAGTTTGGCTGCGCCCTGATATATAATCACCCCCTTGAGATGATATTTCTTACACAATAAATTAAATGTCTGCAATCCTTCATTTAGAGGACCTGAAATAATTTTGGTGGTATTTTTATTCAGTTCAGAGTTTTTGGGCTTTAACATATACCACTCTTCGAGATGATTTACATACCACGCAGCACATTTTTCTAGATAAGGAAATATACGCCAAACTAGGACCCCTGATTCCAGATACACCAACAAATCTTTATTAGATATTGGTAAGGGCTTGGTCATGTTATATTTTAACCTGTTTCATAAAACCCGCAACAAAACTAAATAGTATTAATGCTTACGTTTCAACAATTTTGGCCTATTAATGAAAAGGTGTCTGTCGGGAGTTATCCGATGGCTCTCTATAAAGGGAAGAACGGCTATCATATTGGAGTGGGTGATGAACAACCAGATATTAAAGTTTTTTTAAAGAAAGAACAGCTACCTTCTATTTTACAAGGCCCTGGTTTAGCTGCTATGTATGCTGTTGCTAAAAATTTAGACATTAGAACTGATGCGTTACATTTGTTTCGATTTAAACATAAGGCAGATATATCCACCAGTCTTTCTCAAACAGCGGTAAATCGAACTGTTCAATTAGTAGCGCAGAAGGTGCAAGAACAAAGTAAATTAGGACCAGTAAAAATTGCTTATCCTAAATCCCAATCTATTTTTAATGATTTAGTGGCTTCTTCTTTGAAAGAACAATTACCGAAGATTCCTATTATAAACATTTCCAAAAAGAAAATCACAGAACTGCCAGCAAAGGAATTATTGCCGTTTGAAAACATTCGCAGGAAAGATGCTTCTATTACCGAAAAGCAATATCGTTATATTCGGTATGTTCATATGCTGTATGATGACTATTTAAAAAGTAATCCTGAAGCGGAAGATTTTTCCAAAGACACTCTTAGTCGCAAACTGAACGATTATAATAAACAAATAGGGGATAAAATTAACCAGTTTGCTGGGTTAGATAAAAGAGAAATGGCTGATATATTACGCAATGGATATAATAGGATCAGCGATATATTAAAACAAACCGAGGCGCAAGTATTCCAATCCCCCACAGAACCTCAAGCTAAAGATCGCATTATTGTGTTTGACGACAATACTTCGACGGGCTTTACTGAACAACAAATTAAAAGAGCATTAGGGCCCAGTGTAATAGTTCCTTATGTAATCTATGGACTAAAAATATTAAGCCTCACCTAAGACGGCTTCAATAATAGATTCCTCCACTACTTCTGGAGGTAAAGACTGATTAGACTTATAAAGAATCTCTTCAATTTCTTTGAACTTGGACTCTAAGAGTTTCTTTAATTCAAAGGCTTCAATAACCTGTTCCTTGGTTAATTGAGCTTTGATATTTCTATCATCTAAACACAAGGCATCTGTAAATGGTTGGCCCGTATGACTCAACAAAGAAGCCACTCGATGATAAAACCGATTTAATGGAGAAGAAACGGATTCTTCTACCACATCATCAGTCATCTTATTTAACAGGTAACTACAAACCACGGATTTACTAATCTGTTCTTTGATTTGACCTGAATAGTCAACACCCATAGTATGGAATTTATTGTATGGGTTATAGATACAACCAGAACCGCGATATTTTGAGCCGCAGTAGATACACTTATTAGCGTCACCCATATGGACGTGGACTTTAGTGGGGGAATAGATGCAAGGTCGGCCATAAGAAGTCGAATTGCAATACATACAGTGAGTTTTAGAAGCCATATGTTCTATTTAGTCTCCCTAAGTTTTCTAGCCTCTAAAACCCCTTTGGGAATTTTGCCTAGGCGGATGTGACAAATGGAATTGAATGATAAATCATTTTCTAGAACGTTATGTTTAAGTTGTTCTTTCAGTTCTTCCCAACTTGCCTCCCACTTGCAACTGGCGAAAAAAATTATGGTGAAGGTGAATTGATCCTTGCCATGTAATTTGATATAATCCAACAAGTCATTGGATGATCCCATATAAGACCTCCAATCAGATTCTTTAATTTGAATGCGTTTCCTATTCTTACCCTTTAACGGCTTTAGTTTTCTTTTAGAAACCATTTGTTTTTTGCCGATGTAAAATTTGCCACCTGGTATATTATGTTCTATACGGTAAACAAAAGCAAATGCATCTGGCAAAAATTTTAATCCTTCTTTGAGAACCCAATGTCCGCAATCAACGTCACTCATTTGGAAAATGTTTCTGGAAAGTTGCGTTTAATCACCTTAGGAAAAATCTTAGGCAGGTTTTTCTTTCGCTTCTTTTTACCACCCTTATCGGATTCCGGGGAACCAAACAAATTTCGGGCATCATTAGGAGCATAGGTATCTCCAGAGGTAGCTTGGGTGTTAGGATCGTAGATGGGTTGGACTGGAGTTCCTAAGCAACCGCCGGCTCCTGCTGTATTGGATTCTAATAATCGGGAAACTAATAGTTGAAAACGGGAATCCATATGGTATTATAATGTCTACTTATGCATAGCCTTGAGGATTTTTCCGCAGAATTGAAAGAAGACGTTCGGATCGACGATTTAAACCTAAGGGACAAACAGATGATGCTTCCTGCTATTAAGCATAAGTGGATCGCCCGAACTATGGATTTTAAGAGACAGCGGAATATGCTTATCCGCAAGAAGAAGGAGACAAAGGAGCACGTTTTAAAAGCACTAGAAACTAATGGTATCCCAAACGGCATTCCCAAAGCTTCCTTAAATCAAAAAATAGAATCTTCTGATAAGATACAAAAGATCAATGAGTCTATCGAAGATGTGGAGCTATTGATTGAGTATCTGGAAAAGGTGGAACAGGTGTTTAAGAGTATGAGCTTTGATTTTTCCACGCTTCAAAAGTTAACCGCATCAGAACTTGGATAGGTTATGGTTTATATTAAGCCATATAAAGGAAACCAAATACAATTGGTTGCTGATGACCCCAGTCTCTTAAATTTGATCAGGGATCACTTTTCTGTGCCCAATCCAGCATATAGAGGGTCAATGACATGGCTTCCAAAAAGAAACTTTGCAATAACGCCCACGTTTAGAGCGGAAATAGGTTTGGTTCCAGAAATTAGTAAATATTTACAGAAATATCCATCACCCCACCAAATAGATCCTGAAGTAGCCAATAGATTATCCCCATCCAAAGAACCCCCCGAAGAATTAAAGAAAATAGACAGGGAATACAGGGACTACCAAGAAACGGCCATCCGCAAAGCCTTTCAATGCGGCCGCGGAATTACAAAAATCGCCACAAGTGGTGGCAAAACTGCGGTCATGGCTGGACTTATTTTAAACTGGTGTCCTAAAAAAACAGTGGTAATTGTCCCAAATACGCAATTAGTAGAGCAAACCGCGAAGGACTTCAAGGAGTATGGCTTAAATGGCGTGTCTAAATGGTCTGGCACTAACCCACTTCAGGCAGATTCTTCGATTATCATCTGCAATACTCAAATTTTGCTGAGTAAGAATACTGATTTGACGTTTTTGGAACAATTTGATTTGGTTTTAATCGATGAATGCCATCAACTTGGCGGCCGTTCATTAGAAAACAATAAAATATTCAAGTATATAACCACCTATAACATATTTGGCTTTACTGGAACACTCCCGCCCAGCAAAATTAATGAATGGAATATCATTGGTAAAATAGGACCCGTCTTTTTTGAAGAGGGGGTCAAAAGTTTACTGGCTAAAGGACATATTACTAATTTTAGCATTACGGTTCTTGAATTGGAACATAAATGCCCGCCGAAATTTATCATAGATGTTACTAAACCCACCAAGGCGTATATAGAAGAACAGGAACACTTAATGAAATTGGAGCGTCGCAATGATATTATTGCCAAGCTAGCCATTCAATTAAAGAGTAACACTCTAATCATGGTAGATCGGCTGTTTTACGGGGAATTATTAGAAACCGTTCTAAAGGATAAAACAGGACAACCAATTTATTTCATCCAAGGAGTGATGGAAATGGATGATCGGGAAAAGATAAGAGCTCTTATGGATACGCAGTCTGATGTGATTGTAATTGCCATGTCTAAAATTTTCAGCACAGGTATTAATATACCCAATTTGAGTAATATTATTTTCAGCAGCGCAGGAAAGTCCTTTGTTCGAATCATACAGTCTATCGGACGGTCTTTACGGCTACACCCCACAAAATCCAAAGCTAATATATTTGATATTTGTGATAACCTGCGATATTCTAAGAAGCATGCTACTGAGCGATTAAAAATTTATGACAAAGAAGCCTACCCCTACAAAACTAAAAAAATCCAAATCTGAAAAGTCTTCTAAGGAGATTGTGGTAGTTATTAAAGAAAAACTTCCCACACTAGAAGAAGAGTTGGATGGATTAGATGAAGAAATTAAACCGATTGATCTAGGAAATCCAATGGATGATCCTGATGCTGAACTAGACGATGAAGAATCTGAAGAGGATGAAGATGAAATAGAAGCAGTTATATCACCTGTTAAAAGGAAAGGGAAACCACCAACAGACAAGGCAAACTTCTACGTAGATCCGAAGGAATTTGACAATGAAATTGTGATATATTATGACACAGGAAAAATGTCAGATAATCTGGCCCTAATGATTGATAAGATTTCCAACAAACTTAGTTATGCCCCCAACTTCTTAAATTATACTTTCCGGGAAGAGATGGTTGGAGACGGTATCATTCGGATGTTCAAGGCACTGATGACCAAGAAGTATGATAGAGTTAAGGGAACCAATCCATTTGCTTATTTTACCCGCATTGCCTTTAATGCTTTCCGCAATAGAATTAAGAAAGAAAAGCGTATGAGGGACACCCATCAAAAATACCAAGAAGAATATGAGATCTATTCATCCAACTATAATATTCAGGTAAAAAATTCTCGGACCAAGAATAAACGAGATAGTTTGGCATAATGTCTGATAACATCTACCAGACAATTCAGCCTTTAGATAGAAGGATCGGGGTTTTCTCAGATATCCATCTAGGGTTAGGACAAGACAGCGAAAATTGGCATACTATAATGCTGGATTTCGCTGCATGGGTTGCGAAGATATATAGAGCAGAAGGAATTAACGACATTTTAATACCCGGTGACGTATTTCATAACCGAAATGAGATAGCACTTAAAACTTTGGATACCGGCCATAAGTTTTTTGAAATATTAAAGGAATTTCGTATATTCATATCCAGTGGCAATCATTGTGCTTGGTTAAAAAATTCCTCAGAGATTACTTCCTTGGCTGTTTTGAAGGGCCGTAATAATATCCACATCATCGATGCCCACCCATCAACATTTTCTATTACAGGAACCAATAAAAAATTATCCATGATTCCATGGGGAACAAAAACAGAAGATATTCCAGAAACCGATATTTGTTTTGGGCATTTTGAATTGGCTACCTTTGCCTTAAATAATCATAAAATTTGTCAGCATGGAGAAGATGCTCAAAATTTATTTAAAAAGTCCCCATTTATAGTAACAGGACACTTTCACAAGAAGGAATTTCGGGAATATAAAAATGGGAAAGTCTTATATCTCGGCAGTCCTTACCAGCAGAATTTCGGAGACAGCGGGGATGTCAGGGGCATCTATATAATGGATTTACATACCAATGAATTTGAATTTATAGAAAACAGAATTTCCCCCAGACATTATAAGATTAGTATCCACCAATTATGTAATGGGAAACTAACACCAGATCAGTTAAAGAGTATAGTTCCTGGTAATATGATTTGTTTGGTGGTAGATAAAAATATAAATGCAGACCAGTTATCTACCGTTACCGCTAAAATACAAGGCTTAAATCCTTTGTTTTTTAGGTTGGACTACGAATCCTCTTCGGGGATTACTTCAGAAAACAATTCAGAAAATTATACGTCTATTAATGTTTTAGAGAGTATCGAAAAATTTATAGAATCCACCAATTCAACATATAAGGCGGAAACAGTTGAATATTTAGCAGAATTATACCATAATCTTACATGATCAATTTGAATGAAATAGCCATAGGGGTGTTAGATCTTTACACCCAAGAAGACCTAAACAATTGTTTAGTGTCTATCCCCAAGGAATTGGTTGTTGGGGTGATGGGTAACACAGCAAACATCCACGTTCCAATGTCTGGAAACGTCCAATTTACTAAACGACACAGTAAAGAAGTGTCTCTGGCAACATTGAAGAATGATTTTATACATTATTTGAGATTAAATGATCCCAAGAAATTTATCTTCTTTATTCACTCTAATCAGACCATTCAAAATTCTAAAATTTTCGAAGAAACCGTTTTATTAGCCAAAACTTTTGGCACTTGGTGTATAACGGGACCGTCTAAGGTAGTTGCTGAAGTGGAAGATGATACCACCAAGTTAACAGCCACCTTCACAGAAACCCCCAATACTGAATTTTTATTTGTATTGGATAATTTATTTGATCATGTGGGATTTTTCGAGGAACGCTTTTGTAATGGGCGAGATTTGGATACTTTAGATTTTATCAACAGACTACAGAAAAAGGGACTGGCGGTGCCACCAAATTACTATAGCTGTATCATAAACGGTATCCAACGTTCAGCATCTAAGATACAAAAGATTGGTTATGAAGACGCAAACATTGATATCTCAGCTTCTTTGAAATTTAGTTATGGTATTTTTTACCACTTGCATCAATATATACCAGGACAGGAGGATATTGATAAATCCCGTGGAGTGAAAAGGGAAGAGATGTTGGAGAAATTAGAACAACTTCAAAAGAACTACGGAACCACATGATTAAGATTCTTACCGGTTGGAGTAATCCAGGAGGATCTACCACAGCCCATATTAATTTATGTAAATTGTTCAATGCAAACGGAATGCCTTGTGGTTTATGGGGTCCGCATGAATGGCACCTAAATAAGGTTCCTGGTGGTTTATTAAAAGATGTTCATACATCAGAAACAGATACCTTAATTTACCATTTTTTAGATTCGCCAACCAAACCCAAAGTCCACAAACTAATTTACAGCTGCCATGAAACCAATATTAAGCCGATTCGGAGCTTTGATTATACTATGTTTGACACTATTCATTTTGTCTCGGAGGGACAGAAGAAGTGGCATAACATAAACTATAATAGTGTAGTGATTCCTAATGTATTAGATGACCTTGTTCCTAACCCAAAAGGTAAGGAGGTTATTGCAGGTGTAATTGGGAGCATAGATTGTCATAAACAGTCCCATTTATCTGTTCAAAGAGCCCTGGAAGACGGATATCCACAGATTGTATTGTGTGGAGCACTTTCAGATCCATATTACTGGGAAGAACGCATTAAACCACTAGCAGATAAACATCCTGGTAGAATATTTCATATTGGTTACAGAGAAAACAAACAGAAAATGTATGATTGTTTTCATGAAGTATATCATTCGTCCCTGCGAGAAACCTATAACCTAGTAAAGGCTGAGTGTATCTTAACTAATACCAAATATAATGGCTTGGCAACCGCCGATACTGATGGAGAGGTTTGGAACAATCAAGATATTTTAAATGCATGGAAGAAAATCCTATAAAATTTAATATTATAACCACATGTTATAATGCGGAACAATGGATTTATAATTGTATTAGTTCCGTCAAAGAACAGACCTATCCAAATTGGAAGATGTTTATTGCTGATGACTGTTCTACTGATAATACATTAAAAGTCATTCGGGAAAATAAACATCCGCAAATTATGTTTGGACAACCAGGAGCAAAATCTGGCAATTTATCCAATCAAGTGAATTTAATTAGACAGTTTTCTGATCCGGGCAGCATTATTATCCATTTAGATGGGGACGATTGGTTGGCGGACGCTGGGGTGTTAGAATATCTAAAAGAAATTTATTATAAACAACCCTGGATGCTTGCTACCTATGGCAATTACAGCACTACAGATGGTAGTCCTAGCGTTTGTTCGCAGAAACCACCCAACGAATCATACCGAAGTGCAATTGTTAAGGGATGGATGTATTCCCATTTAAGAACCTATAAGCGATTTTTGTTTGATCATGTCAAAAATGAAGACTTAAAAGATTCTTTCGGAAACTATTTCCCCTTTGCCCCTGATGTGGCTTTGTTTTTGCCTATTTTAGAGATGGCTGCGGAGAGGGTTGGATATTGCCAACGAATCAATGCCATTTACAATCGACATAATGTTTTAAACGAAGACAAAGTTAATTTACAAGAACAAGTTAGATGCGCCCTTGAAATCTATCGAAAACCAAGTTATTCTAGATTAGATTTATGACTTTTGTTTTCCCAAGATGGCTATTTCCTAATAATTTAGGGGATAGTATTCTGGCTACTGTAATCCCTCGATTACTGTTCAAGAAATATGGAGAACCGGTGGATGTAATTACCTGGGGGGATGATTATAAAACGTTTTATAGACAGAATGATTTAAATAAAACTATCCACATTAACAGAATTTTTTCCGACGAAGAATTGTCTAAAAGTGAATATTTTAATTTTGATTGGCGAAATTTTTGTTTAGGCAGGCAAGTTTTAACTAACCATAAAATTGCAAGAACATTTACAAATGCCGTTTATCCAGAATGGCATCCTCAAGTATTTTCTTACTGGAAAGATCATCCAGAACTAGTAGATCATCCTACTGCTAATTTGGTGATGGTTAATTACTTACTACAGTTAGGACTAACTGAATATTTGTGGGATGGCACGGATTTAGCCCCAGACATCAATACAAGTCCAGTATACCCACACAATCATTTTAATTTGGGAATTGTTCCAGCCACCAAATTAGCAGGAAGACCGTCCCCTCATCCTGGATGCAATGGTTTAGGATTACGATACAAAAGAGAACATTGGGAAGCTTTCATATCCCATATTGAAAGCAAAGATCCCACAGTAGAAATATTTTCTTTTGATAACGAACAACCAAATTTGGGTAGGTGGATGGGGAAGGCTAAAGATTTAACCCATTTAGCTGAAATGGTTAACTATATGGACTTAGGAGTGTGTAGTGATGGGGGTTTACATCATATGTTTCATGCCGTTGAAGTTCCTACTGTGTTGTTTACTGGAACATTAGTCAATAAGGCTGAGTTTTTTAAGACTGCAATGGATTTCTACCCAGAACATTTGCATTTACCATGTCGAAAACAATGCCGATCATATTTCACAGAGGTATTTGGGGGAGAAGATAAATCTAAGACCTGTAAATTAGAATGTGCGGATTTAGATCCAATAGGATTAGCAGAGTATACTTTAGAACAAATTAAAATGATCAGGAATTTAAAAGATGCAAACATCAAATCTTAAAGACTATGCGGTGGTAATGTTGGGTTATAAGTCTATTTTTAATATAGCAGATCGCATTAACGAGTTAAAGCAACAAACCCATCCACCCAAAGAGATAATTGTTCTTATTAATAAATTTGAAGGGCATCAAGGTAATTCGTTGAATATTGAGACTGTTTGTAGTATTAATAAAGTGTCTTTTTGTGCTCAGTTTTCCCAGAACATTGGTATTGCCTATGCGTGGAATCTGGGGATGAAAATTGCTCAGTCAGAGGTTTGTGTTGTTTTAAATGATGACTGTGAAATAGGCGAAAATACTATGGAGGATTTAGTTAAACCGTTTAGTATAAATCCCAAAACAGGAGTTACTGGAGTTATTTGGGGAAATAATCCATCCGATGCAGCACAAACCCCACAAGGATTCCTAATTGCTTATAGAAAAGAGGCTTTGGAACAATGTGGATATTATGATGAGAAGGCTAGTCCATTGGCATGCGAAAGAGAGTTGTCTCTTCGGTTGATCAGTCATGGTTGGAAAGCTTATGTCGTTAATGCCTATTGGAAACATATCCATGATATCTCTAATCATCCAGAGGCCGCTATTAACTATCTTGGAAACGTATGGATTCCTTTAAGAGATCAGCCATCCACCGAAAAACATTTACAAGAAAAAATAGTAGAACATAACTTTAACATTCGATATCCAGATTTACCCCATGATTTATGATTGTTTTAACTTCTTAAACGAAGAATTACTCCTTGAAGTTCGGATTGAGGAATTAAAGGATATAGTGGATAAATTTGTCATCTGTGAATCCAATATCACCGTATCCAATAAACCTAAACCCTTTTATTTAGAAACTACTGAGGTATACAAAAAGTGGAAAGATAGAATCATCTATCAAAAATTAGAAAGAGAACCTCAAAATATTTCTTTGGCGGGAGAATCTAGACACGATTTGATGTATTTCCAGCGCAATAGTGTTATGGAAGCATTATCTGGATGCAAATTAACAGATATAATAATGTTTTCAGATTTAGATGAAATACCCACAGCTAATGCTATAAAGGGGATCAAAGAGGTTCCTTGTGTTTTAGATCTGCGGGGATATTATTGGTATCTAAACACGCCAATAATCAGTCCGGATAATCATGTTTGGTTCCCCTCAGTGGTTTGTAATTTATATGAGCACGTAAAATCCCAAACACTAAATCAGATAAGGGAAAACAAAGGAAACTATCCGAGGGTTCCTAATTGTGGCTGGCATTTTTCTCATTTAGGGGATGAACACCAGCTTCATTACAAGATGATGGCTAGTTCCCATACAGAATATCACAGCGATCATTTCACTTCTCCTGAGAATATTAAGAGGCGCCGAGAAAATTTAATTGATCCGTATGATAGAGGTGGCTTTTCAATAGTTAAAGATGATAATTTACCTTTACCCAAATTTGTATTGGACAATAAAGAGAAATTTACTCACTTAATTAAACACTAATGGAAACTCACGAAGAACTAACGCAGCAATATAGCACCTGGGGGGATAAACTACTTCAACATACGGATGTTTTAAATAGTATTCAGAATCACAGACAATTTAAACCAATCACTATTCAGCTTGCCCCGGGAGAAATGTGCGATAGTGACTGCCCGTTTTGTTCGGTAGCAGCTAGGCCTTTAAAAAGCTTTTTACCGTGGCAAAAGGTAGTTCAAGTATTGACTGATTTTAAGGAATTAGGGGCAAAGAGTGTAGAAATCACAGGCGGCGGTAATCCTATGCTTTATAAAGACCGAGAAGCAAATAAGGACATTAATGATATTATAAGCCTTGCCTATGAATTGGGATATAAAATAGGCATTATTACCAATAGCAGTAATTTAGAAAAGATTAAGAAAGACAATCACGAAAAAATTCAATGGATTCGTATTAGTCTAATCAAATTGGATGAAGGAAGAGCACCTGAAGACTATCAATTTCATGGATTTCCTTACTCCAAGCTAGGGTTTAGCTATATCATCTATGATGGAACCAACGGTATTCCGGATGTGTTGTCTAGAACTAAGAAACCTTATGCTGGAACCACCGTAAAATCTATACAAAAGATTGCTAAGCTGGTAGAACTGCATCCTGGGATCAAGTTTGTTCGTATTGCTGGCAACTGTTTAATTAAAGGCAACAATGCGGATATTAAAACCCAATATAAAGAGGTAATTGATGAATTGGATAAATTTAATAAGTTCTTCATTAAGGATATTGGGGAAGATGACGGACCCTATGACAAGGGGTGTTATGTAGGAGCCATTCGACCATATATCGCAGCTCACCCACAAGGAACGGAAGTAGGAGAACATCAGGTGTATATTTGCACTAGTCATGTATTAAACCACAGGCTTTATGATTTGGCATATTCCCTAGGATCTGTTTCTGATATTCTGTTAATATGGGAACGAATGAATTTAAGCTATTCCACTAACGGATATCCATATGACATTAAAGGGAATAAAGGTAAAGGCTGGTGTAATTCGTGCAAATATTGTTATTATAAATTTAATAACAAACTATTACACACGGTTGCTCAAGTGATGCCGGACAAAGATTTTCCCTAATATGCATTTTACAGAAGAATATTACAAGAGTAAAAACTACCACGATTATCTGGATAGATATGGTAGATACCAGAAATTAGCGGGAGAATTAGATGGCTTATTTAAGAGTTTAGGACTACAAACGTTTTTAAAATACGGCAGGGTTTTGGATTATGGGTGTGCTGTTGGATTCCTAATAAAAGCACTATCTGAATTGGGGTATAAAGACATTTATGGAGTAGAAATTTCTAAATGGGCGAAAGATATTTGTAGGAAAGATGGAATTAAAATAGCATCAGAAAGACAAGTATCCATACCTAAGAATTTAATATTCTTTTTGGACGTATTGGAACACATTTCAAATGATGATATCTATAAGATTTTTAACAAAATAACATCCGATTTTATTATTGTCCGTATACCAGTTACTACCAAGGATAATGGCGAATTTGTTTTAGATATATCCGAAAACGATCTTACTCATATTAATCGCAAAACCAAACAAAGTTGGATCGCGTTATTGGATTCCTTAAATTATGAGTTATACTCCACTATCAACCTCAATACCATTTGGGATAGTAAAGGAGTGTTCTGTGCGATCTTCAAAGAAAAATCTGTTAAAATGGAAGAAATATTAGACCTATGAAAGAAGCCATTATAACCATGTCTATTGGCCGAGATCCCAATTCTCAATCTTGTATTGAGAGTATGAAGAGATATGCAGAGAAATATGATAAAGACTTTTTTGCTATCGTAAACCCCAAAATACACAGGTATAATCTGTATTTTGAAAAATATCAGTATCTGGAACTGTTTAAAGATTATGATCGCGTTTTGTATTTGGATTCCGACGTTTTGATAACACCACAGGCGCGAAATATTTTTGAACTCTATCCTGACCCAGATAAGTTTTATGCCTTTGATGAAAGTAGCCCAACGGAATGGATGAATAGGGATAAATGGATTGAACAGATGCCAGTCAATTTTAGTTGGCCAATGAATAGAACAGGGGTTAGATCTTATTTTAATGCTGGAGTTCAATTGATAGGAAAAAACTGTTCTGGCATTATCAATAGACTTTTTATAGAACCATTTTCTGTTAATAGTTTTTATATAGATCCCAGCGACCAAACCGCCTTAAATTATTTGTGTTTTAAATATGCTCCTTTAAGGTTTAGGTCTTTGCACTATACCTTTAATCGGATGGATTTAGGGGAATATGATACTCAGAATTTAAGATATAAGGCGGACTTTATCCATTATGCCGGCCCGTGCAAATACGGCAATGGAAATAAGTTAGAAACAATATCCAACGACTACAAATACCTTTATGAAAATTGACCTAACCAAAGTAAAAGACTCCGATGTATCCTTTTTGGAGAAATACTACCCAGCAAAATACAACTTGCACAAATTTAATGAAATGGGATCTGGAATCGAATCAGGGGAACATTACAAGTTACTCAATTATCTGGCGACGGATGTGTTTACTGGGACCAATATTTTAGATGTAGGAACTCGAGACGGCCTTAGTTGCTTGGCTCTTTGCCATTCCAAGAAGAATTTGGTGATTACCTATGATATCCTTAAAGTGGAGTTGCCGTTTCGACAGGAATATCCTAATGCCACAGCTAAACAGTTGGACATCCTATTAGAATCACCAGAAATATTAATAGGTGCACCGCTGATTAGCTTTGATATTGATCCACATGACGGCAATCAAGAACCGCGATTCTTTGAAATCTTGGAAAAGATTGGCTATAAGGGAGTAGTAATTCTAGATGACATTAGCACCGAGAAGACCAGAAATTATTTTCCGGGAATGAGGGCTTGGTGGAATAGTATCACTCAGCGAAAATGGGATATTACAGAGTGGGGTCATGGCTCTGGAACTGGTTTGGTAGATTTTTCCGGGAAATTGGAAGTTATTTTTGAATAATGAAACATCGAATTAATTTCTTCGACACCAACACAGGACCGAGTCCATTTGCTAATATGCACTGGCCGGTGCCTGATGATGTAGAATACATTAAGCCGCCTCTTTTAGAGTATGATGGTATTACAGTATTCACCGATGAACAATGTTTTAGTCCTATAGTAGATCAAGTTAAATCCAAATGGAAAATAGCATGGGCATTTGAGTCTCCGGCTATTAAGCCACATGTTTACCAGCATATTGATCAAATATCCCATAAATTTGATCAAATTTATGTATGCAACCCAAGTATGGGAAACGGAAACCCCAAATACAAACAAAGTTATTTTGGGGCGTGCTGGATCCCAGAATCCCATTGTCAGATTTATCCTAAATCTAAATTACTTTCTATAGTAGCCTCCAATAAAAACTATGCTCAAGGACACCAATTGAGGCATGAGGTTATTAGAAACAAGATGCACCCAGCATTAGACCTCTGGGGCTCTGGATATAATAAATTTGGCGACGAGCCATCAGAACGAATTAAACCATTTGTCCCCTATCAATATGTCATTGTCATCGAAAATTGCCAATATCCTGGATATTTTACGGATAAAATTGTGGATTGTTTTGCTGCTGGTTGTATTCCTATCTATTGGGGTAACCCAAAAATTAAAGAACTATTTGATTCCAGGGGATTCTACACGTGGACCACTATCAGAGAACTAGGATTAATTCTAGACCATATTTCTAATGAAGATTATGAGTCTAAGAGACCGTATATCGAAGAAAACTTTAAAAGATTCCCAGAATTTGCTTCTCCAGATCGATGGATGGCCCGAAATTGTTATGACTTACTAAAATGAAATATTGTATACTAGGTAGCGAAGGACAGATAGGTTCTGTTTTAAAAGACGTGTTAAAGAAGGAAGGGCATGAGGTCCTTGAGATTGATTTGGTTTTGGGGCCAGAACACGATTTGCGGTATGATCGTGCCTGTGTAGTAGAGCGAGCAATTATGGATTCTGATTTTGTATTTTTCCTGGCATTTGACGTCGGGGGAAGTCATTATCTCCAGAAACATCAACACACTTTTGAATTTCTTCATAACAATATTCAGATGATGGTTAGAACCTTTGAGTATTTAAGAAAATATTCTAAACCATTCATTTTTGCATCCAGTCAGATGTCTAATATGAGTTATTCTTCATATGGAACTGCTAAGGCGGTTGGAGAACTTTATACCAAGGCCTTAAATGGTTTAATTGTTAAGTTTTGGAATGTTTATGGGGTAGAAAAGGACTTAAACAAATCCCATGTGATTACAGATTTTATTAATCAAGCCAAGCAGGGTCGTATTTGGATGAAAACAGACGGAACGGAGCAAAGACAGTTCTTATTTGCTGAAGACGCTTGTTATGCCTTACTGACGCTGGCGGAAAAATATGATTCCGTTCCGAGAGAGGAACAGTTACACATCACTTCCTTTGAATGGCGAAGCATTTTAGATATTGCAGAATTAATTGCTTATTATATTCCTGCCGAAGTAATACCAGCAACGGCAAAGGATACTGTTCAGCAGGATAAACGAAATGAACCTGATGACTTTATCTTAAAATATTGGCAACCAGTCACTCGCCTCCCAGAAGGCATTAAAAAAATTATAGACACGATATGAAACAAAAGCGCGCAATAGTATTTGGGGCTGGTGGATTTATTGGTGGGCATCTGGTAACTCGATTGAAATTGGAGGGATATAGAGTTTTGGGTGTAGACCTAAAGACTCATGAGTATCCTCACACCATTTACGCGGATGACTTTTTTATAAAGGACTTAACAGATCCTTGGACATTAACGGAAATCATCAAAAACTGGCCTTGCGACGACCTTTATCAACTAGCCGCAGACATGGGTGGTGCTCCATATATCTTTTCTGGACAGAATGATGCGAACGTCATGCTCAATTCCGCAGGCATTAATATCAACACTATCAATTCAGTGGCTGGTCTTCTGGTGGGAAGCCGTCCAAGAATTTTCTACAGTTCTTCAGCATGTATATATCCTGCGTATAATCAATTAGATCCCCTCAACCCAAATTGTAAAGAGGATTCTGCTTATCCAGCGGCTCCTGATTCTGAATATGGGTGGGAAAAGCTATTTAGTGAGCGACTATATCTAGCAGCATCTCGCAACTATGGGTTGGATGTTAGGATTGCAAGGTTTCACAACATCTTCGGCCCATTTGGAACTTGGTGTGGGGGCAAAGAAAAGGCACCGGCCGCCATTTGCCGTAAAATAGCACAAGCAGAAACGGGGGATACTATTGATATCATTGGGGACGGAGAACAAACTCGTTCATTTCTGTATGTGGATGAATGTGTGGAGGGGATTCGACGATTGATGGAAAGCAATTTCCCAGGACCTGTTAATATTGGTTCCGAAGAAATGATTAGTATCAATCAATTGGTCGCAGTTGTTTCTCAAATTGCTGGCAAACGAGTGATTCTAAACCACATTGACGGTCCTCAAGGTGTTCGTGGTAGGAACTCTGACAATACGTTACTAAAGCAGAAGTTATGTTGGGCTCCCTCTCAACCATTAACGTCTGGATTGACTAAAACCTATAAATGGATCGAAAAACAAACAAAGCACAATACTTGATTTTTCTGAATTATGCAAGAAAATTGTATAATAGATGAAACAAGTAGTTTTCAAACAAGGCAGTATTCGGAATTTCTTATCTTTTGGGGAAGATACTTTTCATTTTCAGTTTTCGTCTGGGATTACTCTAATAACCGGAGAAAATAGAGACAAGGGAGGAAAAAACGGCGTTGGAAAGTCAGGGGTCCCGGAATTTATTGCATGGGTCGTTTTTGGTAACACCTTAAGAGACATTAAGAAGGATCAGATCACTTATGATAAGGCTACTTCTCCTTGTTATGGGGAGATAGAATTTGAGATTATTGATAACAATGTCATCAATCGGTATCATATCAAGCGACAGTTGGATCCCAATAGTGTCACTTTCATCAAAAACGGGGAAGATATTACAAGATCATCCATGCCTAAGACGGATGAGCTGATTCAAACTACAATCGGGGCCAATATTGAAGTATTTCGCAATGCTATCATTATGTCCTCCACTAATACCTTACCCTTTATGGCTCAGGGTAAGACAGCCAAGCGCAAGTTTGTTGAGGGAGTATTGAAACTGGGTATCTTTAGCAACATGCTGCTAAAGGTTCGATTGGATTATAATGATGAAAAGCGGGAAAATGACATTACTTCCACCCAGTTCTTGGAGAAAAACAAGAATTTAGACGTCTATCAGGCCCAATTAGAGAAAAATACTGCCCAGAAGCAATTAAAAATTAAAGAAATCCGGGATAAGATTGCAGAAAATCAGAAAACCATCGAGGAATTAACCAAAACCGGCGATATTAATCTCAAAAAGATTGCTTTGGCTCAGAAAATTGCCACTATTGAGGGCAAATTAGCCAAATTAGAAGAAAGAAATCAAAGTGAATCAGTCACTTATCAGGAAATTCTTAAAAATGAACATGTTTTAAGTGCTGAAAATCAAAGATTAAAGAAAGAACGCAAAGACGCATCAGAAAAGACCGGAACGTGTCCGACCTGTAAGCGTTCTTATTCGGATGCAGAAGAAAAGAAGCACCTTCAGCAACACTTGGTGGAATTAGATGCTAAGATTAAGCAATCTAAAGAGGAACATGATAAAGTAGAGGCAAAAAGGAAAAAACAGGAAGGAATTAATTTCTTAATTCAACAAGGCTTGACGAAATTAAGAAATACAGCTAAGCAGTCCTTTGAAGAACAGTCCAGTCTAGCACTATCCACAGAAAAGGTCAATCAACTGCAGGAATCCAATAGGTCCATGCAGCAAAACATCGATTCTTTAGAGACTGAGAAGGATTCGATGGAGACTTTAATCCAGAATACCCAAAAGGAACGAGAAACCACCGAAAAGACCCTGAAAGAAATTCAAAAGAAGCTGGTCATTTTAGAGACAGCCAAATTTGTGGTTTCAGAAGAGGGGGTAAAGAGCTATATCATCAAGAAATTGTTAGGCTTGCTGAATTCTAGGCTGAATTTTTATCTCCAAGCCCTGGAAGCCCCATGTAAATGTGAATTTAATGAGACCTTTGAGGAGACATTGACCAGTGATAACGGACAACAGAAGTCTTATTTCAATTACTCAAGTGGTGAAGCGCGCAGAATTGATTTGGCTATCCTGTTTATGTTCCAAGATATCCTAAGAATTCAGAGCGGAATATCATACAATATCAGTATATATGATGAATTGTTGGATTCCGCCCTAGACGAGAAGGGTTCTATAAAGGTTCTGGATATTTTGCGGTCTCGGGTGGAACAATATAACGAAGCCGTCTATATTATCAGCCACAACAAAACGACTAGCAGCAATATTGACCAAACAATTGTTCTTGAAAAAATAAATGGTTGCACTAAAATTGCGTCTATCTAATATGTCAAAAAATTCAGCAGCAGTAGAAAAATGCGATAAAAGAATGGGTGGATATTCCCAAGCACAAAGAAATAATCTGCTCCGCCAGTCAAATAATTTACAGTGCAAATATAAAAATCTCAATTATACTAAACAAAATGACTAGTCCTATTCTTAATTTGGCAGAAAAATTTGAAAATAATCAGTGTGAGGGTCATACCACAGGCTATCCAGCATACTTCATTCGCTTGAAGGGTTGCAATTTCCATTGTGGAATCGGATCTAAGCATATTAAAGAGATTCAAGATGCTGGTAGAAATAATACCGATTCAGGAACTTTTATTGGCCAATTACACAAAGAAGGGTCTGCTACTTGGACTTGTGATACAGCACCCCTTTGGTTGTTTGGTGATAAAACCCCATTTCAAGAAATTGTAGATGATTGGAAGAAATTGGATATTTTTGAATGGGTAAAAGAAGGCAGAGTTCATATTATCTGGAGTGGCGGTGAGCCCACTATTTTAAAACACCAGAAATCTATTATCGAATGTTTGGATTGGCTTCATGCTGATGATAAATTTCCGCAAACGTATAATGAAGTCGAAACTAATGGTTCCTTTTATCTAGAACCAAAGTTTTTTGAGTGGATGCAACAGATTAACTGTTCTGCAAAGCTGGCCAATTCTGGAATGTCTAAAGAAAAGAGAATAGTTCCTGCTGCTATAAATCGAATTATGGAGCATCCTAATTATTGGTTTAAATTTGTAATTTCCGAAGAGAAAGACGTAGAAGAAATTATTAGAGATTACATTACTCCTTTTAATATTCCGTGGAGTCGAACAATTTTAATGCCTGGTTTGGATGATCGAGAAGACTTTCATGAAAGAACCCGATTCTGTTTAGAGATGGCGAAGAAATATGGATTTATTGGACTTACCCGTCTTCATGTTTCCTGTTGGAATAAGTGCGTAGGGGTGTAATGAAAATATTTCTTCCCAGAATACCAACAGCTACGCCATACAACAAAATGGAATTTGTTTCTATTTGGATGCTTAATTATGGCGGAACGTATAATAATGCTGTAAGGGTCTATCAGACAGCACTACTAGTCTGATGAAATACATAGCCACAATTGTTATAGCCGCCTGGTGGCTTGCTGGTATTGCAATTGCAAAGGGGTTCTTTTCGACTATATTTTCAATCATGATACCACCCTATGCTTTCTATCTTGTGGTTGAGAAATTAGTTGTTCGTTTCCTATAAATAATTTTAGGATTAAAACTCTAGCCATTTCTCCCATGAATTCTAAGTTAATACATGGCATTGAAACTAAAAGATTCGCAAAATACTCTATCGGAAAATCGCGTAGTATATGAGTATCAGAATTTCAGCGGTGAGATTCCCTTTGCCCCCAATACACTACCATCTACAGTAAATGTGCCGCGGTTAGTTGGGATGAAGCCAATCCATGTCCCCGCCGCGCCAAAAATTGTCATGCCGGAAGAAAATCTCCCGAGATCCATTAACTACGCTGCAGATTTTGGGGGATGTGGGTTCTGGCGCATAGATGCCCCCACAGAATTACTCAATCGTCACCAACGGGCATGTATATCTACACTAACCCAAATGGTTTTAGATCGGAATTTCTATGGGCCGCTTAAATCTGTTCGACTTCAACGACAAGCAACTTCCCAGCAGAAGGATTTCTTAAAGCATCTTCGGGAAATTAGTAAACTAAACGGAATGCGCCTCATCTATGAAATTGATGATGTAGTCTTTTCTGAGGATATTCCTGATTATAATCGTTGTAAGGAAGGGTTTACTGATCCGGCCGTGCGGGAATGTATCCTAGACATTATGAAAGACATGGACGAAATTACCGTCACATGCCCTTACATGAAGGAATACTACCGTGAGAAGACCGGGAATAAGAATATTACAGTGTTGCCTAACTATGCACCAAAGTCTTGGCTGGGTCGATTCTATAACAAGGAAGAAATGGTGCGGAAATTAGAACAACAGAAGAAGCGTCCTCGTATCTTATACAGTGGAAGTGGAACGCACGTAGATTTGGCGTATAAAACAGGCGGCAACGACGATTTCACCCATTGTATTTCTGAAATTATCAAGGCCCGCAAACGATTTAAATTTGTTTGGAAGGGCTGCTACCCACTTGCTGTTAAACCGTTTATTGATTCAGGCGAAATGGAGTTTATTGAATGGTCTATTCTTCCTAATTATGGACAGGGACTACTAGATGCTAATTGCGTGGCTAGCATGACTATGCTTACTGATAACAATTTTAATAGATGCAAGAGCGATATTAAAATGATTGAATCTGGTGCAATAGGTATGCCAGGAGCATATCAAGATATGGTGACTTATGATCATGCCCCTATTAAATTTAAAACCGGAGCTGAATTAATTGACCAGTTGGATTATATTGTAGCAGACGTTGACCGCTACGCCCAACTCAGTCAGCGGGCATATGATTTTACTGCATCAAAATTTTTAGATTTGCCTGAAAACTTGGACCAGTTCTATGCGATTTACTTCTCCGCTTATGGCAGCGAAGAACGCAATAAATTATCACCCAAACTTATAGAGTTAAATCCAGAACAAAAGTTTAAATCTTAAAACAATCTACTAATTGTAATCCTTTAAGTGGCCCTGAAGAAATTGGTATTTGAGATTTGAGTGTGCGCTGCAGCAAGCCAACTCGATGTTTGGGTAAACCAATATCCGCCATTACATCCCGAAGACTGCCATAATAGTATATAGTTTCATTGGCAATGGTATCTTGAATGTGCCAAAGTTTAAACATTGAGGATTTAAACTTTTGAACTACAGATGGATGATGATGTTTGCCCAATATCCAACTAGGTTTTCCATATAAATGACTATTTTTCCCTTGAATTTGTGGTCTTGGACCTTTCATTTTTTCTATGGTCTCTAGTGAAAGTTTTTTGCCGTAATTTGGATTATTAATACCACTATTAGCTTTGCTAATTTTTTCGTTACGTATGCGAGCTACTTCTGGGTCTATTTTTTTGTTTTTTGCCGCAATAGAAAACTTTAAACATGTTTCTGGGCTTCTTTTTTGGCCTTTATTGGCTTTAGATAACTTTAGTTTTGTTTCTATTGAATGATGTTTACCCGTCCATGCTCCTACTTTACCATAATTTGGATTCCCCTCTCCTTTAAATTTTTCGGAACACAATTTTTTATAATCCCGACGAAGATAAGCATATGTTTTGGAATTTATTTTTATATTACTCACACAAGACATTAAAAAGGATGCTCGAATCATATTGTTTTTATCTTCCCCATTTGTCATCCGCACTAATAGTAGATGGCAAATAAAATGTTCTCTAGCTGTTAGGTTAACTAAATTAGCACCAAGGCTACCACCCATACTTTTGGGTAGAATATGATGCTTTTCAAAATAAGCGGGTTCAATTATTGGATTTAGGATGCGGTGGTTGATTATATTAAAATACCATTTTGTATATTTAGAATCATTAAATTGTGAATAAATCATGAAACTACTTATCCGAGTATTAGGCCTTTTACTTTTATATTTTCTTGAATTCCTCTTAAATTCATCAGAAGATAGTATCTGATGAAAGCACCTTCTCTTTATACTTTTGATGATCTCCGCCAATTAGTAAATGGCGAAATTGGTAAGATTGAATATAAAGGTAAATGGATACCAGCAAGGCCTGTAGGGTTCTTTTCCTGGAGATACCGATTATCTTTAGCTTGGGGTGTGTTTACTGGGAAATTAGATGCCTTAAAATGGCCCGGAGGGCAATAGAATGAAACATATAATTCGACAAATTGGGGATAAGAGTTTCCGGGAATATGCTTTTGATGAGAATGAAAATGGTTATTATTTGATGAGGCGCCTAGGGCTCTTTAAAAATAAGGGTTACTGCAACAATAAACCAGATTATAAGGGTTCTTGGATTCCGTGCTATATTGGGATGGAAGGACCAGATCATGGTTTAAGACCATATGCCCACATTAAAAATTTAGAATGGGGTGAAATGTCTGATGAAAGTTTAGATTGTTCTATTTGTGAATTTTTAGGACCTATTAATAAAGAGTTAGACGCAATAGGTGGTTTGGTGGATAATTTTGCAACATACAAATACTAATGCAAAGCTGGCGCAATATTTTCTATTCATCCCGGGAGAATAAAGTAATTTTATGGACCTGGAATGACGAAGGCAAACGAATCAAAGTAGAAACCTCTTATGAGCCATATCTCTACATTGAATCGAAGAATCATCAGGATGCTGTTAGCATTTTCAACACTTCGCTGAAGAAACTGACGTTTAAGAATCAATTTGAACGCAGCAAATTCGCTAACGAAACGCCCATCCACAGGCTTTTCCACAACATTGGCTGCGAACAGCAGTTCTTGCTGCAAATGTATAAGGACGAAAACCAAAAACCGGATTTCGCCCAGTTTCCTTTGAAGATATTTCATCTGGATATTGAAACCTACAACGGCGATGGTCGAGGATTTTCTACCCCAGAAGAAGCTTTTGCTCCCATCAACCTAATCACCATCTATGATACTCTTTCCGAAACGTATCATACTTGGGGGTTAGGAGAATATACTTCTAAAAAGGATAATGAAAAATACTACTTCTGTAAATCGGAGCAAGTTCTTTTACAGAAGTTTCTAGCCTTTTGGGAAGCAGACTTTCCAGATATTGTGGCTGGGTGGAATATTATGGGATATGATATTCCCTATTTGATTAATCGGATCACCAATCTATTTGGAAAAGAAGAAGCTTCCAGACTATCCCCAGTCGGGACTTTATATTTTCGAGAGAATGTTGGTAGGGATAAGTTTGGTAAGGTCATTAATAAGTGGCACATTCGAGGATTGTCTTTAATTGATTCCATGGAAGTCTATATTACCTTCGCTCGTGGTAGCAGAGAATCCTATTCCTTGGGATATATTGGGGAATATGAATTAGGAGAAAGTAAAACCAATACCAATGGAATGAATTTGGCTAAGCTTTCTCAGGAGAATTGGCCGTTGTTTGTAGAGTATAACATTCAAGACGTAAAACTTCTGGTGAATCTGGAGGAGAAATTGAAATTTCTGCGATTGGTAAGAACTCTTTCTTATCGCGGTTTCATTACTTTCGAAAGCGCCTTAGGAAAAGTCTCGATGATTACAGGGGCTGTGGCTAATCAGGCTATGAAAATGGGATTTGTAATCCCAACCTTTAAGAATTTGGCTGATCGGATTGCTTATGAAGGAGGTTATGTGCATGAACCAGAGCGAGGATTGCATAATGGAGTGATTAGTTATGATGCTAATAGTTTGTATCCAAATACCATCATTACTCTTAACATTTCTCCTGAGACCAAAATTGGTAGAATAACCAATCGAACAGAAACGGATGTTACTATCCTGTTAGCTAACTATAAATCCGTAACTTTATCCCAAGAAAAGTATCAAAAGTTGGTTAAACAGGAAAAGTTATCCATTTCCAAGTATGATGTTTTATATACCCAGAAGTTTAAAGGGGTTATTCCTGAACTGATCGATAAATTTTACCAAGAGCGCGTTTCTTCTCGCAAAGAAATGAATGCCTGTAAGAAAAAGGTAAAGAAGGAGACGGACCCAGCTCTACAAGCAAAGTTAAACCAAAGAATTCTGGACTTGGATACCATTCAGAACACCATGAAATTGCTCCTAAATTCATTATACGGTGTCTTTGCACAGAAATTTTCCCCCCTCTTCGACATTGATCATTCTGGAAGCATTACCCTGACAGGCCAGCACACTATTAAGCAGGCAGCTGATATTGCTTATGGTTATGCTCAACATCGGGGATTTAAAGGAACTAAAAATCAGATTTATCTCTATTCGGACACCGATTCTATTTTCGTAGCAGCCGAACCCCTTATTAATGTTAAGGGATCTTTGGTGGAAGCGGACGGAGAATTAAATACCTTGGTTAAAAGTAGTGTGCAAGGTTTTGATGATTACCTAAATGAAGAAATTAAGAGATGGGCGCAGAAAGAACTGAATTCTGCTGATCCACGTTTAGTATTCAAACGGGAAGCTGTTTGTGACAAAGCCGTTTTCATGGAAAAGAAGCGGTATATTCTTCATGTCATCAACCAAGAAGATGTTCCGAGTAACTATTTCAAGTATGTTGGCGTAGAAATTGCTCGGTCTACTATGTCTAAGGAAGTAAAAGAGCTGGTAAAGGCTGTTCTAGAGAATGCTATTTTGAATGGAGATCGGAAAACCGCTAATGCTATATACCAAAAGGCCTATGCTGACTATCAGAATCTCCCCATTGAAGCCCAGGCATTCCGAAGTAAGATTTCAGACTTGGAAAAGCAGGAATTGAAGCGAGGGGAACATGGAGAGATTGGTAAACATACCCCCAGCCATGCTAAGTCGGCTATTTATTATAATGATTTCCTGAAGAAACTTCAAATTGACACCAAATATCCGGCTATTGGATCTGGAATAAAAATGAAGTGGTTCTACGCCGCAAAGAATCCTTATAATTTGAAGAATATGGGATTCATCGATGTATATCCTCCAGAAGTAGCCGCTCATGTGCAGCCAGACATGCAGAAGATGTTTGATAAGAGTGTAGCTCCACCTATTACTCGGTTGTATGAATGTATTAACTGGCAAATCACCCAGCCAGGTCATGAAACCACCGTTGACTTGTTTGAATTATTCGCTTAAAATGCTTTGTCAATCTACATACAACGGAGAATGGTTTACAGTAACTATAGACAGATCAACTATGGAACGAGGGTATGTTTTAAAAACTCGTAACCCCAACGGAGAGTTTATCAGTCACAATACTCCATTGAAGCGAAAGGAGTTTATTGACAAATTTGGTTTCTCTCCAGAATACCCTCACTTGATTTATTTTGAATTCCCAGAAAAATCAAATTAAATTCGTTTATGACTAAACCAATCCAAATCGCCCATGAGGCCCCCATCTCTTTGATGTCCCTAGTTCGAGAATTAACGGATTATGACTATGCGCTGGTGCATCTCCTGGATCAAGATCCAAACTATGTCGAATACTTCAAGCAATCTAAGGCTATGGGCCGAAAGATCATCATGGACTGCAGTGTTTATGAGCTAGGACACTCCTATGATTGGGAGAAATATGATTATTGGATTCGAACGATCCAACCAGATGAGTATGTTGTGCCAGATATATTCATGAAGATGGAAGAGAATCATAATGAATTTGACAAATGGAATACTAGTTTTGGTTATAATATTAAAGAAGACGGAATAAACACTAAAACTATTGGAGTGGTTCAAGGAAATACCTTAGAAGAATTTGAAATGGGATATAAATTTATGGCTGCTCATGCAGATAAGATTGCCATCAGTTTTGGTTATGGATATTTCTGGGATGAATATCTAAACAACAACTATGTAAATGAATTTATAGAAAATGGGCTTAGTGCTACTAAAACTAAATTTAAACCCCTGGCATATCATGATGGTCGACGCAAACTATTAAAACATTTCATAGACCGGGGAATTATCAATTACAACAAACCGCATCATTTGTTGGGTTGTGGTTTGCCGGATGAATTTCGGCTATATGCAGACGAAGATGAATATTCTTTTATTGAATCTATTGATACTACTCATCCAGTCATGACGGCTATGAATGCTACTTTATATCCCTATGGAATGGATAGAAAATCTGATAAGAAAATGGTGGATCTTTATGACCAACAGTTCCATGAAGAAGTAAAGGATACGGTTATTAAGAATGTGAACTATTTCCGAGAAGAAATTTGTGGATATTCCAAGCTAAACTAGAGATACTTCCAATATGTATCAAGTAATCGACGGAATTCCTGTTTGGGGTGAACCAATCCCAAATGCTATTAAGCAACTTTCTGTTTGTGTTAATAAAGCTAAAGATATGGGTGTTTTTGTTGGAGCGGCATTAACCGCGGACCACCACCCGGGATATTCTTGCCCTATTGGGGGAGTCTTAGCTTTAAGAGGAGCTATTTCTCCTTCTGTTACAGGATTCGATCAAGCGTGTGGCAATAAAGCAGTATTGACTGATGCAAAACTTTCTGATATAAGAGACAATATATCAACTATCATGGATGATATATTTAAAAACATCTCCTTTGGCATAGGTAGAAAAAATAATGACGGAATAGACCATTCAGTATTCGATAATCCTTCATGGAACATACCTGTTTGTGCAGAGTTAAAGGAAATGGCTAGAGAACAGTTGACCACGGTGGGGTCTGGTAATCACTATGTTGATATCTTTCATGATGAGTTGGAAAGAATTTGGATAGGCGTTCACTTTGGGTCTAGGGGATTGGGTCATAAACTAGCTACCCACTTCATTAAAGCTGGTGGCGGCAAGGATGGTATTGACGTCGAACCGGTAATTTTGGAAGAAGGAACCGATTTAGGCCGACAATATATTGACGGTATGGCGCTTTGCGGGGAATATGCTTATGCTGGAAGAGATTTGGTTTGTTCTAAAGTAGCAAATATCTTGGGGGCAAACATTTTAGAAGAAGTTCACAATCATCACAATTTCGCCTGGGAGGAATGGCATCCAGAATTTACTAAAAACGATGACTATGTTTGGGTCGGACGCAAGGGCGCTACTCCTGCTTTCCCTGGTCAAAGGGGATTTGTCGGTGGAACCATGGGAGAAAACTCTGTCATTTTAGAAGGAGTAGATTCTGCAGAATCTAAATTGTCTTTATATTCCACAGTTCATGGAGCAGGACGAGTAATGTCTCGAACGGCTGCTGCTGGCAAATCTAAATGGAAAAATGGCGTTAAGACCAGAGTTTCTGAAGGTCTAGTTTCCCAGGAAATGATGAATGATTGGGTGAAAACTAAGGCTAAAGTAGAATTACGCGGAGCCGGAGTGGATGAATCTCCACATTGCTATAAGCGTCTGGACGAAGTTCTGGATGCCCACAAAGAAACCATTAAGATTCTACATACTCTTACTCCAATTGGAGTGGCTATGTGCCCTGATGGAGTTATAGATCCATTTAAAGATTAATATCCACTTGAAATTCCCAAAAACTAACTTAAAATTATAACTAATCTATGAGCGACACAAACACACCCACTAATCCAAACCCAGTTATCATCTTTCTCGACGCCGTTGGCCGAACTATTATAGGACAATTAGTTTCAGAAGACGAAACTATTTTAAAGGTTAAGAACCCAGCTATCCTACATGTCGTAGCCACTGCTCCGTCCCAGCAGAATCCTCAAGGGGGTATGCAGGTGCAGACCATCCCAGTCTTCTTCCAAGAATTTGCAGGAGATAAGACCGCAGATGTGGTCCTGTCCTATCCCAAGGTTAATCTGGTCCGCACAGACGTGCCTGTATTGGATTACCGTTTGGAGCAACAGTATAGAAATATCTTCAACAAGGATAACATTATTGTTCCGCCAGGAACAGCCAACGGCATTGTTGCACCAGGACAGACTGAAAAGTCCAATATCATCAAGTTGTTTGGTAACTAATCCATTATGGCTAAAAAATCAAAAGAAGGATTTGGAGCAGAGATAGATAACATCTTTGCCGACATTGATAAGATCAACCCAGAAGCAGCATTTCTAAATAACAGCACTCTTTCCAAAGTAGATAGTTGGATTGATACGGGTTGTTATGCTCTGAATGTAATTTGCAGTGGTTCTTTGTATAAAGGAGTTCCGTCTGGCCGTATTACTGGATTTGTTGGACCCTCTGCTACTGGTAAATCGTTCATCATTAACAAGATTATTGGCAATGCCCAAAAGAAAGGGCGGTTTGCTGTAGGATTTGACACCGAAGTGGCTATCGATGAAGGATCGGTGATTAATGTTGGAGGAGATCCTACTCGGTTTAAGCACGTTCCTATTGAAACGATTGGGGAAGCCCGAAACCAAATGAATAGGTTTCTAACTAATGTAAACAATGCAGGGCAAAGGAGCAAATTCATTATGTCCATTGATTCTTTGGGCAATTTGATTTCTACCAAGGAAAAGGCAGACATTCTAGCTGGTAAGGATGCCATGGACATGGGTGCTCGCGCCCGAGAAATGAAAAGTTTCATTCGATCCATCACCTATCCAGTAGCACGGGCTGATATTCCAGTGTTATTCTCTAACCATGTGTATGATGATCCATCTGCTATGTTTGATTCTATGGTAAAGAATCAGTCTGGTGGAAAAGCTATCCAGTATCTGGCCTCCTTAGCTGTTCAATTATCAGTGACCCAAGAAAAATCTGGAGCTACTGGTTCTAATGTAAACCGGGACGCCACAGAAGATGTTAGTCCCATTGCTCGAAAGGGAGTTAATGGAGTTACTATTCGAGCACTAACGATTAAGAATCGCTTTGCGCCACCCTTTTTGGAAGCAGAACTATATCTGAACTTCACCACAGGCCTGGAAAAGTATTCTGGTCTATTAGATATGGCTGTTGGCTACGGAGCTATTATCCAAACAGGAACGACCTATACTCTGTTGGATGGGAAAAAACTAGGATTCTATAAGCAATGGAGAAGTGATGAAACCTTGTGGGAAGAAACTATTCTTCCTGAATTGGAGAAACAATTACAAGCGAAACTAAAATTCAACAATGCGACCGAACCAGAAGAAATTGAAACCGATGAGGAGGAAACTACCGATGAAGTATAATGATCCACTAAAAGATTCTTGGGACAAATTAATGTCCACCACAGACATTTATGTTAATTATCAAGTGCTAAAGGAATCTCATCAAACACTAAAAGAATCTTATGAGATCCTAGAAAAATATAATAAAAATCAGCGAGAAACTATTATCAAATTACAAAAGGATTCAAAGGATTTATATGACGTCCGCAGACAAAACAAAAATCTTTCAGCGGACATTACACGTTTGGATCAGGATTTAAAGAACGCTGATGAAGAATTTGGTATTTTAGAAGATGCATATGATGATTTGGCTGATAAACTAGCACAATCCACCAGAGAAATTGATAGGAAAGAATCCCTTATCAAGGATTATCAGAGCCAGCTAAAAACGATAAGCAAATCCTTCGATGCACATCGACTAAATGCCGACAGGCTTGAAAATGAAAATCATCGACTGATAGGTGCATTAGACAGAGCAGACCAGGCGAACATCAATTTGAAAGATCAATTGGCAAAATTGGAGGCTAACCAACCCCATCCAGGAGATGTTAAGATGGGTGCTATTATTAAGAGGGCTTATCAGGAGCTACAAGCCGCCGAATTAGAAAAGAATCTTTGCAGGCCGCAAGATTATGAATTAAAGAAAACTGTTTGGAAGTAATATGACCTTTACCATTTTACCAGAAGAACTGGAAAAACTAGATGCTTGGATGAAGACCAAAAACTTAAACAAGTATGGCGGTGCGATGGGTGGTAGGTTTACCTACAGTTTCACCCCAACTTCGATAGGAATGGCTATTCAAGTTACTGATGCTATGGAACAAAAAGACACTATAGACATTTCAGATTATGAAGGATGGTAACTAGAAATCCCAGAAAGATATATTAGAATACTAACATGTTTAAATCTACAAAAATATTAGAGTTGGGTAGCTGCTGCTTCAGACAAGAAGCAGCCAAAGAGGGCAGAAACGCGGGAACTCGTTCTCATCGATGCAGTTATACGCATGGATATTTATTGAGGGGGAAATTTGAATTCTCAACCAATGAATTGGATCATCGTAATTGGTGTGTTGATTATGGTGGGTTAAGTGGATTAAAGGAAATTCTTAAAAACCAATTCGACCACACGCTTCTTTGTGCGAAGAATGACTCCTTACTTCCATTATACCAAGAACTACATGATAAGGGTGGTTGTGATCTTCGTATTATGGATGGGGTTGGCATTGAAAAGACCGCTGAATGGTGTTATCACGCTGCGCAAGCCTTTATAGACCAAGAAACTAATGGTCGATGCTGGGTTTCTAAGGTAGAAGTTTGGGAACATGAATTAAATTCAGCTATCTATATTCCTCCCTTTGGAGATCCCTTTAAATATTTTCCCACACATGAATGACCCTAAAATTGTTTGGTTGGCTGGAGAATACAAAGAGGAACAACAACCATGGGAAATAATCGGTATTTTTGAAACAGAATACCAAGCCAATGAAGCTTGTAAGACTTTAACTCAATTTATTGGTCCTATTGAAATGAATAAACCAGAATACAATCAAGTAAAGTGGGAAGGTTCTTATTTCCCCAGACACGATTCGGTAAGATGGGATGGAGGCTATAATCCAATTTCTACTAAATGACTACCAAACGTCTTAAACTTCATTTAGAACAGTTACTTTTTGAGTATTTTACCAATCAGAAAGGTAAAGATGCACCTTATGGTATGGATTTGCGTTACGGCAAAAGTGGAAAGTTAGTAACCAGAGATATTCCCGGAATTGTGGGCTTTGATGGCTTAATAGAATTTTGGCATCCGTCCGGAAAGAAACAAGTATCTCTCAAATTTAAACAAAGAAAATAATATGGCATGGTTTAGCTTCGGTAAATTACCCAAAACCGCAATTAAAGAGGAAGAACCTACAGAGATTCCACCAGAATACTATAGTTCCATAATGTTTAAATGTCGTAATTGTCAAAAGGAATTTTCGGGCGCAAAGATCCTCAAAGGAGCTATGGAATATGTAGCAGAAAATCTTGTTTCCCATGGGAAACACCCTATATACACCACTGATCCCCATGCATTTATTATCTACGACAAATGCAAACACCAATGTTCTGAAGATTGTTGGAGTATTGGGGACTTTATTAGAATCATAACGAACTCTTGATTCCTAAGAATTTTTAAGTTAAAATAAGTCATGCGTCAATGGCTGTGCGATCCTAAAATTCTTTGTAGAAAACATCTCCTCGGAGAACATGTGGAAATACATATGTTCGTCGGACATATCAATAAAGGCAAGAAGGTTACCAAATTTCTCTCCAATAACCTTTTAGAGGTAGAAAGTTTGGAGTCCCGACATGAGGAATTGGTGGAAGAAATGGAATCTCGAGGGTATAAACACAACAGTCCCTTTCAAGGCTTGCTTCCTCACAATATTCCAGATACCAAAATTGATAAAGTGGCTGCTCTAACTGAATTAGTAAATAGGTGTCCAGAATGTCAAAGAAATTGGCATAAACGAAATGTGGATTTGACTAATAATCATAGTATGTTTATGAAGATAGCCAATACATTGCCTCGAATGGATTGGAATATGTGGGAAGAAGTCGCCAAAAATTCTGGAAAGCAATTGATTAATGGCTGAAGATACCTTACCACTCAATTTTGAGGAGTTTGAACGCATTATGATCTATAATGCTCTAACAGATTCCTCGTATTTGGATGCTGCTATCGAGTATATCGTCCCTTCTTACTTCCAATGCAAGGACACGCGAACTGTATTCTCAATTCTCGCGCATTTTTATGGTGTTCATAAGAAAGTTCCCAACTTAACGGAACTAAAGGCCCATATTATTGAAGAAGAACACAAAAGTTCGCTTAAAGCAGTAGTGAAATCCTTCGAAGGGATTGATAAACACTATGACAAAGACCTTTTGTTGATCAACACGGAAAGGTTCTTGAAGGAGAAGGCTGTTTTAGCTACTTCTATTCGAACCCATGTGGCCATTCAGTCTGGAAGATATGAACCAGCCAAGATTCTTCATGAATTTGAAGCAGCATGTGGTATTTCTTTGGTGAATAGTATTGGAATGGACTATTTGGAGAGCATAGACCAGCACTGTAAGGACCTACAAGAGGTATTTCAGGTCATCCCAACAGGATGGAAGTGGTTAGATGAACGAATTGGTGGGGGATTACAAGCTAAAGGCAGAGCTGTGTATGCTTTCTACGGAGTAACTAATGTAGGCAAGTCAATTTTCTTGGGGAATTTAGCAGCCAATATCCTTAGTCAGGATAAATCCGTGCTGCTTGTTACATTGGAAATGTCTGAACAGATGTATGCCAAGCGCATCAGTGCTCAACTTTCCAAGATCCCATTTGATAATCTCCCACAAGAGATAGAAGCCTTGAAGGGGTCTTTAGGAACCTATAAACTTAAACACCGAAAAGCCAAGCTAATTATCAAAGAATTCCCACCCAAAGGAATTAATCCTCTCCAACTCAAGGCATACATTGAGAGGATGAAGAGAAAGGGTATTAAATTTGATGTAATTGTTCTGGACTATCTTAATCTATTAGCCCCCTTAACCCACGGAGTCAGTTCTTATGAGGCTATTAAGGAAATTGCAGAACAATTAAGAGCATTAACATATTACTTTAGTTGCCCCTTGGTTACAGCCAGTCAGACGAATCGATCTGGATATGGTCAAGTAATGCCAGCATTAGAAACAACAAGCGAATCTATGGGTCTGGCTCATACGGTCGATTGTCAGATGCCTATTTGGACCGAAGAAGAAGACTTTGACTTGGGTGTTATTCATTTAGGTATCACTAAGAATCGATTTGGTCCACGAGAATGTTCTACTATTCTCCAAATTGACTACCCCACACTATCATTAACAGATCCAGATGAAGTTTCTAAAGCATATTCTCCTCCGGTGCCCAATATTCCTGGAAGTTTGAAGAATAAGAAGCCTACTGATACTTCATTGAATAATACCCTTGATTTAATAGAAAAATTAGGAGAAAATTAATTTATGAATGATATTTGTGTTTATTGCGGAAAGGGAACAACTTATATCCGAAGGACTCCTTGGACTGGATTAGAGTCTTCAACTATAAAAATTCGTTCCTGGAATCATGGATTAGATGGTCCTGAAATCGTTAGATGCCATACCTGCGGACCACGACCCATTAAATATAGATTGTTTGCTGAATGGAGATATATTAAACGAGTTTGTAGGGCTATATATCGAGAAATTTTATTTAGATTTTTTCCCAAAGAACGTTGGTGGAATGCCTTCTATAGACCGGCAGCATCCCAAATTCAATGGGAAAAATATTTTGCGCATAAAAGACCACAACCCAATGAATAAGACCTACCTTGTTTTCACTCACTACGATTTAGAGGAGAAGATTAATTTATGAACCGAAAATCAAAAGGGGTATTTAAATATCCAACACTCCAACAAGAGCCCTCATCCGAATTAATCCAAAAATATATGCAAGATAATCCTGGGTTAGGATTTTATGCCTCTCGTGAAAGATTGCGAGAACAGGCTTACGGCGGAAAGGCTCCCAACGGATTCCAAAGTTGGGGTGATTATTGGAAGACTTACTAAAATGACTAAAACTTACCTTGTTTTCACTCACTACGATTTAGACGGGGTGGTTAGTCTCCTAGCCTTTCAATGGGCCCGGCCTGGTTGTAAGATCATTTCTTATCCGATGTCTAATTTAGATGTGGGCAATGGTAAAATTAAGAAAATTTATGACACAGAAGGCGGTTCGAATTTTTCGGTAGTTTTATTAGATTTGGCTTTGCGCGAAGAATTCCTAGATATGGATCTTCCTAATGTAACCATTATTGATCATCATGCTTCTTCGGCTGATGTTATTCCTAAATTCAAAAAAGCTAAGATCCTCTGGAAGGATACCACCTCTTGTGCTAAGTGGATCTATGAAAATTTCTTAAAGGATAAGAATCTCAGCAAAGAACAGAAGGCTTTAATTGCCTTGGCTGATGATTTTGATTGTTATGCTCTGAAGGATCCTCGTTCCTACCAACTCAACATGGTATTTTGGGAATGTTACCGCAATAAGTGGGAAACTTTTGTTCGGGATTATAGAGATGGATTTGTTTCTTTTAGTTTGATGCAGATTAAGCAAATTGAATCTGTTTTAAGGATTGCTGATATCCAAGCAGAGAATACTAAAGCCTATATTGGGAACGTTATTATAGAAGGAAAAGAACAATGTGTAGCAGCCTTTCAGTTGGAGCGAAATACTTCCCAACTAATGGATGCCTTACAGCGAATGTATCCAGAACAACAAGCTTATTTCTTTATCAACACCAAAACTGGACGAATTAGTTTGAGGAGTAATATGAAACACCCAGATAAAGTAGATGTTAAAACATTTGCAGAGAAGTATTGTGAAGGTGCTGGACATGTTTATGCTTCTGGTGGCAAAATTACCGAGAAATTTTTGGAAATTACTAAGAATTTGCACCAGGTTTAGGATAAGTATTAGACCATTAAATGGTGCCTTAGTTCTTTGTTAGGATAATTATGGGTAATGATTATCACCAGCGCACAGCAGATTGAAGATTTCACCAATCCAGGGAACGCCTTTGATACCACAGAATTTGAAGACATTGCTTTAAAGTTTGGATCCTTTGTTTGTATTGCTAGAGGAAAGAAACTGAATTTCCTCAATTTTCTGAAGTTGTTCTTAGAAGATCAGAAAACTCAAAAAATCTTCATGGAGCTACTTGAAGATACTAATCTTCATGCTATTATTAAAGCATACATTAACTGTGCGCCGAATCTTTACAAACGACTCTTCCGCTCAAAATTAAACCGAAAAAACCGCAACCTAAAAACGAATAAACCGCTTCTTGAACCCGCTAACCCCAACTGAACAAAACCTTTACAATACCTATCTCAAACACTCGAGGAAAGGGCAAGCATGGACGCCTCGAAAGAACTTTGAAGATCTGTCCGCTACTATTGTTAGCCCCTTAAAGAAACTAAGTCTGTTTCTTTCTAAGTATCCCCAAATCAACTGGGAAGAATATTTTGCAGCCCCTAATGTTTTACATCCAGAGGATCGTTATCCAACATTAGACACGTTTGCTTCCAGGGTCGGCATTCGAAACTATCAGCTTTACAAGAAGCACCAAGAAAACCAATCTCCAGAAAGTCATTTGGATGAAATTAAGAAGGGATTGAAGTTTATTGGGATGTTTTGTATCAAGAACAAAATTCCAGTGGAGAAATATCTCCAGCACAAGAACGGCCTGATGCCAAGTTGGACGATGCATTATCGGGAGCACAATATCAGCCCCTATTGTCTCTTTGAATTGGGAGCCAATGATTTTTACAATTTAACCGAAGAAGAACAGGCCTATTGGGCGCCTGATTTGATTAACACTTTAGACATACTGAAAACTAGATATCATCAGTCCTCAAAAATAAAAGGTCTGGTGCAAGAAATAACTCATAAGATTAAGAATTTTGTAAGTTCCGAGTTGAGTAAGTCTAATTCCCAAACATAATAAACAACACAACCAATAAACACAACAACCATGAAATACACCGCCTCACTATTCGACTCCATCAAAGGATCCTTAGCCAAGAAAGAACAAGAATCTGGATTTTCCGATTTCCTCAAGATGGAAATGGGTAAGACCTATGTCGTTCGCCTTCTGCCAAACCTAGAAGCCCCCGAACGCACATTCTTCCACTATTATCATCACCTCTGGGACTCTGTCCTTGACGGTAAGAAAACCTCTTGTCTGTGTCCTACTACCTATGGAGAGAAGTGCCCCATTGATGAATATCGTTCCAAGGTCTATAAGAAGAACAATGAAGCCGACATTAAGGCCATGCAGCCTATTCGTCGTAACGAAAACTGGTTGGTTAATGTTTTCGTGGTAACAGACCCAAGCAACCCAGAGAATGAAGGTCAGGTTAAGATTCTTCGTTATGGCAAACAGCTCGATAAGATTATTGATGCTGCAATGAACGGAGAAGACGCAGAAGAACTCGGTTCTAAGATCTTTGATGCTTCCGAAAACGGTTTGAATCTTCGTATTAAGTGTGAAAAGAACGAAGGAGGATTTCCAACCTATGTTTCCTCCAAGTTTATCACCAAGGCTAGCGCCTTGCCTGGTGTAGATAATGTGGAAGAGCTTTATGGCAATATCAAAGCCCTCGACACCATCTTCACCAAGAAGTCTTACGAAGAGATTAAGGAACAGTTTAACACTCATTATCTGGGTGTCGATTCTAAGAAGGCTGCCCCAATAGAAGTAAATGAGGACGACGAAGATCCTGAACTGAAGGAAGCCGCAAAGCCTGACAAGGAAGAAGAAAATCCGGATGCAGCCCTTGATAAGCTGATTGCTGATCTCTAAAATGAATAAAGTTCCAACACCCCCAACTCAACCAGACTTCTCCAAAATTAGTTGGGAAAGTGGAATGATGTGGGTGTTGGAACAACTTTTCAAAAATTGCAATAAAGAAGAATTGAAGAAACTACTAAACAAACGAAACAAATTAAACTAATTGATTTCCAAGAAAACTAAAATAAAATAAACATATGCCACGAATCAAAACAAACGACGATATCCCAGATGTTCAAAACGACACCGAGGGATTTGTGAAGAAGTATATTCCCAAGGTAGGAAGCCGAAACATTCGAGTTCCCTTGGAGATCGTAAGACGAGACGGGAGTGTGAACCCAACTTGTGGGGTGCTTAGCATCTACACAGATCTGGAAGCTGATAAAAAGGGAACTAACATGAGTCGATATCGCATCCTAGTGGAGGAAGCGGTAGCCAATAAGACTCATCGTATCGATGAATTGGTAGATTATCTCTTAGATGAATGCAAGAACCGTATTGGCTCACAAAACGCATACATCAAAGTGAACTTCGAATACTTCCTCATCAAAGAAGCCCCGGTATCAAAGATCAAATCGCATATGAGCTATAAGGGTTCGTTTGCTGGAAAATTGGTGGATGGGGTTAAGCGGTTTTATTTAAGTGCTAATGTGCTATATGCGAGCTGCTGCGTGTGTTCAAAAAATATATCAGATTATGGCGCACACAATCAACAATCCTTTGCTGATGTAACAGTTGAACTAGACCAAATCAAAGATCGTAATAATCTTTACTGGTTTGAAGAACTAGTAGAAGCTGTTGAGAAGAGTGTCTCTGCTCCAATGTGGAATGCCCTAAAGCGAGTTGACGAGGCTTATGTTACGGAACTGATGTATGAACAAGCTTTGTTTATCGAAGATTGTGTGAGAAACATATCAACAGTATTAGACGGAGAATTGGACAAGCGTATCAAGGACTATCTCGTTGTGTGTGAACATTTCGAGTCAATCCACCAAAGTCAAGTTTGCTCAGTAATTCATGCAAATCGAGAATTAAAGTAATTAGGATTCTTAGATAAATCATCAAAATGGTTAGAAGAGCAGCTCTTCTAACCATTTTTTGTTGTAATGGACATACTGTAGCATAAATATTATTATGAATATAACTAAACATTTTGTGCCGACAAACCCACGGCCACCCACACACAATATTAAAGTGGTAGGACTTTTACCCTTTGATGCAAATGAAGAAGATACATTGAATATTAGTATGCCATTTCCAAAATGGAATGAATTGTCATGGCCCCAAAAATGGATACTTCGGAAAGGTGGTAAATTAGATTTACCCAAACCAATACAGGGTGTAAAATCCCTTAAAGATACATCAATTAATGAATTGTTGATAATTCCAAAAATAAAACCAAATAATCCAGAATATACTTTAGATTTTTCCAAATATCGAACTTGTTTAGGATTTAAAAAGAAAACCAAAAATTGTTTATTGCCGGAAACTATTAATATGGATGGGGATTTTGCAGAATTGTGTGGATTCATTATAGCAGAAGGAGGAACCTCCTGTAAACGAGATGGACGGGATAATTTGTTTCAATTGACATTTAATAAAAAAGAAACCGAATATATTGAATATGCTGCTAAAAATTTAGAAAAATACTTCAATATTAACCCCACAATTAGAAACAATAGTCATCAAAATTCTACAAATGTTTATGTTTCTTGTGAGGGATTGTCTCGGTGGTATATAGAAAATTTTAGACAGGTTGAAAATAAAAAGCCAGCCCAAACTAAAATTCCGAATTTTGTTTATCAATGGGATAATGAAATGATATGCAGGTTCATTATTGGATGGTATAAGGGCGACGGCAGCCACTCAAATTATCGAAAGATCCAACGCATTATTACAGTATCCAAAAAATCAGCCCAAGGATTACAATATCTTGGGCTGATGATTGGATGTTTTATATCATTAACAACTTGTTTAGCAAAAAATAGCACAAGTATAACACACAAAGGATCAAAGGCGATGGTTCAAGACCAATATACATGTATATTAAATGGTGAAACGTTGTATAAACTAGGAATATTACAAGATGCTCCAAAGGTTAAAAATGGTAAATGGTATCAAGATGATGTTAATTTCTACCTCCCAATTACTTCTATTAATCCGATTTAATCTAGCATTTCCACTGAAAAATCTTTAGAATAAGGGTATGAATGAAATTATTACCCTACAAGATATCAAAATGTTCCTAGAAGGCATCCTTAAAGATGAATTGTTTGCCGCGAATCCTGGGGTGTTTGCTTTATCTACCTTGCGTAGAATTCAAGAACAGGCCAAATACATCCTAGAAAATTGGAAAGATGAATGACTTCTTTCCAACTCTAATACTTGGCCACTTTATTGGGGACTACCTCCTCCAAAATAAATGGATGGCTATGAATAAATCCGGCAGCACCTGGAAATGTGCGGTTCATTGTCTGATTTATACCCTAGCGGTTACTTTAACCACCTGGTCGAGTATTCATTCTTGGTCCTGGTCTTTGTTTATATTTCTATCCCACTTTCCGATCGATCGTTGGAGTTTGGCTGATAAATGGTTGGACCTGATTAACGGTCGATCTTTGCGGGATTTTATAGTCAATGGAAAGAAGGATATTCCCACAGATTTAGACTACGAAAATTACCACACTTTGCGCGCCGGGTTTACCGCTTTAGTTTATGTGGCTGCCGATAACACTATGCACTTAGTTACAATGTATTATGGAGGTAAACTTCTATGGGTATGAGATTATTCAGAGGAGGCAGCTCAGCTTGCAAAAGCTTTCAGACAAATCCAACATACGACCCACCAGAACCAGATCCTAAGAATTTTAGGGTCTTAGAAGAAATGGTTATTGGTGGACGAAGCATCCTATTGGTCTATTATCCAGGCTGCACTACTTTTGAGGGGAAGAAACTACTTCTGCTGAAGTTTAAGTGGAATAGTAATTCCAAGGAAATCCTAGACCCACATTTGTTAGGCGGAAAGCATCCGGTAATTGCTCGATTCGAACCCAATGAACAAGGTTGGGCACTAGCAAAAGCCTGCGCAAGAATGTTGTAAATTTCCCTAGACATTAGCAATAGTTGATTTAAGATAGACATATGAGTAACAATCGCGGAGAAGTAATTGCGGCTGCTTCCTTAGCCAAACTAATGGCTGGGGAATTGCATCAAGTAGATCAAATGTCCATAGATGGAAACCCAAGCAGACGGGCTAATCAAATTGATATGAATCGCTTTGTTGCGCCTTTAATTGGAAATCAGAGTAACCAACAGCCGCGGAATTTTGCCTATGTAGATGAAGCCTTGGTCCAGTCTATGGTTCCTGATAGCACGATAGGATCAAGACCAGCACCACCGGATTTGATTCCAATGCCATCTGGATACGAGAGTAAACCACAATTACCTCAAAGTGTTTTACAAGTTCCTTCCGAACATCCACTAGGACATACAAGGCAACTTCCACCTCAGCCAGCAAATCCAATTGCTTTGGGGGTTGGAATGGATGACGTCACTAAGGGTAACATTGCTAGTATTGCGAATAACCTAGTATTACTGCGAAAGGACTTTGCTAAGGTATTGGGTCCATTGCTTTCGTTCCTGAAACAACATGAACCGACCATGTTAAATGAAACTAAGAGGGTAGATATCTCTAGTTTAACTCCACTGGTAGGAATGATAGATTCCTTTACAAGGGAGACTGTTCCTGATGGTAAAGGTGGATCTGCGGTAGTGGATTCTTATAAAGAACCCCAACAAGTTTCTAAAAAAAAAGGAAAGTAACACATGGCTCAACAAATTATCCCAGTTCCTAAGTCGATTTTGGAGAAAATCCTGACTCCTATCAATCGAATTACTGAAGGATGCGTTCTTAAATTAGACAAAACTCAAATTTATTCGATTTGCTCGTCTGCTGACAACACAGTGCTGCTCTATGCTCGCGCGGAATTACCAGCTACCATTGAGCCGTCCTTGCGTTTGAATCTAAATTCCACTAAGAAGCTCCTTCTTGGGTTAGAATGCTTGGGATCTGATGGTATTTTCACTTTAAAATATGATGTAAATCATATCAAATGTGAAATGAAGCAGGAGGAAACCAACGAAAAGTCGCATTTTAAGTATCATTTGGTGGATGATTCCGTGTTAAGAGAGGCTCAAATTAACCTGGGAAAAATTGCCAAATTGGAATTTCATACGGAATTTGTGCTCACTCCCGCGAAATTAAGACAGTTGGTGGCTGGATATTCCTTCGTTTCAGACCTAACTAAGATTTATTTTAGGACGGAAAGTGGGAAAGTCTATGCTGAAGTAGATGATAAAACTCTACAAAATGTGGACAATATTACCTTAGTGGCTTCCTCAGCTTATAAGGGGCAAGAATTAACCACGCCCCTTCCAGTGAATATGGAGGTTTTTAAGATTCTAACCTCCAGTAAAACGGATGTGACTGTAAAAATCAATAAAGATGTAAAGGTCTTAATTTTCCAGAGCAATGAAGATGGCGTGGAATTAAAATATATCATTTCAGCTTTGGTAAGATAAATAATCCATATGGGCTCTAATAAAGTTACCACTTGTAGTTATTGCATTAAAAGACTCAGAGATTGCGGTTATGTGGTGGACAGGCTGTTTGATCGATACCACGAATCTGATCCCCGGGCATGGACTATTATTCTAGACCCAGGAGTTGCTTCTGTTATTATTACTTTGGTGTCGGATCCCGAAGATGAATATTTTGAACTGAGTGATAGTGGTCGCTATATCCCAAACGGGTTCAAAATTAAAACCAGCTCTATTGAAGTGTTGGTGGAGTATCTGGTGAAATTTGGGATTAACAATAAATCAGCCACCTATCATGCCTAAAAAGAAGCCAGCTAAAACTACGATGCCTCAGGCGTCTGCTTTGTCTTTAAATGATATTCAGAAGAAACTACCATTTACCAAACCAGAAAAGACTCTTAAACTATCCGCCGAGGAATTTAATGATCTGATTACTCAACAGGTTCAACTGCATTTAAATAAGGCCAAGCAAGAAGAAACCATTCAGCGGAATATTGAGTCCACGAAAGATTTAGAGAATTTGCACAATTTACTGAAGGAGTATATGTGTAGCTTTATCGTGGTAGGATATTCAATGAACGACGAACGAGTTTTAATTCAAAATTCTAGCACCCAGAAGGACAAAGACGCCTTAATGGAATTATTGAAGAATATATTCTTAACCCTGCAGCAAAATAATGGTGAAATGCCAACTGCTAATGAGGAGGAAAATTAATGGCAATTCCAGATCAGTGTCCTCCACAAAATACCTTATTTAACACCCACCCAAGTCTTTCTAGTTTTGCGTGTGATATTCTAAAGCTATTAGGACTACCTAATGTTAACCCGGTAATTCAACAACCCGGGGTATTTGATTATAGTAAGTATACCACCGTTTTAGAACAATTATCCAGCCACGGAGATCCTCGATGGAGTATGGGGACAATGTTTACCGATCTATTAGATAATGTATTCCCCCATATAGCAGTTCAAACCGAACTATTACAGGCTGGAGGATGTCAGATTATTGATCAATTTATTTGTGATAGTAACGGACGGCCTATTAAAACTACTTCTAGTAGCTGTTCGGGAGTGCCATTAACTATTGATAATGCCTATATCCAGAATTATATTCAAACGCAATTTCAGGCAGCTAAGACATCAGCAGCCGATCAGTTTATTGAATATATCAGAAGCACCTATATCAACCAACAATGGACTGTGGGAGCTTATATGTTATCCATACAAGGAATTGCTGGAAATATATTTTATTTGGCGGCAGTTAAAGACGGCAAAACGGAATATATAAAGTATTATCCAGATCAAGCAGTTTATGTTGCTGCTCAACTAAACATATATCTCACCAATATTGATAGTGCTGAAGTAAAGGATAATAACCTATATAAGGTTTTATCTCGGCCTATTATCAAATATTAGCAATTAGATCCAACAGACGGGGTTAGTATTGGTTTCCCTGTGTTGTCTGTGGTTCCTGTGGTATTGGAAGTCGTGGTCGAGAACGTATTGATGATTCCACCACCATCAGATCCACAAAGCCCGCAGCTTCCGTGGCTCCTAGGTCCCGGAGTAGATGAATCTCCAATATGTCTTGCGGGCGTTGGTATAATATTATTCTGACAACGCTCTTGAGCCCAAGAGCCTAAATCATTAGTATAGGATCCTTTGGGTATAGTTGATTCATGAGTATGATCTTGTGGACTTAGCCCGTGGGTGTGAACATAGTTAAAGACAGTTCCAATCCCGGCATCTGTTATACAAATACCTGTTGGTATTATTTCTAATATTGTAGATAGAACGGATTGATTATAGGTAGCTAGGGCCAGGTGTGTGGCTCCTGAAATAGTAGCTAAATACCCAACTTCAGCGTAGTGGGTAACTTGGTTGGTAGCTAAATTATTACCATAAGCAGACGATGCGGCTGCTGACCATTGAGCGGCATTAGTAACACTATCAGGGCCTGATGATACTGTTGTTTTTGTTCTCATGCTCGGCATTGCAAGAAAGGGAACAGATAATTCGCCGTCTAGGGTTAGTCCTCCTTTAACAGCCATATCAGCATCCACACTTAAAGAACCAGCCACTCGGCTACGTTTTGCATTAATCAAAAAACCACCAGTTCCATCAGAATCATCTACATCTATATGAACACCTTTGCCTTTAACTACTGTAGTATATTTGGAGGCCAGAATTAAATCACTGTGACAGGCTGTAATTTCTAGATCCCCCGCATTAATCTTTATTTTACCCCCCGTATTAAACTCCATTCCAGGGGTTCCAGCTATAAACTGAATTTTATTCACAGCTTTATACACTAGATTACCACCAGGAATCATAGGCACATCATTATGGGCAACGGCATCAAATCCATCAGCCTTATTAATTAATACAGTTGGTGTTTTATCAGCAGGGGCTGAATGATATGAATTGGAATTTTTTCCAATATAGGCATAAGGATTCGCAGAATTGACGGCGCCGATACCAGCCCCAAAATACATGTCTTTAGGGGTTTGGATTATATGAGTTCCACCCATTCCCAATTTACTTTCCAGTTCTTGGATGTCGCTTTGTTGATCTTGGTATTGTTGGGCTGCTATTTTATTAGCTTCTGCAATAGCTCTGGATGGTTCTGGAATCTGACCGTTATGACACAGGGGATTACCACAGGTTCCTCCGTTTAAAACATAAGCACTGTGAGTGCTTGGTAGGATCACTTCAGCAGCGGTTCCAATGAAATCAAGAACATCAAGAGCAAACGAGAAATATGGAGGAATAATCTTACGAACAAATCCTAAAATAGAAGAGACACAGCTATCTTGCGACAGATAGTTAGCATTACACACAGGACAGCAGATGGTATCGCCATGAACAGCATGTTTAGAGATATAGTCAATCTTGTCTTGATGAATTTTATTCAGTCTACCTTGTAATTGATTCGTTGCTTCGATTTCAGGGGTGCCTTGTTCGCCAATAAAACTATAGTGGTCCCCCATATTAACCGTATTAGACGTGCCATTAACAAAGTTCTCAGAATTTCCGCGAACGGTAGTATAACTATTACCACCTATTTTACGAGTTTCGTTTCCTGGGTTGTTATGATATTGGCCGTCAGAAGTAAAGGATATTCTATTTCCGTTTTTGTCATACATTGATGTATGACCCCAATCACTAGCAATCTTAGAAAACTTTTGTTTGACCAATTGCATTACCATACGCAATCCCCCTTGCTTAGAATCTATGGTATTATTTTGGGCTATCTGAGTATCCGTGTCTTCATTTAGGTTAGATGGACTATTAATTTCCTGAATATTTTGATAGGATACTGGATCTGGTTGCTGAGCAAAATAAACCGGCTGCTGGGCGTCGCCGCCATGAAAAAATACCCAAACTTTGGCACCTGGTTTAGGCACAGATACCATTCCAGTGCCTCCCGAGAACATAGGTGCCGATAACATACTACCAGCAGACGGATTAATATTGCGAACTAGTTTAGGGTCTTCTGAAGATGTTTGCACCCCCGAAAGTGGTGGTAGTTCTGAGAGTGTGGTTTCTGTTCCTAGTTTGGGTAGGGGGGCTGATACCTGCCCTGTGCTGGTGGTTTGTCCGATGTCAGCTACAGATACAGCCTGAGAACTGCCACCTAATGTAGATGGGGAACTTACAACATTAACATCCAAGGATTGGCCTAATTTTACCCTAATGGATGGCGGATAATTTCCAGACCATATTTGGCGAAAAACCTCTCCATCAGATGTATTAAGTTTACCACTTAATCCCACACCGCGAGCCACACTACCTTTCCATATGCTTTTCGAATTCGCAGCAGCCTCAAATCTGCCCGCCAATATATTATTTAAAAACTCTTTATACGGACCGTTTTGTCCTGACTTTAAAATATATTCATAAACAGCCTTTGTCTGCATATGAATATCATATTTGCCCCCAGAACCACCGCCATTTAATGCTTGAGCTAATTGGGGATCCATCCCATAATCAATAGCACGTTGAACATCCGCTCCGTTAGTCTGATAATAACCATAATCCCCGAACAAGGACCTAGCTTCTGCTAATGTCATGGGGTTTATTCTTTTATTATTACGTGGATCAATACCTCGCATCGCAGATGCGACGTTATCATTATTGGTTTTACTATTGCCGGTTGCTGAATTATATACTTCAGAATAGGCCTCTTTACTCGAAAATCCGGTTTCCTCATAACCAATACTAATAACAAACCGCAACAAGTTTTCTTGGGGTGAATTTTTGGATTGATTATTAAGAGGTTCTGTGTTTCTAGTATTAGACGCCAATGCAGACTGGGGATCAGTATTAACTACTTTGCTGGCTGGATTATAAACTGCAGATGTTCCACCGCCCCAAATAGGCATAGCGCCTTCTGCCCACGGTAATATCCTTTTAAGACGCTCTAAGATGACATCAGGCAAGCCACCCTGTTCTTCCCCCATACCCTTAATTATAGGGTCTTTAATCTTTTCGTTATCTTGGGAGTATACCTCATTCCAACCCTGAAACAAAGTAGTGGAGATATGTGGAATAAATACTTGCACTCTGCCTCTGTTTTCGGGATCATTGTCATTAATAACAAGTCCTAAATGATTTCCGTAATATTTTTCAGTCATAAATTAAACAATAGATCAGACTTCGTAATTACTAGTAGATACTACACCTTCTAGCTTTTCTCCATAAGCATTAGTTGACACTGGATCCCCGGTGCCTGATTGGTAGTATTCGCCTGGGTCACTCTGCTTTACAACCATGGACATTTCTCTTAATAAATCTGCATTAGCCACCATATTATAGGCGCCCACATAAGATGCATTATTAGCATAGTTAAGTTTTACTTGACCTATAAATTTACCCTGCAAATTTTGCATAACATAATTAGACGCCATATTCCTTATGGAATTACCCAAGAATGCTTTAGGATTAGATACAAATTGCTGAGTTAATTCTAATATATTTCGCACATCAACAGGCAATAAGGACCATAAATCAGGAACCGCCAGCACAGAGGAGTATTTGCCAATATGCTGATTCAACATTCCCTGTATATTGGTAATGGAAAGGATTTGTGAAAATGTTGAAGTATAAGAAGCAATGTCTTTAACGAAGAATTGTAATACCTGTAAGAACAGACACATTAAATCTGGTGGAATGATTTGTTCTATAAGATTATTGATATACTGTTGAAGCCTACTCATTAATCCATTAATATATGCTATAAAAAGTCTCACTGCTTCTATAGCGCCCCTGTAGATATCCATTAACAAGTTCTCTAATGCACCGCATAAAGCATTTACATCACTTAACAACAGCGCAATTTTTTCTACGCTTCCGAAGGAGGTCTTCGGAGCAGCCAAATAAGCATCCGTTTTAATTTTCTTGAGATATTTGTTAACATCTTCAAAGTAATTGTGTTTTACTTTCTGCAAGGCATTGCGTATAAGTGGTGGAATATGTTCCATTTCCCCGGACATCGGATTAGCTGCCTGGTTTTGCGGAGTCAATCCAGAGGAACCACCAACCCCATCACCAGCCTGCTTAAAAAATCCATTTTTTCCTGCGGGCGTCTCAATTTGCAGATTTTGAAGGCCTGGACTGGTGGATGGTAACAAATGGATCTTTTTAATAAATTCCTGATCTATTAAAACATCAGAACACTTTTTAAACCCATCTGGCAAAACAATATGAATATTGGTTCCTAATGATTGTGCACCATAAACCAAAACATATAAGGCAGCAGTATAATAACTAAAAACTCGTTCCCCCATTTGTTGTCTCAATAAAGTCAATTCGTTATTGGTTAAATTAGATTGGTTTTCTAATTCTAACATGTTAACAGTAACTGTAGAAATTTGTTGAGAATTATTTGTCATGATTTAAAATTAGTAGACTTAAACTATTTATGGAACGAACTCTTGATATCCCGAGAACTATTGGCATTTGCGGCGCAGCCGGCTGTGGTAAGGACACTCTTTGCAATGCATTAATAACGATTATCGGCAGCCAACTAGCCAAAAGATTCTCTATTGCGGGGGATAAAATCCGAGAAGATTTAAGACCTTTAATACACCAATCTATGTTCTGGGATATCACCGAACTAGACAGACATCAAAAGGAAACCGTAAGACCTTTAATGGTAGAATATGGACGAATGATGCGTAATACTACTTTAGGACGATATTTTATAACCCACCTTGAAAATAACCCCACATTTCAAGATACTTCTATTCGCATTATACCGGATATCCGCTATGATGAATTCCAATATGACGAAAGACATTGGTTAAAGGAAGAACAAAAGGGATTTTTGATCTATGTGGATAGAAAGAATACCCCTCCAGCCAACAAATACGAAGAAAAAAACCTGCAAAACTTACGGTTATGGGCTGACCATGTAGTTTACTGGGATACTCTGGAAAATATCGAACAAGATGCTTTACTGGTGGCTAACCAGATTATTAATAACCACTTTACCACAAACCGTTCGGACACCGCTCTGCCTGCAAGGTAACTTTAACCTTTAAATAACAGCCGCATATAGAGCACCGACTTTTATCAGCAATATATAACGGACATGCTTTACAAATAGACAAACGCCTGATGGTTTCTTCAGATTCGCACCGCAGATTTCCACCAGCCATTACTTGTTTGATATTATTAATCACAGACTGCCCCACATTTTTAATTTGAGTGGATACTGGGGGTAATGACGGACCTGTATTTTGATTTTCTAGTATTCTAGATTTAAGGTAGTCTCGATTCATATTAGAACTTAGGATCTGTTTCTGGCCAAAGCTTGATAAAGTTGTCTATTTTGGTGGCAATTACATCATTGAGGTATGCATTTTGACTTGGGTTAATATAATGAACAACTTTCACCACCATCCACTGACCTAAAAACTTATCATCAAACGGGTGATTGGCATTACTAGCGGTAGCCGCAACCCTGTCCACAAATAAAAACCTACCAGGATGTCTTATAGTCAATCCATTGGCTTGAAAATATAGAGAATTACTCAAAATTACCGAATCCAATATCATTTGATTTACTGGTAGGTTTGCATTATAGTAATTAAGTGGTAAAAATTCATTAGTAGTTGATCGCCCAGTTCCTTTGGTTTGATTAAAGTGTTGAGATAGTTGGCCTCTCTTTTGTTGAAAGCTATAGAGTCCGTCCTTGCTGCAATTATACAATCCAGTCATTGCCTTATTGGCGGTATTATTCTTGATCTTAATTGTAAAGGCCCCAGAGGCAAAATCATAAGAATGCAGTGGTCTATTAGTTAATCTATGACTATCCGTAGATACCATTGGAACATATTGATAAGAGGATATTATCGATGCCCCGCCAGACATAAAATTTTGAATATTATTAGCAGCACTGGTGTTAAAAGAATCTACAGGGGCTCTTGATTTATAGATGGATATTTGGTCCATACCATCAGCCAATAGGATTCGTTCTACTTGAGACTGCTGTGCATCTGCAAAATATTTGGATAACGGCATCAACGACCATTTCTTAGTATCACTAGAACGACCATACTCTAAAAGGACAGGTCCTCCACTAGCAGATTCCAAATGAGGCGTTAGATAATTGATATCATCCAAAATATTTGAGTTGGCTGGAGAAGTGTAAAATACGCGATTAGAATCTATAGGACCTGCGTCCCAACTGTTTGAATCTGTAGTCCCCGCATCCAATGGAATATTTGGTTTATCTATGGTTGACGATGAATCATAGCCAATATTAACTTTGGTGGTTTGAAAAGCTGCTGCTGTTTGTAGTAAATTGCTCAGTGCTAAATTAGCAGGCATGATTCTATTCACATCTTGGGCACTCGCACCACCCTTTGAGGTGCTGAATTCCACATTATTTTCCAGACAATACTGATATATTTCAGAGTGGAAATATAGTTTTTTTCGTTTTTTGATATTATCCGATGGAAGATCTTCCATATCATATATTACGAAATCATAATTCATCTCCCAAGAACTTTTAGGAAAGTCTCCCTTCTCTTTATCGGATTGGATCGGACAAAATAAAATACTCAGACGATTCCGCCCATCCGTTCTAAATACATAGGGAGCCTTTGCTCCTGCTAGATTCCCTTGAATACCAGCAGCGGCGACACCGGCAGCAAATGGATTAGTAGCCATTAGAGTCACATTTAAAGCAACGCCAGCCATTTGCTGAATATTTAATTCATATAGATTCCCTCGCTCAAATATTTCTAAATCATTATTCAGAACCATCCATCCACTCACTTTCCAATCTTGGAAGAGTTCTTCTATACAGATAGAATCTATAAAAAAGGGAGAAACTAAAACTGGTTTATAGTCATCTAATTGATTCCACAGCCAAACCGTTAATTGATAGGTTTGACCCCCGATAATAACATTAAAATCCGTATTTGAAGAAGCACTCATTAGCAATGATCGATATCAGACAGTAGTTTGGCATTGAATTGATTAAAATCAAACATCGCCTGGCACGTAATTTCATTAGCATCTTGGTGGGAATATGAAATCTCACTCAAACTAACGATGCGAGCCCCATAATAAACAAAGGACATAATATTACGATTATATTCTTCTGCTGCAAAAGTGGTAAACGTAGTCAGATAATCCGTAACGGGATGGACTGGTTTACTGCCATTTAATACCACAGAAGTTATTTCTGAAGTAGATTTTAAACTTTGATTAAACAAATCCAACCAGCGCCACAAGATCCACCAATTTTTATAACCATTATCCACCTTAAAACTCAGTCTTAATGGCCTATAAGCCGGCCTAGAATGGGAGGACACCTTCAATGTTTGTCCGCCGAAGGGGGTATCAATAGAAGGAACCTCAATACTGGGCGTTGGGGAACCAAAACAAGTAAATTGAATGGTATTGGCATTCGGTAATGTTTCTAAAATCGGATCAGCCGTTCGTTTTAGGGCTAGGGGCAGATCTAATACCAATGTAAATTTATCTAGCCTGGCTCTATTTAATACACTTTGATGCATAATGTTACTTAGAAGGACGGTTCAGAAGATCATCGCAGGAAAGTGATTAATGACCTCTGAAGTATCATCCAATAATCCCACGTCTTTAATTTCTGGAACCTCTTCTTTGAATGCTCCGTCCTGATGTAGCCACATAAACAATTGCTGTTCGTCTGATAGATGAGCAGTTTCTTGACTGCCTACATAACAAGAGGATACATTTGTCCTGGCATTTCCTTTGGGTCCTACAGATATTTTACCTTGTAGCAACGGACTATTCTTAATAGATTCATTACTATATAAGTGTTTTATTTTTAATGGCCTACCCTGAGCATCTGCTTCTTCGATTAAGAAGTGTTTAACTGCTAAACTAGGATCCAATATAAAGAGGCCCCAAACTGTGGCTAATACTCTATCATCTAAATCATCTGTTTTCCGTTTACCAAAGGTATAATTTGGCAACTTAACTACATTATACATTTCGAGTAAAGTATCTAAATCATAAAACCTTACAGCCTTTAAACTATTGGTCCAATAACGAAAATTGGCAATACCCTTATATTTGGTATTAGAGTGACTATGAATACCATATCGTCCAGCATTATTATAATGTTTACTCATACCATCCAACTGATAGGTGACTAAATTTTCATAGTTGTGCGTATGAATTAGCACATCAATAACTTGTTTGCCGTCATTATTATTCTCAATCAGACAAGGAGGACGACCCCAATCATTCATAATCCCCATTACCTTAGTTCCAAAGTGGTAGGGGCTAACGTTATTATTCGCATAAACAGCCACCTGAATAATAGCCGTTGGATCTGTAACATCATATACTTGAGCAACGGAATTAGTCCGCCCAATACCTTCTCCCACGTCTACTCCCACGACATAGAGATGACCTTCCTGAGGCAGTTCATAGACGCGATAAGAACCATTGTCATCTACTAATAAAGGATCTTTACACTGAGCTTTTAGTTCCTCAAGATAGGAATCGTCTACTACAGAGGAGCCCTCATGGAACTCGAGTTCAAATTCTTGCCTCCAGTCAGCCTCCGAACCCAAAGTAGCCATCGTGCTGGCCTTCCATTTAGCGTCTCTGCCTGGTATTTCATCCCACTTAATAGTTTCTGAGTGCCATTCAGAATCTGGTTTTTGAGATTCCATGATCAGTTCATAAAATTTATTATCCTTTCCATTCGGTGTGCTGATAACAAACAACTGGGCGGTCTTAGATGATGAAATAACTGGAATAGCGCTTTTCCAGAGTTCCTTCATGATTTCCTTAGAGATGTGGGCCGCTTCGTCGATGATTACCACATTGCTCGAAGAACCACGAGGACCAGCTGAAGAGGTGGAACTCACTTGGATTTTCGAACCATTGCTTAAAATCATTCCGTTCTTGGTCCAATTCTTAACACCAGGCTTTAAATACACTGGTAATTGTTCATAGGCCATCTGAATTCGGCTGAATAATTCTGTTGCGGTTGATTCTTTATTAGCAATAACTGTAATACTCTTGTCCGCTTGGAAACAAACAAACCACAAAGCATAAATGGAAACCATCGTGCTCTTACCTACCTGACGAGATGCTAATACTAAGTTAAACCGATTGGCCTTAAATGCTTTTAGGACCCTTTTCTGACACTTATAAAGACTAATTTTTTGTTTACCTTCATCCAATGAGCGAATGAAAAAGTGATTCTCTGCGAAGTGTAGTAGACTTTTAGTGCAAAGTTTGAGCTCATCCACCATGGCCGGCGTCCATTTAATGACAGCCTCCTTGCGCATTATGTTCTCATTACCCTGGAATAATTTCCCGGAAACGAGGTAATCCTGGGTGTCCTCTGGCAACAAATCTAAGTCCTCTTCTGGTTCTTCGTTTGGCATTTTAATTTAAGTATCCTAAGTATTTAGGAGATGGCTAAGAAGAAACCCACTAAAGCAGTAGCACCCATAGAATTTATAGAATGGGGGGCCATCACTTACGAGAGTCATTGGGCTCCAAATAAAGGCTTGGGTCCAACCGATGGAATTTATGGGGTAGACAAAATCTGGCCAATCTATTGTTTAGATATTGCTAATCCTTTATGTTTGTATCACCGGTTTCAAGAGCAATTAATGAGGGTCCAGAAAAAAACGGATAAAATAGACACTAGAGACATGGCTATGTTTCTCCATCAAAACCCGCATATTTATATGGAATTATTGGTATTTGAAGACCTACTAAAGGAGTCTATGTATTTCAAACTTCGTGGAAAAATATATTGTTATTGTGTAGAAACAATGAAGCCACTAATTACAGAATTCGGACAAAAAATCGGCGTTCGATTTCTATTTGATCCCTTTAAGGTTTTAGGATTGCCTTATAACATAGAAGGTTAGATATTCACTTGCTGCTGTAGTGCAGTTATCACAGCAGAAACATACTGTGGCTTTAATATCTTCAAGACGGTTCCTGGTAGTGGAAAATTGCCGGGTTCTATAATTTGATTATATGCACAAATCAACCACCAAAGCTCAATGGTCTTATAGTGTTTATACGCAATATAAACCCAGGTTTCGTTGATGCCTACTGTATAGGAATCGTGTATATCATCTGAATTGGGTGGGATGATACTAATAGATTGTAGCAAGTTATAAAAATACTGTCCGTCTACATCTTGATAGACATTTAGAAAATTTTCATAACGAAAATCTGATAAAACCGGAACAGAATCTAAGTCGGATTGTTTCATGGTTTTGGTTTAAAAATTGAATTAACAATGGTATTAAGTGGGGTTATTTTCGCCTCCTTAAGAGGCATAATTACATTAACACTTCCCACGTTGCCGTTGGCTTCTGCTAATAGTTGAGTGCTGGCTGGTAATAAATCATTTAATGTAAATGTAACCTTATATGCTTCGGGAATTATTATGGACTCAGATATATGACCAAATTCTGAAGCAGGCAGCAGTCTAGTTGTGCCTATATTAGTAATATTTAAATTGCTAATATAGGCCGCTGCCATATAAATTCCGCCGACGCCCGTTCTTACTTCATAAATTTTAGGTGGAATATGGGTAACCAAACTCGTCCTGGTCATGGTATTTTGGAATGTTAGCAGCAAAACAAAATTATAGTTTTCAAAGGCGCTTTTGTGGTCTAATGTATTATAGAGGGGGAACGAAACGCTAATAGATTTCTTATCTGACGCCTCAAAATAAGAAACAGTATCCAACCCATTAACACCAGCAACGGAACCTTTAGCAAAATCCCCAGCAAGCTTACCAATATAGGAGCCAACCTTAGAAGCGCTAGACGGCTCCTGGCCTGGCTTGGGAGGTTTTGATCCCATTAAGCTGGATATCATGCCCCCTGCTCCAGAAAATGGATTAGTATCATGCCCATCCGACCACTTATTATTGGACGACATTAACGAGGATCCCTGATTTAACAGCCACGGTAATTTGTAAACAAAATTAGTAGGATCCGCCACATATAGTTTTTTGTAAATGTCTTTGAAGCCGTGGGATTCCTTTCCGAAAAGGTCGGTATATAATGTATTTAAATTAGATAACATTCCGGATAATTTTATCTCAAATTCGGTTAACATTATATACGGAATTTCTAACTCGGCGGGATCTGGACCGGTTTGGGACCGCCATGGCAATTTAGAATAGACATCCACAATGCCAGCCCCTCGAGGCTCGAGTTTTAACTGACCTCCCATAGTGGTTTTCCCTGCTGTGAAAAACGGAGAATTCTTAAAAACCTCATTGAACCCCGATGCTGTAGAAGTATTGGCCATATTAAGAGGTATAACGAGTAGATGAAGAAGAGTCTCTCCAATAATTAGCACGGAAATCTGCAATAGGATCTCGCCCGCTTTGCATTGGCCCTGAATTACCCGAAGATGAATTGTCTGTGGAACTGATGTTATTAACTATATTGTTGCCAGAACCAGTTGTATTGTCATTAATAGAAGTTAGAATATCATACATTCTACCAAACATGGGAGATAACACTTTGCTGAACTGTTTCGACATATCTTCGAAGTCCATTTTGCCAAAGACCCTATCAGATTCTATATCATCTAGTTGTGGAGGGACTACCTTATAACCGTTTATGTTTATTTGAGCTTGTGGATTAACAGAATGATCTTCAGGAAGTCGATCTTCTCCGCTTCCGCCCTGAATCGGAGGTTCGATGGGATTTATTCTATAGGTACGAGAGCGATCCGATGGAAATTCTTCTCTTGTTCCAGGAACCACACCCGGGTTCGGATTGCTAACTGGGGGTGTAGGTTTAGAAGCGTTTAGTTCATTCCGCGCAGCCATTAAAATTTCTTTCCGCTCATCCCACGCGATAGCATCTTCTGTGTGACGTTTATGTTCATTCACACTAGTCCATTTATCCATGTCTTCATGAGCCTGTTGTGCAAGACGTCCAAAAAGGGCAATTTCTTCGTCTAAACTATTAAGGATTTTTTCTTTGGATTTTTCTATGGTAATAATTTTACCATCAGCGGTGGGCAACTCAGTTGGTTTTTTTATAGCTTCGTATCTTTTATCAGCCCATTCTTTATTTTCATCTAACACTTCTCCCTTCTCCATCCGCTCAAACCTTTCTTTCATCAGCTGTTCGGCGGATTTTAAATCATCTTCCCATTCTTCAGCCTTCTCCATAGCCTTCATTATGGCTTCGTAACCAACATACACAATGCCACCAAGGCGTAATAGTTTTTTACCAGCAACGGCAGCAGCTAATAAAGCATCAGTAAGCGAAAACCCAGAATCTCCCGCCCCGGTTTGAGGAACATTTTCAGGAGAATTCTTGGGATTTTTGTGTGCAAACAATTTAGCAGATTCTTCTCCGCGAATGATCAATTCCTTTAAATCCTTTAGGCTCTTCTCGGATAAAGTAACCTCAATAGCCTCTGCTTCTAAATTGGCTTGTTGTTTCTCTTTGACTGGTTTTTCTAAGAGATTATTAGCAGCCCCGATAGACCAACTATTATTGGCATTTAGGTCTGCTTGTTGTTTTTCTGCCGGAATGTTCTCTAAACTGGAATTTACTATAGGATTCTTCGCAACAGGAACGACGTCCTTCGCATTTTTACCTAAAGATACAGTATCTGCCTCACTTTGGACAGAATCCTTTGGAATCTCGATGGTTGTATTCAGCCCATCCAACTGTTTATCGAAGACTGCTTTGGCCTTCTTTTGATACAATCCAGACAATTCCACCAAATTTAAAGGATCAGCCAATATTTTAGAAACAATTGGAGACGGAGCGGGATACTTTAAGGTTTTAAGATTCTGGTCTAAAACCTTAGCCACTTGCTGCTGATATTTTTGAAAATCTGAAGATTTAAGCGGATCCATCAGCTGATAAATCTGCGAATCTTTAGATTGGTGTCTTTTTTCTAGGTCTTGAAAGATATCCTCTAATTTAGAAAAACACGGTTCAATAACCCGATTTCTAAAGCCGGCTCGTAAATCCTCCAATAAATCTTGTTCTCCGGGCTTAGTGGGGGACAGTATCTTTAATAGGAAATCAGAAGCATCCACATAATCTCCGATTTTAATCTCGTGGATTTTATGTAGTATTTCTTCTAAGATGACATTTTCGCCTTCCATAAGTGCTTCTTTTACTTATGGCACCAGATCCTTAGGTCTTATTGAATAACCACGGACCAAAGTGACGAGGGAATATGGTCTTTAACGTTATCTGCCATTCTTTAATTTGGGCAAATATAGATTCAAACAAATTAGCGGGTAGAGATTGAATTAGCTGAACGGCCTTATCTAAAGAAATATCAGCCAAGTTAATAATACTGTCTTCCATAGTTATGACAGATAGATATTTCGAAAACTCTAATAAGATTGATTTGGTTAAATGAATGTCTACCAATTTTACAATCTCCGGCTCACTAATGTCATTAATATTTTCAAATAACCACCGCTCGACCTCCAAATACCTATTAATAGTGGGGATAGATATTTGTAACTTAATGTTTTTATATGTAAATGTTACTGGTTCGGGTATAACAATTTCAGCCAAGGTGGTCTCTGGAAAATAGATACTATTATAGTAAGACCATGCGATATACTCAAAGTCCCAAACAGTTAGAGTCGATAAATCAATACCACCAGCATTTTGTTTTATAACATCCAATACCACACTATAAAACGAGGGATCCAATAGGTCTTCTATTTTATGGGCAGATTTTTGGAGATGCAATAGTTGAGTGGTATTGATAGAAGAGAAATATTCTATCTTCTGTAGAGACGGGATAAAAATCGGAATCTTTATTTCTTTGAATATGCTTTCTATGTCTATCATTGGTTAAATTCTTGGGCTAATTGTTGAACTTCGGCAGACTGACTATTAGTGTTCTTCTTAGGGAAGAAGTTTAAATACATCCGCCGCTCTTGGCTGGAGAGATTTAAGATATACTCTGCATCTAATTGTCCAGACAACACAAAGATTTCTTGGTGTATCTCTGCCAAATCAAACAAAAACGGCAATTTGAATACTTGTAAAATAGAAGAGTCAAATAAATCTAAGTGCCATTGATTGAAATTTTTAAGCTGAAACAAGTCAATATTCTTCAAGAGGTCTATATTACTCAGTAATTGCTTTACCAAGCGGTGTTGGATTGGGGCCGGAATCTTATTAACATCAAAGGGGATTCCAGAATCGGCAGACCATGTTATTATATTTTCGGCCTGATTGACAATAATTTCTCTAATGAATAGGGGGAGAATGCTGTTAGAAATTTCTTGTGGATTGGACGAAGAATTTAATATAGTCAATAACTGGGGTAACTGTTTCCAGGTTAACCATCCTAATTTTATATTGATGCTGGTGTTTTCATTGGCAACATAAGTCAATCCCCAATGAGATTCGTTTAACTCATTTAATCCCAAAAACACATTTTTAAGAAACAAATCACAATCCAATTCTATAATCGTTTGTTTGTCTTCTCGTATGGCCTGCAATTTACAGATAGGCCCCATGGAAATTGAACGAATCTTCAATCCCAATAAGAGAACCTCTATTACAGATAAGTCCTGAATAGAAACATTGAGGGTGCTTCTTTGCAGTAATTCGGCAAAAGTGTTTATAAAATATAAGTCCCCATCCAATCCTTCTGGAGATACTAACATGGATTTAGCTAAAAATAGTTGGTCCTTGGTAGAAATTTCCTTAAAAGAAACGGCTTTCTTAGAAAACGGCAATTCTACTGAATATAAAAAATCAGACATGATTTATATTACCACTAATTTAAAATTAATCCCTTATTATCTATCCTTTACAGCAAAAAATGATGATTCCGGAATAACCTTACTTGATGCGGGAGCAACAGACGGTGCGGGCCCACCAGTTGCGGACCCACCAGTCGCAGAACCTCCAACATAATTACCAGCCCGTTCTGAACTAATAAAGTAATGATCATAAACGAATTCTACTTTGGTATATTTTATGCCTTCTTGTTCATAAGAATTCACAAAATTACCCACAGAAACCGGAGCAGCATTGATAAAGTTGATAGATTTCCGAACTTCAAATTGTTTACCTTCGCCCACCTTAGCTAATAGATAAATTTTAATTAGAGGACACCTGATGTTTTTATTAGAGCCAGAAGCACGAGCTATTAGTCCATGTTGTCCCACCAGAATCGTCCACGGTCGTAACACAAAATCTACAAAAGAAGCATTAGTCTCTAATACCGTAATGGAGAATTTATTATATACTTCCCGCCCAGAAGTCGTCGGAGGCGCCATAATACCAGCGGCATTTAAGCTTTCATAACCCACACTAATAGATTCGCCCGGATAATCTACTTCTCGGGCGAAAATACATCCAATCAATTCCTGTGGATTATCCTGAAACTGTGGAGTCATTAGATGGCTAGACACAGACGGATCGATGGCCCATTTTGGTTCTAGTTTATTGAGATTGGATTTTAATACAGCCCCCTTCAAGGCTGGAACACTATTAATATCCAGAATAACAAACCACTGACTAGCGAATGCTAAACCAGAAGGCCAAGTGCCTAACTTATCGAGGAAATATAAAAGTGGGTCCGCCATACCCTTACTTAGGCGAGCAACAATTAAACGTTGCCGTCTCTCCAGAATTGATAGGCGATAGTAGCTTCCTGTTCCACTATTTCGCCCTTGGATGCAACGGTTACACTCACATTTCCGATGGTCTTTAACCAAGAACCGAAAAGGGTCATGAACTTAACAACGCCGCCCTGTTTATCTAAAAGAGCCAAGATGATTTTATTAGCTGCAGATGCATTGGGGATCTGATAATTTCCAGAAGAAGAAGCATCATCAAAAATTTGCAAAGAAGATATTTCTAGGAGATTGCGTAAATTATAGATGGAGTCCATGCGGAACTTGACTGACCAGGATTCTGATCCGGGATACGAAACGTTTCCGGGAACGTTAAACGATAGTCCCATAAAAGGAACTACTACATTATTAATATCCTTTCCGGGCATGATAGTAGATTCCAGATAGATTAAGTTATCTGGAGCCAGATTTCCTAGCTGGATTACCCGGAACAAATTAGTTCGAGCAAAGTCCAGCCGGGAAGCTGTATCATAAAAGTTCGCGATTCCGTATTGGTCAAGAAGTCCTGGCATAAGTGTTAATATTTAGGGTTAGGCAGTGAATTCAGCGAGATTTACTCCAGTGGGTTCAGCAATGAAATTAGCCAAGATGAATTCGGCTGTGCGGGTAGGTTGCACATAGATAGAAACAATTAACTGATTCTGATCAATGACAGAAGCCGTATTGTTATTTTCATTGCAAACGATTTTGTAATCATACATACCACCATTAGTCACTGCCTGGTCATAAATCGGAGACAGGGAGGCTACGACGCGAGCCCTGGTGCTGATGTTATTAGGTTCGAATACAAAGAATTTAAGCACCGATTGGGTGGATTTTTCTAAGTATAAGAACAGGCGACGGACATTGATACGATCAAATGCGCTTGGAGTAGTAAGAGCGGTTTTTTGACCCCAGATTACATATCCACCAGAATTTGGGAATGCACAAATTGGATTGATACCAATACGATACAACAGATCCCGTTGTTTCTGGATAGGATTGACTGCAAGATCAGAAACCCCATTAATAACCCCATAGTTCAGACCAGCAGGGGCTGTCCATGGGAAATGGGCCTGATTTACATCAGCCATGATTTGAGCGGCATATCCACTGAACGGCAACCAAACATTCTGTCCGGAGTAAACGTCATTACGCTTCACCCAGTTACCATATAGAGCCACATAACTGGTGAAGATATTACCCCAGAGGTTGGAAAGTCCCCAGAAAATATCTCTAGAAAACACGAATCCTGGTGTAGTGGACTGTTTAGTGTTAGCTCCATTCACGAAAATATAACGCAAGGCATCCGGAATAAACATGTGATCCAACCGGGAAGTAGCTACGGTGATAAACTGATCTGCAATAGCACTATAATTTACTTTGGTATTGGAGGAAGAACCTGTGGTCTGATTCAGCAAGTCTGAAATGTCTGGCGCAAAGGAATCATCAAAAGCGCTAACATATCCGGATTGGGTGCCACTAAGAGCAGCGGCTCGAGCTACTGTTCCAGCCCAAACGGTGCCCAATCCTGCTTCCAGGGTAAGGTCCAACTGGTTGGTATCAAGATTCTGTAGTAATGCCAAAGAATTGGAAACTTTCAGCGGGAGATTGCCGATATCTTGAGTGGAATTGTTGTTTACGGTATAAACTCCATCCGCATAAAGGTTCTTTGCGGCGGGTGAAACCCGGATAGAGAAATTCGGCGTATCTCCAGAGAACCAATTAGTTAAGGATGAAATATTTGGATTAACTTTAACAGATATATCTCTGGAGTTATCATTCACCACATGTTCTAAGTCAAATGGTTTAGATCCACCAGTCTGACTTAGAATGGTGCGAGATCCATACAAGGAACCAGCATAAGACTCTGTATTCACATAATCCAGCAACAGACTGTTGTTGGTGTAAATGGAATTGCGAATCTTGAAGGCCACCAAGCTTAAACAATCATTATAAGACGATGAGGCGAAATTAATGTCAGCAGGAACGCTTTCAACGACCTGCGAAATGCTCTCATTACCCTGATCTAAATAGGTAGCAGTAAGCGCAAAATCTAACCGGGACGATGGGATAGAAGCAAACACTTGAGTATTTCCGCTAAAACCAGTTATGGTTTTTACTCCTGTGATATTGTCGAAATTGGTCGACGGGTTGTTGTTAGAATTATCCGCAAATCCAATATAATACCCTTGGTAGAAATTATCTACAGAATATTTATTGTTATTCAACACTAATAATCCGGCTTTGTTTAAGTCATTAAATCCAGTAATGCTAGTAGTATAGTTACTATTGGTAGCAGTGGTTTGGTAGAAGTTATTAAATCCAGTCACCCCGTTGGTGATTAAGGTTTGGTACTGAGCATCTGTCAATACCACACTGGTTGGTGGTAATAATAGAAACGCAGAGGCATTCTGATAAAGAACACCAGAAACCCCAGTGACGCTTGTGGTTCCATTAATAGCCGTTACGGCTGTTACACTACCATTAGCAGAAATGGGATAGGCCAAGACGCTGTAATTATTAGAATAACCAGTTCCAGCGGCTGGGCCATACGGAAGACGGGAAACTATTAAGTTTCCGTCGCTATTTAAGATGTTCTGCGACGTATAGTAAAAATACCGCTCGGCGGCGTTGGTTGGACTACCGAAGATGGATTGAAACTCTGCAACAGAACCGACATTAATCAGTTCTTCTGTGGGTCCTTGTGGCGCGAATCCGGCAACAAATATATTTAAAGCTCCGGGGGTCTTAGCCACGGCGCTTCGGTCAGTTTCAGAAATTTGTACGCCAGGAGACGCTAAAGTTATGGTGGACATAGTTGTACTAATATTTATAGTTGCCAAGGGTCAACATAGTTAAAAATGGAATTAAGACCTTGGCAGTATAAATATAGACACTATGCATCAATTCGATAACTACTGCGAGAGTGTAATTTTAGAATTAGATTCTACGATGGCTCCTCCAGTTAGCGGACAGCAAGTAACTCCTACGGCCAACCCAGCGCCAGTGGACCCGTCTTTAACCCCAGCAACTCCGAATGTTGCTAATATGAATATTAATGATCCTAACCACCCGGTTCAGGCCTTCGCAAAGACTTTAACAACGCTTCCCCCAGAAAAACAACAAGAATACTTGCAAAAATTGGGAGCTATGTTAAAAATTGGTAACACCAGCACTGCAACGCGTTAATATAACACATCGTGGGAAAACAAAAAGGCCAGAAAACCAAGGTTCCTCATAAACAAGGAAGTAACATCAATAATGAACAGGGAAGTGGTGGCGACGCGTCTCCATATGTATTCCAACGGGATAAGATAGACTTTGATCTTCCTGTAAGAGAACTACCGTGGACATTGAAGCAGAAGGGATTTATCTCTCAAATTATGGATAAACAGACCAAATGTGTGTTTATCGAAGGGCCTGCAGGGGCCTCGAAAACTAGTTTGGCTGTATACTGTGGGCTGCAATTATTAAAGGCACGGAAAGTATCTGATTTGTTTTTTGTCCGTTCTGCAGTAGAGTCAGCCGATAGTAAAATAGGATATCTGCCGGGCGATGTCGATGAAAAATTCGGCGTTTATATGGCTCCATTCCTGGATAAACTACAAGAGTTTCTGGATGCCGGAAGCATCAAAAGATTGCAGGCAGATGAAAGGTTTCATGCGATGCCCGTCAATTATGTCCGCGGATTACACTGGGCAGCAAAGTGTATTATAGTAGATGAATGTCAATCTTTGACCAAAAGGGAATTGATTACCATTATTACTAGGTTGGGAGAATTTTCCAAAATTATATTCTTAGGAGACCCATTTCAATCCGATCTTCCTGAAAATAAATCAGGCGGCTTCGTTCAAATTGCGCGGTTGTTTAGCGACGAAGAAAGTCTCCAACACGGAATTTGCCATCTGAAATTTACGGTCGATGATATTGTTCGATCTGAATTTGTTAAATTCGTCACCAAAAAACTAGAAGCAGAACACAAAGAAGGAACTTGGAGTCCTTCTCCCAACGGAAGCCATAAATAACTATATGAAAAACACATCTTCTTATACGCAAGTTACTAATCGTCCTATTGGTTGTTCCTTTTGCGATGCCCAAATTCAAGGCCGAGTAACCCCTAAAAAGGACGGTTCAGGAAAGGTGTATAATGAATGTCGTTGGGTCTGCTCTCGTTGTTCTAATTTAGTTAAAGTGGGCGTTGTTAAATAATATGCACGATGCAGATTTAGTGGAAATTATTTCTGAAACAACGTATTCAGGAACGTCCGAAGCCCCTCGAAAGGACTTTGTTCCGCTTTCTTCTAAAAACGATTACAGCGCCCAATATCAGAGTGGCGGAGCTGTTTGGCCGCCAATAGACAAGCCAGTCGTTGGGCAAGGATCTCTTCCGTGGCCCTTGCAACTAGCCCCTATAGATTTGGGGGATAGTTATGTATATTTGTTCGCTGCTCTTAATAAGATTAAAACGGCTGTTTTGGAGAACAGAGCCATGACCGCAGACCAAATCGTCTGTCTCAAGAAGATATATACTCATGGGAAGAAGGCTCTGAAAATTATTAAAGAGGTTGGGTTGGTGTTTGAGACGGTAGCAAATATGGGGGTTAATGTCAAAGAACCCAAACAACACGGGCCGAAAATCGTTCCACCTGGTTCGTTGTTTTAAACAATTTAATTGATATTCCCTATTAAAATAATTAATATGGGAACATGAAATTAAATATTCAACAAACAACAGTTCGCGTCATTTTCTTCGGAGGTCTACCCGTTTTAGTGGGGTTGGCCGGATACGTAAGCAAAATTGGATTCTTAGCTCCATATTTAGTGTGTCTCTTTTTGGAATTGATCGGTTTATATTTTCTAGGAGCGGTGTATAGAACCAGGGTGCTAGAGAGAATCAAATTCGCCGAACTAGATAAAATTGGTAATTTATCTTCCATTTTATCATGTGCTGCTTGCAATGCCTCTAATATAATCACATTCATCCCAGACAATCAAGAACGGGTAGAATTCGAATGCGAAAAATGCCACAAGTCAAACGTAGTGACTATCCAATTTTCCGTCGCTGTAATGACTTCTCCTATGGATAGCCTTTCGGCACCAGCAATTAATACTACTTCTGGAGACATTATTTAAATATGAAAACACACGTAAGAAATAGCCCCGCACAACCAACACTAAACCAGACCCTGAATTGGTGGGAAAATACCAGCCAAAAAGCATCAGAATTGGCTCGCTGGATTCTACTATATGAAGCTGTGAATCTCATTGCCGACAAAGCAGAAGAAAGGCGCATCCCACTAGATAAGGTTGAATTTAAGCCGCTGTCTATTCTCCACTATATTGAAACCTCGGAGAATCAAATGACCAGAAAGGTTCTTGCTCAAGAACATAATATTGATATTACCCCCAACGACACTACGTATGAAAACCGAAATCGCACGGAAGAAGCTTTGTAAAATTCCAGAAAAGGTCTTAGCGGATATCAATGAAAATTGGGATCATAATTGGGATATTGTCGGTGTCGTTTTACGAGATAATGACACGGCTAATGTGGTCATTGTTTCTCATGAAACCCTGTCTGAAAATAGCAAGGTGCAAACAAGGCATCTGATTGTTCCTGAATTTGATGAATTAATGGAACCTACCAAACCGTGCATGCAGCTGAATATCCAGCAAGCGGTTATGGCTGGGCGTAATAATCCAACCCACTAGGTTCTAGAAACAAGTCTCCGTCACTATCAACATAAGCATCTGTGGGTGCTGGTGGTAATGGAGCAGGGGCCATACCATAATCCCCGTATACCGAAGTAGAAATACATGGTATATCATTGTAATCAAAATTAGCCTGTGCTAGAGCGCTTAGGATGTCGTTATCGTTTAGAGGAGTATTTCCAACACCAGGACCAGGGGAACCGGGCTCATTGCTGTAATCTGATCGTTTTCCTTTGAAGAACCAAACATAGTGTCCTCCTAGGGGATTATTAACGAATTCGTCAATGACTTCGGTTAATTCAAAAATAACACCTTGTCGCTTTGGAAAATTAAGCCGATCAGAACCATATTCTTGAAGCCATATTACGTCTCCAGCTTTAGGTTCTGCTGAAAGTATCCCAGTAACGGTGCTCAATGCTTGATTGAACATCAGCGGGTGGATGACTCCATTGATATCCGAGTCAGCTATAATACCAAACTTGGATAACAGATAGGAATCATTATTAAGGTTTAGGAGAACTATTAAATTCTGTCCGGATAGGAACCCCGCCATTGGTTGTTCTCCGTAAAGGGGATTGGAACCAGAGATAGAGGTTTGATTGGAATAGAATACGATTTGTTGGCCATAAATCCCAATCTGCTCCTGCCACCAACCATCAAAATTGGCCCGTTCTTCAGTATTAACTGATTTATTTAAGAAACGAAGATCTTCTACGAAATATGGCATATGTTTAATGTCTGGAGAGACGATAGTCCTTCCCGTTTTTATCTAAAGAGATACTAATGCCTGTTTTGTTGATAGCTTTTGAGGACCCTGCTGTTGGAAAATTGGTAATTCCGTAGGTTTTCATGATACGGTGGGCTATTGGTTTGGATATAACAACAGATCCTCGAATCTTCCGCTTCACCCAACGATCGATCAAAGGGTCTTCCTTTTGCTGACTATGGCAAGCAGCCACCATATTTAAATGTTTTCTTTTATGGTTGTTAGTTCCCATGACCCTTTCCGTGGTCTGGTGATGAACACTCGTATTGGGTGTTTTCGATGCAGGTCGATTATAAAAACTTTTAAAGGTGGAATCCACAATAGTATTTAGCCAAAAAGAAAGCCGAACCCATTATAGGTTCGGCTTTCTAAACATTTGCCAGTGATGGTGATTACTGATCGAACAGGAACTTACCAGTCTTAACACCCTTAGTGTCTTGGGACTTAGTAGCACCTTGGAAGGCGTCCTTCTTATCGGGAGCCTTTTCTAACTTGCCGTCATTTCCTTTACCGGTAGAGGGGGTGGATGCTTTGCCTTTCTTCTTGGGCACTGCGCCGGTTACGACTTGGGACTTAGTAGCACCTTGGAAGGCGTCCTTCTTATCAGGGGCCTTGGTCAATTCGACGGATTCTCCAGCCACTGGCTCTTCGTCGTCACCGTCATCTTCTACGTCCCACGAAAATTCATCGTCTTCTCCTTCTTCTGATTCGTCGCCAAGTTCTTCTCCGTCGCCTTCACTGTCTCCACCAGCGATACCCTTTAAAGCAGCTAGTGCTTGTTCGAGGGCTTTAATGGCAGCAGGAATGCCACCTTCTGGTTCTTCTTCGGATTCATCTTCATCAATGTTTTCATCCGTAATAGGCAACTCATCGGATTGAATGTCTGTGCCAACCTCTCCACCCAGATCTCCACTATTGCTTCCCATGTCAGGGGTGCTAGGAGCAAAATTATCCCCGAAATCTTCGGCGAGATATTGATTAAACAGCTTATCAAAGGGATTGGAAGATTCCTTAGACATCTTCATCTTTTCGGGTTTGCCCTTAGAACCATCAGCATTGCTGTGCTCTTTGTCTTCTTTAGGCTTTTCTAAATCCTTTTTAACGTTCTCTTCAGCATCGTTTCCTTTTGGGAATTTCCCAAATGCTTCGGAGTTCTTTTTGAGGGTGGACCCTTTAACTTCTGGAGAATTAACTCCTTCGTTAAGAGTGGACATATAAAGGTCGATCAGAGGATTATTGCTCATGTTGGTATGACTATTTATCACCCAACAATCCCAAATCAAAGGAATTTCGTCCTAATTCTTGTTTGGAGAACATTCGTATTTTAGAAGATTGTAATTGTTCTCTGATACTATCCTTAATAATGGTCTTGGGTTTCTTATTTCGAATAGGTGGTTGCTTCCCAGGAGCTAAAACTTTCTTATCTAGAACCAAAAATAACACAGTCGGAGCCTCTTCTATGATGGAGAAATCTGTATTATTTAATACATCATTAAAATGATGAAGACTATCCAAGATTTCCAGGGCTGCTTCTAAGAAGTCTGGGTCAGAACTTTCATCAATTAGTTTTTGAACTAACTCAATGTCTGTTTGATAAATTGTTTTAAAATCCGGAGTGGTTACTGTATATTCAGAGGATTCTTCCAATTGATTAGTGTAGGTGAATGTGTGTTTCATAGTTTTTCTTGGTCTAAAATAAATTCTGCTTCTTTTTGTAAATCCAGAACTTCAATTACTTCAGGACCTTCTGGTTTACCCACCCAAATAATCTGGGAGTTCTTTAATTTAAAGGGAGTATTTTTCTCCAACATAATTCGATACAACCAAAGCTGGAGGCTATATTTCACTTGTTCTGACTGGGCTAAATGGCTAAGCGGGCCAATAAATTTAGTATTATATTTGGACTTTTCCTCCATCGCCTTATTGGTTTTCCAGTCCAAGATAATTAATTGTTGGGAAGGAACATGCAGAGAAAGGTTGTCGATACAACCACAAATTCCTGTTTCGCGGTCGCCTATAATAAATTCAGGACGAATCAAAATGTGGTCCTTTTTCCACTCTTTATAGAATTCCAGGAAATTCTTAATCAGTCCAGCCACCTTTTCATAATAGTCTGGAATGGCTTCAGGGGTTCGATAATCTGCCCATTTCTTAAAGAATAGGCTGATGGCTTCTTGGTCAATCCCAATTTGTCTTCTCTGAAGAAAGTGTTCTACAAAGCTATGAAATTCAGAACCCACATGAGAAGCATATTCTCCTCCAAATTCCCATTTATTTAAAACATCAGAAACTTCTACTCCCTGCTTTCTAGCCACGAAGAAGGCGACCTTCTCAGCATCAAACGGCGTCTCATATTTATGGATGAGCTTGGTGACCGACATCTTGGCTGGTTTACCGTCAATAGAATAGGTATGATTTTTCTCCACAAATCTTATGTGGGCGAAACTCTCATCTAAAGTTTGAAATGCTGACCAGCTTAATTTTGGCATAATTGATTTTCGTCTAGGCATTCCTGGAAATCTACGGTATTATTAAAACATGAAAGCATATAAAGTAGAACTTCTTATTATTGATTTTGATGAATTAGGTAAAGAACAAATCGTCGAAGAATTGGTTAATGCCAATTTCCCAAATGATTGTATTACCATAAACGTTAAAAATATTGTTGAAAAGGACATTGGGGAATGGCATGATGATCATCCATTGAACATTCGCATTTATGCTGATGCGGAATACCAGAAAATCTTCGGTATTATTAAAACATGAAACGCTCCAAGTGCATAACCACTCGCAAATCAGACATCTCCGAGATAGATTCTCAGATCAAAACATGGGAGGAACTCTGTAAATATTGGCCGAACTGGCAGGAAGGCAGAAAATCCCTTAATGACCTCAAGGATATCCGGGTAGCTATAGCTTCTCGAATCGGTCAAGTTACCGTTTAATATGAACAACAAAACCACTAACGATTATCCAGATGAACCCATCTGCGAACTGTCTCTGTGTGAAACGGTTCATCTTGTTTTAAAACCAAACCAAATTTACATTTTCCGCGTTGATCCTACGTGTCCAACCTGTGTAAAATTAAATTCAGATCCAACATACACAGGAACCACTAAATGATCACTTGCCGCGACTGTAAACATTGGATGTGTCCTCACCCAGAATGGTTAGAGAATTACTCCCGAGAAACTCCACCAAAAGAAGGTTGGATGGATGGAGTATGTAAAACTCTTCAACATGGTATTACTATTGAAGTTTCTGGTGGTTGGGAGGGTGCTACAGTAGATTCCGTAGAAACTGATGCCAATTTCGGATGCATATACGCCGAAGCAAAATAATATGGCTGAAACTCTCGAACAAGTTATTAAAGAACGGGATGCTCTGCGAATTTGCTTTGCAGAAGCCTCCCACAGCGATTGTGCTAATGGCCGAGAACGATATCTGAAGGATGGGTGGCTGTTTCCAGAGAAAGTCGAAGAACTCGTAAAAGCCGTTTGGAACGCTGCTTTTAGAATTGGTTATAATAATGGTTCCTCCAATGCCACTTCCTGGGAATGGGGATGTGGTGGAACTGAACCCAAAGAAGCAGAAAAGGCATGGAAAGAAGATGTTCAATGGATGATAGATACAGAATTTGATCCCATAGACATTAAGGACCCAAAACATTGGGAGCGGGTTTAGAATAGACATTCCCGGCAATTTATCAGAATATCTTTATATGAAACACATCAAACAAATCGAAGTAGAAGCATTTACTGATGGCGCTGGTCGTCCCACCTGTGCTACTAATTTTCAGACTGGTGAAGTTTGTAAATTTTACAGGACCCAACGATTTGGTTGCCATGAAACTTGTGTATTTGCTGAGGATAATGGAAAATATTCCGATGGAATGCAACGCCGAACCTCGCTTACTGGTGTGGCTGGTGATGGCACACTAATCCCTTTGAAAACGTGTCCTATTTGGAATAAAGTTTAATATGAAACCAGAAATCAAAGTTAAAATAGACAATCTACGACAGAAGGATCCTCATGATCTAGATGGCTGGATTCATGGGTGGTTGCGTTATGAAGCCTTGCGAAAATTGAATGTCATGGAATTTGCTGGCCTATTTGAACGCAACATTCGCGGCGAAAACTTTGATGAAATGATCGATGAGTTAATTTTGTTACATTAATATGATAATCACAGTTGCTTACCATAATTGGATAAAAACATTAGATTGGACGCCAAATATACCCCTGTGCGAATATACGGGGTTTATACGGCTGGACGGAGATCTAAAAGAAATTCGCGAAATTCATAGAACCAAAAACGGAATTCAAATAGAACTAATATGAACCGAGAAATTAAATTTCGAGCGTGGTTTAACGAAATGCAAGCACCCCAAATGATTTATCCTCATTTGGATGATTTTATTTATTGGGATGGTTTAGTAGCAGCCCAATTGGATATATGTGTTTATAAAAATATGGAGATTTCATATATTCCAGTAAATGGCACTAGATATCCAGATCAGCTAGGAGAACTCTCAGATACTTTGTGGGATGCTCCTAATAGCACATTAATGCAATTTACTGGAATGAAAGACAGGGCTGGAAATGATGTATACGAAGGGGACATCATTTCACATCAACGTGAAAGTTATAAACCTTATGTGGTAGAATATAACGAACGAACAGGATCATTTACGGCTAGTGGCTATGGAATTAATACTAATGTTGGACAATGTGTTAGCATGTGTAGTTTAACTGTTGTTGGAAATATCTTTGAAAATCCTGAATTGTTAAAGTAAACTCTTATTATGAAGAAGTGCCCCAAACAATTCGAAGATAATGACTTCCGTCGAACCCAGATTTGCCGCGAAGGAAACGTTGCCATCTATAAACAGGAACCCGTAAAACTTTCTTACGGCCCTTACTATGAAGTAGTGGTCATCGAATGGAAGAAACGATGCGAAATTAAAGGACCCAAAGGACAAATCAATGTCATTGAGGCAGGAGAACATTACCCCGGAAATAGTTTGTGGGGACAAAAAGGATGGACCTATACTAATCTACCCGAAGCTCAAATTAAATTTGCTAAAGTGGTAAAACAAGAAATTAAGAAACTGTCATGAAGCCAATTAAATTTAGAACGTGGGATATTAAGAAGAAAAAATGGGTTCTTTCTATTCCACCAGAGGAATACATGTTGGATGAAGATTGTTGGGATCAACCACAAGATCCCGAAGACGCATGGTTTATTTGTCCTGCTAACCCCTTGCCAACATTTAAGGGTCGTTTAATACACCAACAGTTTATTGGTTTAAAAGATTCTAAAGGAACCGAAATCTATGAAGGGGATATCGTGAAAGGAAATTTGTCTTCTTTTGGGGAATCCTATTTTGCGGAGGTTAAATGGAGTGCGTTTATGTGGAACGCCTTGACCTTCGGTGGGAATAATGTTTGGTTGTCAGACGTTTTGGAGGTGATGGGAAATATCTTTGAAAATAGTGATTTATTAAAAGATTAACTTAAAATGGAGAATGGCTTCCGAATTAACCCTCTTAAATCAGAAACAAATAGGAAGTTTGATGCGCCGCTGCATTCGGTTGGCCCAAAAGGCTCCTGTGGATTTCTTTTATATTAAGAAATTAAAGGGGTGTCAGGGTTTGTGGTATCCAGAGAGAACAGAGAACGATCCGGTGGATTCTGGGCGGTTTCATGATAAGAAACATATCATTTTAGATCCCCGGCGTGGGTTTATTGGCACTTTAATTCACGAATTAATTCATGAACTCGAACCAGATTGGACGGAGCGACAGGTTTTATATGCTGATTCTCGCTGCATAAACTGCGCGTCCTTGCATTTGATTTTAAAACTCCTGAAGGTCGTCGTTGACAAGGTTTATAAAAGGGAAGCGCAGAAAATAAAAAAGAAATTTCCCAAAAGAAACACAGAGATTAAAGCATCAAACTGATAAATAATGATCCTATGTTAACTACTGAAGCAGTTGGAAATACTGCACCTCGAATTGTGGAATCTTATGAGTCGGATTTATTGCCTAAAGAATTTTTAGAACCCTATCAAACTAAGAAAGTTCCGTGGGGGTTTAATGGGCTGGGATATATTGTCTATAAAAGAACATATGCCCGCAAATTGAATGATTCCGATCAAACCGAAGAATGGTGGCAAACAGTGGCTCGTGCGGTAAATGGGGCACAAAAAATTGGCGCAAAATATACCCAGGAAGAAGCCCAACAACTTTATGATTTGGTATTTAATCTAAAATGTAATTTTTCTGGTAGGGCTCTTTGGCAACTAGGAACATCTACGGTAGATCGGTTTGGTGGGAACAGTCTGTTGAATTGTTGGTTTGTGGCAATGAACGAACCCAAAGCATTCACTTTCCTATTTGAAAATTTGATGCTCGGCGGCGGAGTTGGATTTTCTATTCGTCGAGAAGATATTCACGAACTCCCCAAGATTAAACGAGGGGTTAAAACAGAACATCAAAATGTTAAGGATGCTGATTTTATTGTTCCAGATTCCCGACAGGGATGGGTTCAACTGTTGGTAAAAGTTTTAGAAGCCTTTTATGTTACTGGAAAATCTTTCACGTATTCTACGATTTTAGTTCGTGGGGCTAATGAGAAAATTCATGGATTTGGAGGCACCGCCTCTGGCCCGGGCATTCTGATTGATGGTATCGAAAAGATCGGCAAAATTTTTCAACAAAGAGAAGGAAAGAAGCTTCGTTCTTTGGATGTATTGGATATCAACAATATTATTGGCAGTATTGTAGTGGCTGGTAATGTCCGAAGATCTGCCCAAATTGCTTTAGGAGATCCAGATGATTATCTCTTTTTAAGGGCCAAGAATTGGTCTCTGGGAAACATTCCAAATACTCGGGCTATGTCCAATAATACCATCTATGCGGATGATTACGAACATATCAGTCCAGAAATTTGGGATAACGGGTATATCAAAGATTCTAAAACGGGAATGGCAAAAGGAGAAGCTTATGGGTTTTTCAATCTTCCACTCTCTCAGAAGTTTGGCCGTCTTAAAGACGGGTTAATGAAAGGATGCCGAATGTATCCTGCAGAATATGATAATGTTACAGGAACAAATCCGTGTGGGGAAATTTCATTAGCTTCTTGGGAATGTTGCAATCTGGCGGAAATTTATTTGAACAATATTACCAGCAAAGAAGAATTGTTTTTGGCTGCCCGCCTCCAATACAAAACCCAAAAAGCAATTGCAGCCCTTCAATTCTTGCACGAAGAAACCAATAAAATCGTGCATAAGAATATGCGTCTTGGTCAGGGAGTTACTGGCGTATGCCAATCCTTAGATAAATTAGAATGGTTGGATGAATGCTATGTCAAGCTTCGTAAATTTGACAAGGAATGGAGTAAGCAAAATAATTGGCCTGAAAGTATTAAGTTGACCACTATTAAACCATCAGGCACTTTATCTCTATTGGCCGGATCTACTCCAGGTGGACACGGTGCTATTTATCCGTTTTATATTCGAAACATCAGAATGTCTTCCCAAGACGCTTTGGTTCCGTTCTGTCGGAATATTGGGTGTGCTGTGGAATATGCCAGAAACTTCGACAAGTCTAAAAACTATGATACTGTGGTGGTTAGCTTTCCGTGTCAATCCAACGGGGCTGTGTTGGCTAGTGAATTAGGAGCCATCAAACAATTAGAATTGGTAAAGACCCTACAAACGGTTTGGTCAGACAATGCTGTGTCTGTAACCGTTTATTACCGCCCAGAAGAACTTGACGACATCAAAGTTTGGCTTAAAGAAAATTACGAAACCGGAATTAAGTCAGTTAGTTTCTTGCTTCATGATGACCACGGATTCGATCAAGCACCATACATTGAAGTTTCTGAAGAAGAATATGGTAAACTGGTGGCTGGAATGAAGCCCATTACCAACATCCAGAATCTGGGGGATGGTGATTTGGAAACTATGGAATGTGCTGGTGGGGCATGTCCTATTAAATAAGCGGTCCATTCCAACTTTGAAGTTGTATTCTATTTTAACCTAAATAGAATATCGATATGACGTTTAAAGAATTTTACACAGAAGCCACCAAAGTGCCTTTGACTAATTGGGCCGACTTGCAACAAAAGTCTCCCATGTTAAAGGCTGCCGTTGGGCTTTTAGCTGCCATTGAAGAAGTAAATAGTTCTGCGGAAGCCTTGATTGTGGGTGGCGCCGTTCGAGACATTCTTCTTCAAAAGGACCCGAAGGATGTTGATATTGCTACTAATTTACCCACAGACGAATTGACCCGTCATTTCAAAACGCATGACGTGGGGGCCAGTAAAGATTTTGGTATTCATACCGTAACCTGGGAGGGATATCAATTTGAGGTGGCCGCATTTCGTTCTGAAACGGGAAGCGCAGATAATCGTCGCCCAGACTCCGTGTCCAAAGTCGATTCTTTCGAAGAAGACTCGAAACGTCGTGATATCACTTTCAACGCGCTTGGACTCAGTAGAGATGGCGTTATTATTGACTATCACAACGGCATCGAGGATTTGAATAACAAGATTGTTCGCACTGTAGGCAATGCTCGGGAGAGATTTAAGGAAGATGGCTTGCGGATTTGTCGGGTAATGCGTTTTGCCTCAAAGATGGGATTTAAAATTGAACCAGACACCAAGAAGGCCATCATTGAACTCAAACATTTGGTAGAAACAATGCCGGGTGAAAGGGTGCGGGATGAAATGCTTAAAGCTGCAACGAGTGGTAATTCCTTAGCAGATTACTTCATCCATTTAAATGATGTGGGTCTTTTAGAAAAGATTCTGCCAGAGTTTAAGGCTATGGAAGGTAAGCCACATACCAAAGAAACCCACCCAGAAGGGGGCGTTTTTGAGCACGTTATATCTGCGATGCGACAGTCTAGGTCTACAGACCCAATTACCAACTTGGCTATTGCCTTTCATGATTTGGGTAAGGCCATTACCTTGACCTTTACACCTGAAGGGAAGCCTCAATATAAAGGCCATGAATATGATGGTTTACCTTTAATTGACGCCATTGCCAACCGATTGAAATTCTCCACCGAAGATAAACAAGCCATTAAATTTGCAATGGAACACCACATGCACGGACATCGCATTAAGGAAATGTCTCCGTCTAAGCTCATTGGAATGAGGCATTCTCCTCACTGGGAACATTTGAAGCAAACCTTTAGGGCTGACGATGCTTCGAGGCTTCATTTATTCGATGAAAAGGAATATGATTCCAAGATGGAGCACATCGAAAACCTTTACAATACCTTTGGTAAGAAGCAGGAATTTGAAAGGAAGATGAGCGAACTGATCAACGGACAAATGATTATGAAGATCGTGCCTGGAGTTAAAGGTCCTGCAATCGGCAAAATTAAAGACGCCGTTCGTCAATGGATCGTGGATGCCCAATTCCAAGTCACCCAAGATCAGGTAATTGCGAAGATTAAGGAATTAGCTTAAACTTCAGGTCCACCCAAAGAAGGCAATCCGTCATCGCTATGAGGACTCTCGTGCCGTTGTTTAGGTTCTCCCAATACATTAGTATTGGTCCGCAGATATTCCATACAGGCATTCCAACCAGCCACAAAATCTATTTCACTAACCTTTTGGGCTGAATATGGATTATCATTAGCATTGGCCAATTTATAAGTCTGAAATGCTGTCTTTGCTTCTGGGGAAAAATGGCGATAAACCCCGCCTTCGTTTAAGGCTTCTGCAATAACTCGGTCGTAACTACTCATGGCTGGCAGATCCTAAAATTTGCTTATGGGCTGGCGGGCGTTGTCCTCCGTGCATTTCAGTCCGCCACACATCTTGGTCTGACATTTTGGAACCCGAACCGACTAATGCTTCGATTTTAGCAATTAGTGGACGAAGAGCAGAGTCCCTATCACTGTCTCCAAATGCGGTCAATTCTTGTAAAAACGGCAAAGCTAGTTTGAGCAATGCAATCGGCGTTTCTTCATTAGGATCGCCCATATCCTCGTTTAATGATTGCAAAGGTGTTTTACCTTCTTTTAAGATCTGCAGATAGTAAGGGACGAAACTCATGGGACTATTTATCTCCATGATGGCAACTATAACCAGAATCTAGGAGTTCGAGTCAGTGCTAAACTCAAAAGTCTTGCTGACTGTCTTGCGTCCTTCAGTGGATTGTGAATAGGTAGTTCATCTGGAAGACGATCGTATTTTGCTAAAGGATTCATGCCAGCCGCTAACAAAACGGTGGCAATATCATGCAAAGGATAAGGGGCTTGGTCTTTCCTAGTCCGATAATCATCTTTTACACAAGCACCCAAAAATCGCGCCTCAACAGGATAACAACAATCAGCAGCAACTAAAATATTTGGATATTTCTTTTTGGCTGCAGTTAATGCGACCCAGAATGCCCCACGCACGCCAACTGGGGTTTTATGGGTAACCTCTAGGTCTTTAACATTCTCTTCAATCCACTTTCGGTCTTCTGCAGTTCCTAGAGCAACCCCAGGATCACAAGCAAATTCAAACTCTGATTCCGAGTGTCCATTGGCATAATATAACCCACCACCCACAGCATAACCCTCTCCATACAGGCCAATAGACTCTACGTCGAAAACAAAAAAGACCGGATCTTTCATAAGTCTATTTAGCAGCGTCTCTTAATCCCATCAGTCGAAATCGTTCATCCAGAGATTCGTTGATCCTAGACATATATTCCTCTTTCTCCTTACCAGCAGGAGCTTTCTCCCATTGCTTTCGAATCAAGGACAATGTTTTATCCATAGTAGCAATTAACTTTTCGTATTCGGTTTTCATATAATAGAGAAGGAGGCGCGAGACTTACGGGTTTCAGAAACAGTTACTTTAGAAACAAACCAACCAACATTTAGACACCAACGATAAAATGCATATGCCATATTTTCTGAAGTGGTTTGTTTGATCAGTTCTCCAGTTCCTGTTACATCATTGAGTAATTCTGCCGTAATAAATTGATGATCAAATTTGGATTTGATAAGTTCGGCAAAAGGTTCTAACTCCCGAAAATCCTTCACCCACTGGTTTGGGAGTAGGTCGTTGGAATTTGTAAATAGTTCAATATCAACAAGATACGAATGGCCATGTAGCTGGGAACATGGATGCGGTGCCTCTACATTGGTTAATTGATGGGCTGCTTCAAATTCAAATTGCTTGCTGATTGTATACATACTCAAGTATTTTACTAGCATTTAAGAGGAATGCCCAATACAATTATTGAAAGTTAACAGCGGTATGTAGTTGGGAATGGCCAATTAGCCAACCCGTCTGATGGCTTAAATGGTTGGCCGCCATCATGGATATTTAGCATTACTCCAGTAGGATCTGGCATACTTGGATCAATCTCGTGCTTGAATACCAAATTCAAATGATTCCTAATCATATCTACTTGGGGAACAGTTAATGATTGTTTATCATTTTCTATATTGGTGCTGCGAAGTTCAAAATAACCTTGCAACCAATAGCAGAAGTCTCGTGATGTCATATTTGTTTTAATTCTATATTATGAAACTTAAAAATCTCTAGGGCACTTTGATCTTTGTCGTAAAGCTCCCGATAGACCACTTTAGGAATATTGTGGGCAGCAATAGCATTAGCACAAGCCGTGCAGGGTAAAAGAGTGCAAGCCAGCAATTTACATTCCCCTCGCTTGATTAGCGAAAGTAAATTGGTTTCAGCATGGATCATGAACTTTCTGCGTTGATCTCTATTCACCCAAAATTCCGGACCTACATTTTTGCCGTGGGATAAACCATTATATGCTACGCCGATGACCCGATTTTCGTGGTCTAGGGCTACTGCTCCTACTTTTTGATAAATATCTTCACTTCTTTTTGCGGCCACCTCAGCCAACTGCAAAGCATATTCTTCCCAGGTTGGTCTGGTCACTTCGACCCCTCAACTAGAAAACTTAATCCCTGGGTGTATTTTAGAATCTGCTTTGGTGTTGGAGAGTCTGCTAAATTAGCCTTCATATCAGCAATTTTAACCGCCTTGGCCATTACATTTTCTTTAACCCCCTTAAGATATTCTCCATAAGGTTGGTTCTTTTTCTTGGTAAGAATTTCAACGGCTTCAATGACATCCGCCGGAACCCCATAAACCATCAAATCATATTTAGAAACAACAGTATCTTCTAAAACATCATGCAACCAGGCCACTGCCTTATAACGAATATTCTCCAAAGAATCAGCCACTGCTTTAGGATGGACAATATAAGGAGTAATGCCATCATGCCTAAATTGTCCGGCATGGGCGGCTTTGGCAATTACTTCGGCTAAATCCACCAAAGGCAAATTCTTTAGAGCGTTGACATTCATAATTTTCATCGGCCGCATTTAGGACAAACGGCTCGCCCCACTTGCGTGTAATTGACAGTGGATTTGCATTTTGGGCAAAATCCGCAAAAGTGGCAAAATTTTCGCCAGTAGTATCTCAAATAATTGCAAAATCGTTGGAATTTCATAACACCAATATATCAGAAATTAGTAGGAAATACTAGTTCCAAATATCAAATTGACAAACTTCCAACAACCGTTCTCGGAAGTCTTCGTCATGTAGATCATTGTCCAGTGTATTTAAAAAATTAACTGCAGCATCTAGATACCCTCGAGCATAAGGTTGCCAAACAGAATCTAAGATAGGAACATACCAATCATCCTGTTGAATATCAGCAGCCATAATAGCTAGTATGGTTTTCTTTTGGATGGTATCAGTTAGTTCTTCCATATGAGATGGGGATTGGCTTTAATTATATCACACACCAAACGAACAATCTCTGCTGGTTCAAAATGAGTTTTCCAATCCAAATCCTCTGCAATAGTATCAATCTTTTTAAGATATAGTTCAGTTACCTTTTCAATATCGATATCTACGTTTATTTGTCTGGACATATTAATTCTTCTTATGGATGAAGGGCTCCCACTCAGGGATACCATAATGGTTCTGGATGAAATGGGACGCTGGCAGGGCTTTGGGCTCCTGAGGAATGCGAGCCAGGTTCATTCCTGCTTCTTTTGGAGTGCGATCTCGCTTCATCGAGTTGCACGGAATGCAGGAGCAAACCAGATTCTTCCAGGAACTTGCACCCCCTTGTGCCCTAGGAACCACATGATCCAGATTCATCTTTCGCTTAGAGGAGCCCTTGCCGCAATATTGGCAGGTGTCTTTGTCTCTTTTGCGGATAGCCGCAGAAGTAAGACGCGGCTTCCGAATAGGAACCTTGTCATACTTAGCGAGAATGATTACTCGAGGAACCTTGATTTTAGCATGGACAGTATTGACGAAAATGTCATCCTCCTTTAATTCCAGCTTCTGCCATTCCTCCCACTTCATAGGAATCATCACATCTTCTCCTTGAATATCCAGTGCCGTTGCCACCCCAGCATAAATCATGCTAAGGGCCTTGGCTGGAGACATAGCATGGATAGCTTGCCATCCTTTGTTTAGGACTAAGACTGTGTTATTATTGAGTTCAGTGGGATTCATTGCCTATAATTTAGTCTGAATTACGTGGAAAGGAAATATTATTCTGGTTCGCCCGAAGAATCGTGACTCTTTTCATATTACGGATAATGATTATTGTCCTTATTTTCCCAATACAGGTCTCGCTCAAACACAACTCCCTCGATTGGAGTATCAGAACAAGTTACTACTAGGAGAGCATCTGGCCTGAAATAGAAACGCTGTAGGATCTTCACAGTAGATCCGTAACCAAAGGGAACATCATAATGCCGAACAGCAATAACAGCCAATTCTCCATACTTTTCCGAAAGAGGAACATATGGATTATATGGAACCCACTTCCTTTCAAATTCCCAGAAATCTGACAAATCATACATTGTGGCGTGCATTTCGTCGCCAGACATCCAAATCCTCGGATCTCCATAATCCCGGATTACTTGCCTGTAGCGGCTGGTGGCAGGTTCTGAAGTTTTCGTGATACCAGTGCCTCCATTAGTCCAATGTTCAGGCCACCCGGGGCATAGGCCGCCTACCAAGGCCGCCACGGACCTGCATGTGCGATGTTTGCTGGCGCCGTGCTCTTTAATTAGTTGATCGATGATATTCATATTTTTATTCTAGTGTTGTGATGTATTTAAGATTACGATATTTTTCTTGGAAATCCAAGCCAAATCCAACAACAAACAAATCAGGAATCTTAAAACCAACCCAATCTATTTGCGCTTCGGCTTTTCTTGGGACGTCCTTTTCCAGAAGAACCACGGTTTTAACTTCCGCTGCTTTACCCTTCAGATCATTTTGGATAGCAGAAAGCGTTTGTCCTGTGTCGTGAATGTCATCGATTAACAGCACCCGCCGATTTTTACATTTGTGGAGAACCATCGAATCATAATGAATTGCTCCACTACTATACCTTTCTCCATTATAACTAGAAACATTAAACGGACAAATCTCCAAATCTTGAGGAATCCAAAGAGTCAATTCAGAGGCAAAATACATAGCCCCCTTCATTAAGATTAGGGCCAAGATAGCGGAATCAGACGGATTGGTTCGGTAGTAGGTGTCAATCTCATGAGCTAATTCCCCAATACGGGAATGAATCCGACTGTGTGGATATAGGGGTGGTAAAACTAAATCAGTGTTATTCATAATAAACCCCACGAACGACTGTAGACGGCGGCCAAACTACTCCACTATAAGGACCATATTCTTCGTTTTTCATCCCCTTCTCCAATTCCTTAAACAAGGCTTCTTCTGTTTCTTCTTGAGAACCAAACCCCTGACTATAGGACAGAGAGTGTCCATATTTATCAAACAAATGATAACACCACGGACCAACGCTAATGGTTCTTATTGCAGAAACTTTTTGTTGTTCTGGAATCCTCGGTTCACCTTTCCAACCACAACTTTCCTCCCAATCATCCTCAGAGTTACAATGTTGTTGCAATTTGCGGCCATTGGTCCAGCAATCTACAAGATCCTCAGAACCGCATTTTGGACATTTTTCAAATTTCATATTTAAATCCGCGCAAAGACGTGCCAAACCAACGGATTATTTGGGTCTTGAGCTGTGGAAATATAATAACGATCTGAGTTTAGTGTCAATTCGGGAATTGGATTTCCTGTTCCTAAAATTTCAATATCCACAGTTCGGGTAAACTCTCCAGGTTCTACCAACATCCACAAAACCAATTGTCCATTTTGAAATTGGGCGGATAATAGTTCTGCATGACCCTTTTCTTGAGCAGGGTATGATATAGTTTGAAGATCTGTAATTCTGAGTGGAAACTTATAAATGGTTTGCATGGTGATATAGTAGTCAAAAATTGCAGGAATTACCAGAAAGGAAAATTAGTCAACCTTTGTATAGAAAGTAGCTGCACCTTTCTTCCGACATCATTCCTTACTACGTCTGGGCGATGTTTCAGCCAATTCGGGAAATTAGGTTTCTGCGGAGTCAGTAGATATTCTCGACTAAAAGAGGCTCCAGCAACTGGATTTACACCAATATTCATCAAAACATAGCCACTTTAAAGAGTTCTTGGAGTATCTCGCATTTAAGTCCAATCTTCTCTGTGGTTATTTTGATTACTTTCTCGGAGGAAGTCCTGCGATGGACTATCTGAGCGCGCCTATTTTTCGCTATGCTGGGATTTGAAATTATTAAAACAGCTGTAAGATTGGCCGAACATGCCAAGTTCGGAATACCTCGTTAAGTTCATCTATTCGGCCACATTCGAAATATTCTGATCAGGAATACTTCTTTCCTTTCGGAAGAATGAGAGGACTGGTTACCTCCAAGGGTTCATCTACTGGTCATGTTTGAGCTACCAAACCCACAGCGCTTATTCCGCAACCTAGATTGTCTACGGAACTCCTTCTGCCTTGATGTCACTTATTGATGTATACCACAGAGTCTAGATCTGTGTGCGTTACCTCCGTAAGAACGAGGACCTTCCGCCACCAATTTTACAAATGTCTTAAAGAACTATAAACATCTTATATTATGTTTTCGGGAAAGCCACTAGGGAAGTTTTCCGCCACCAAATTTATCTCGCATGTCCCCGTCTGCAGAGGACATATATGGTTTCTTAACCATCGTATCTGCTACCCCTTTTACGATTTCTGTATAATTTGGAACCACCCCAAAAGGACTTCCTGGGAATAGGGACTGCCATAAACGCTTACATCCTTCTATGGACCACGTTGGTTCTTCTTTATCCCCGGTAAATTGTTCTTCTAATTTCAAATTCCAAGGATGAGAAGGTTCGCCTCGTTTCTGGTGGGAAGGACGCCAACCAGCTTCTTCCCGCACATAATGGTCTACAAAACATTGATACGAACTACCCCGAACACAATACGGATATGTTTCCAAACAAACCACATCTTTATCTGCCGCCGATTTAAATTCAATACAACCCACATCTCTTTTATGAATAAACAATTGATTGGATTCTATGTCACCTGAAAGATTATTGTCTCTTTTTAATATCTCCAAAGTCTTATTTGCCAATATTTGGGTGGAACGAGAATTATGTCCAATGACAAATACGTTCCAACCATCTAAAGCAGCTCCAATGGCTTGTTTCAACATTCGAGTGGTTCTACCTGTTTGGCGATTAGTATCGTAGTGCATGATTAAATGATATAGGGGTTTGCAAAAAGTTCTACGGATTGTTTGAAATTAAATTCAAAGTTCGATCTTCCCAACCATAATAACTGCACCATTGCCCTGGTTTGTCTTCTGGATCTAAAATGATCTGAAAGAGATTACTCCTTTGAACGATGCTGTGAACCACTTGAGGAACAGCGGGTTCCTTTTCCAGTTTTTTCAAGAGAAGGGTGTCTCCGGGTTTAACTTGGTCATACCTAATAGGGGTAGTGTTCATGTGATGTAGTAGTTGTAAAGTGGCGACCAGCTAAGGTGTCGATCCCTAACCCAAGTCTTAGTTGGGTCCACCTCGCTTCAAACGAGAGGTCATCGCCGGATGACTTAACTGGCCTTTAAAAGTTCTGGATTTTCGTTAATGTTGCCAATTATATCCATAGGACGAATAAACCCGCAATGATCTGTTAGTAAAATTCGAGCACGATGGTTAATGCCGAAGCTACCTTGCATGTAGACCACTAACCCCACAACATCAAATCCTATATCTTTAGTAGCTACAATATCACCTTCGAATATTTCATTTTTGGTTAAATCAAAAATTGCAGTGCCTTCCTCGAACACCAAAGTAGGATCCTCAAAAGAATATATTCCTTTCAATGGAATATACTTCTTTAAAATTTTGTCATAGACTCGAATATTTCTCATATTACCACCCAATAGATTTACTGGCACTGACCCATGCAGCAGAATCAGCATCTCGTTTAGCATACATTACTTTGGCATAATAGTCACCCACCTCTCCTTGAAACATTTCATCCCCAACTACAGCATGTCTCCATTTGGAAAGCAGTTCATATAGGCTCATATTATCAATGATTGGTTTCGCGGTTTCTAATGTCATAAAAGAAGTTTCCTGTATTTTATGAGGAAAAACAAGTCCGGATTACTGATGCTCCAAATGGTAGGATCAGTAATCCGGTTGTGGTAAGGCTTGACCCTTCCCAGAGTTCTCGAGCTGATGGGGTCTTTTAACGAGAATCCTTACGACAAATTACTTAGTTCGCTCCAGACCTGAAAGAGCCGACTTTTTAAAAGTTTTAGGTGCTTCGGCGATTCTAAACAAGCCACCAAGAAATTTTTATCATCTATAATCCATTTTGGCAAAGATTTGATGGTTCTCTTTAAAGGGGTTCGAATGAACTGTTCCAAGTCCTTTAGAAACAGTGTTTTTTGCTTGGACCATTGCGCGTCCGAGCGTTGAACCTCTAAAGTGGACGTTCTGACGCGTTTAAGATGGTTAATAAGATGGAAACGAAGAGTTCCTAAATGAGCCTCAAACTCTGCTGGTTCTAAGAAGTAATCTTTACGATAGGCTAAACCCCCAGCCTTAATAGTGGTAATTGCATCATCATAAGTTGCTGAGGTGTCCTTATAATGCTGAACTCCATGCCAAACTTCATGCACTAGAAACTTTTCTAGATTAGCCGCATTTAAATTTTGAATCCCTTTCCAGTAAAGGACAATTTGTTTTCCGGTCCATTCCCCAACAGCCGAAATGTCTTCAGGACTAAGAACTAGGGGGATATTTTTAACTCGGTTGGTTTCCCTATTAACCACTGAAATAGAACCCAAAGAAGTTTTCTTGGTGGGTGGTTCTTGAATTTGAGACAGCTTACGACTAAACTGATGAATTTGAGAAAGAGTCTCTTCTGGAAGATCCTTGAAGGATTCTGAGAAGAAGGTTTGAAAATTCATATGATGTAGTATTTATAGAGAAAATGGTAACCCTACCCAAAATTGCATTGGGACTTAATCCTTAGGAGGGAATCGTGATGTCTATTTCACTATAGGGTTATTAAAGAGTGTTCCATCCAGGAATTGCACCTGGAATAAGATTTCCGCAAAATCTCGTGATGTCTATTTCACTAATGGAACTAAAATGGTATTCGCGATAGGGGTCGAACCTATATATTATCCAGTTAACCTTTTTACTCGTTAGAAGCGAGAGGGTATACGCGAACATTAAATGGAAATCCGGGTGATATTTGCAATCACTATTAGCTATTTTGCAGATAGCCACCGATCTACTTTGGCTTCCGGATTATAAATGGCAGTGAGCAGAGTATTTGCAACCCAACCCAAGTCTTAGTTGGATCCACATACTTTCCAGGTATGGCCGATATCGCTGGTTCGGTTTACTCACTATTAAATTGGTCCCAATATCCGGACATGCACCGGCTTCACAGACTTATGAAATCTGGGTTTTACTATATAAACTATACTGGGTCTTAAAATTGTCAATCTTGATATTCAATGATATAAGTGGAATTTCGGGTGTGAATTAAGGTTTTTTCTTCGTTCGTGCTCATAATACTAGAAGAACAGAAGTGACCGTGATCTAATACGATAGCGCCACCAACTTTTAGTGGGGAGGTTAATTTGCCTTTGTGTATACTTTTTACACCCAATTTAATTACTCGAACTCTTTTATCCCAAACTTCTCCCTTCAGATTCAAAGTGGTAACCATACCACCCATGGAGATATTCCTGCCGTGATAATATTCAATTTCCTCCGGATTCAAATCTCGAGTGGTTGCTTTGGGAAAACGAACATCTATAAACCCTATCCCATAAACCCAGGCACCATAAAAGTTTTCTTCGTCCTCTTTATAGACACTGCAAATATCTGGAGTGTCATTACTAATGTCACCAAGACCATGAAACGCTTTGGTGGCGAGTTTGTAAATGGATTTGAATTCTTTCATGTTTCTATATTAGAATGGATTTGAAGGAAAGACCAGAAAAAGAAAGAGAGGTTCGCTAAGCTGCCGCCGCTTAACCCAAGTCTTAGTTGGATCCAGGAATTTAGCAAATTCCGTTCATCACTGGATGAATTAACGAACCATGAAAGTGGGGCCGAGAACCAAAATTGCATTGGTATCATCTATATTACGAGTATAGGGTTTTGCATTAAACTATCTCGGCATGGGAATACTGAATTGTGCGAAGCAGCGGGACTGCTCTGGGCGTTTATGACTAGTCGTCCAGTCACCGCTATTCACGCGACCGAATTTCTTCGCACAATTCAATACTCATTGTTTAAATATTATCTGTTAGTTTTAGGGAATTGCAACTAATTTAAAATGGCGGCTAACGGAGTGGATGCTACCCAACCTAGTAGTGAACTAGATCCAACTATTTTCGAAATAGTGTCAGCTCGCTTGTCTGATTCATTAGCCATTAAATGGTAGTCGGGGAGAATTTCGCAATCTCAATCTTGGCATTCAGAGTGCCCTGCGTTACTTTTACGCCACCCGACAATTAAAATGGAGCCTGATGAGGGACTTGCACCCCCGGTGAGATTTCTCTACATGATTACAAATCACGTCCTATCGCTACTAAGGGAATCAGGCATTTTGAAATTTATTTGAAATGGCATCGTCTGAGGCTCTTGCGGCCTCTAGGTCTACTTTGAGGGAGTAGTTACTCGAGCTACTTTGTATTAGACGACATTGTATTGTGCAGTTACATTCTCGGCAATAATCTTGGCTGCCTTGAGGTGAAGATCTAGGGGAATCAAATTCTTTAAATCCGCAAATAACATTTCTGCTAGACCACAAAAATCGTGGTAGTTGGCTCCTTCTGCTTCTTCGGAGGCTTTACGTAAAATTTCATCGATCTTGTTTTGAAGTTTCATGAGATGATTTTAACTACGAGTTTTCTGGAATTCTCTTAGTTTTTCTAAATCATCCCCTTCATAAAAATCTGGAATACCGCTTGCTGGATATCCGCCGCATCTACCACAAGATAAACAAGTTCCGGCTCCTCTAATGGTTCCTACTTCACCATTATGATTGATTACTAAATTAGAACGTTCTCCATCACAGTTATCACAAGAGAACATGCTTCTTTCAGTGATAATAGAAACATAGGCTTCGGAAAGTAGTTGGGTATCTTTGTCGTTCATACGAGTATTTAGGTTAAAGTGGCTGGGAATCCGGCGTTTGCATCCGGTTTTAAAGTTTTTCAAACTTTCACACTACGTCATGTGTTAATTCCCAATTAAAAAGTGCTAGAGGGGTGTGCTGCCCACTCCTTCCTTCGACTTATCAAGTCGGTGCATATGCTGTTTTGCTTCTCTAGCGTTTGAAAATATTCGCCATGTTCGTGCTGCCCGAACTACTCCCAGTATGTCGAACTAGGTTTCTGCTGTTGAATTAATGGCGAGTGAAATTGGCCTGCGAATTTTAACACCCCTTGCAGGTCGGGCTACGTGCTGAACGTGTTCTTAAGAAAGTGGAGCCCAATCCCGGTAACTCTCCGGATTTTCACCATTACCAATGGCGTGTATTAATTTTATACGAATCGGGCTTTAAAACGTAGTCCCGGAAAATTTTGCAATTTCAACCTTCTCTGTGTAAAAGAGTTGCTCCACTTTTGAGCTACGGGACCATTAAATTAAAGCGCTGCTGGAAAGAATTGCACTCTCATAAATCCTACTTCGAAGGTAGGTGCCTGGGTCTGTTCGAGCCACAGCAGCATTATTAAAAATTAATTCCACTTTATGAAGCCAGTCTCCCTCGCAGGATAAGCACTCTTCATAAACAAACACCAAACGTAAACGATTTATAGGGTTTTGACACCAGTGCAAGTGTAGTGGAAATATGGAAGGCGTTATCGGTATTGCGCCGATTTATCTAACTTGGCAAGCTAGTGCATCACTTTTTATGCTTAACACCCATTAAAAATTTATCCCATAGTAGCAAATATATCATTTTGGATACCCTGAAGGTTTACTGCTATGTGCGGATATAAAGAAATTTCATTTGTTTTAATGTCCTTCAAATAAATATTGGATTTTAAACAATTAGCAGGATCCTGAAACATATTTGTTGTATTTTTTAATGTTAACGGTTTATCTTTACAAAGCGTCCAGTCATGTTTATAAAAACAATCATGAGTCGGGGCTGGAATCCTAATACTACCACAACTGTTAAAGGTTACTACGGTTTTCGCTATGTCATCCAATTCTAGGAATTTAACAAAGAACAATTTTCTTGGTAAATTTTGCACATGAATAATATGCCAATCAGAATTGAATTCGGTCTGATAATCTTTCAATGTGTCTTTATCCATAGGAAATGTATGGAAACATTCATAATCAAACCGAACGACAGTATCCGTTGATTTACCTTTAATCTTCCACAGATAATCTTGGCGATTATATATGGTTTCCAATGAATGAATAATTCTCATAAATTGATGTTACTATTATTTGTTCGGAATAGCACTCTCAACTTTAGAAAAACACCTCCACAAATTAGGCTTAGTAAAAGAGGCCTGCATGGTCTGGCGAAAATATAAGCTCCCATGATTTACAACCTTTGGGTATTAGTATCTGGAACGGTTATGCAGATCTGCTTAAAGGGTATCATCCTTGGGATTTTTACCCAACCACCATAAGATATCATTAGGTGTTTCTAGCACACATTCCAGGCTCATCTAGACTCATAGGATTGGATAAGATTTCGGGCTGATGTTATTTTGAAAATGGCTCCCACCCAACGATTCGAACGTTGCTCACACGAGTTAACAGCTCGGCCGCACACCTAGTGCGTTGACGGGATTTGAAATTGGCACCCCATTCGGAGCTCTCATCCGATATTCTTGCGTGACAAGCAAGTATGATAATCATTCATCAATGGGGTATTAAATTGGTCCGAAAGGTAGGCGCTTCCCCTACATATATCCGCACATCAAGCGGGTCCTTTATATTTCTCAGGCACTCTCGGTTTGTAAATTGGTAGAAGGTGTCGGTAACGCTCCGACTCGAGGCCCACATCTAGGGCGAAACGGGGTATAAAACCGTCTTGGCTACTTAGCACAACCTTCCATTGAAATATGGGGTAAACGACCGCATCTGCCGCGGCTATAACTCCGGTTCACAGCCGGATCCCTATCTACTTTGGGTTCGTCTACCATTTGAAATTGGCCGTTTGTGGACTTCAACCACTTCCCGGATAACGGTTTTAATCCGGTTTCAGTTCTCATAGGTTTGCGGCCCGAAGCTGCCTGAAATTTAAGCCAGTTACTCGAGCTCCCTATTTGCGGCACTTAACCGTCAAGTTTAGTGGACTCCGCCATTTGGGGACCTGTTTCGCTGACACCACCAAATTGACGTTCGGTGGAAATTAATTACCAAAGAAACCCCTCATTCTGAACTGGAAGCTACGACATCTTCAAGAGACGTTTCCAGTGACACGGGGTTCTTTGGCTTCTATCTATGGATGTCAAATTATATCCGTTTGTGCTTCCTCTTACACTAAGTCTCCTGATTGATTTCAGAAGCGCCGGTCCTTGAACCCGAACTAAACGGAAATTGGCACGCGCTGATCTGCTTGCAAGATCCCACGACCTTTTGGAGAGGTTGTCGCCACTATGGAACATGAGCGCGTATGAAATGGTAGCCCCACCTGGTAACCCTCCAGGTTCTATGGTTTCAAAGACCACTGCATTTAGTTCTATGCTATGGGGCAATTATAAAATGGTGAGCTCCCAGGGTATCGCGCCCTGCATCTCCAATTTAAAAGATTGGTGCATACTCTATGGCAGCTTGGAGCCCATAAAATTGGTGAGTCGTCCTGGTAATTCTCCAGGTTCTTCTGTTTAAGAGACAGGGGCCTTAATTTTAGGCGAACAACCCATATTGAAATTAATCGTATACTCCGGTGTTGCTCCGAGCGTAATCTTTCGATATCTAGATCCCAAATCTAGCGGGGTCTCTGGCTCCCTCGTATACGTTTTATAAATTGGTAGTCCCGACAGGCATCGAACCTGCAAGCATTTCTGCGTAAGTTTCTAAAACTTATATGTTTGCCAATTTCATCACAGGACCATTAAATAGTGTCGATAGTTGGAGTTGCACCAACACGCCCTTTCGGACAAAAGTTTTTAAGACTTTCATGGCTTCTGTTACATCATACCGACTTTGAAATTGGTCCTCATAGTAGAAATTGCATCTACACTCCCGAAGGAACTTGTTTTTGAGACAAGCGCGGCTGCTGTTACGCCATATGAGGTTTATTGAAATTTCTCAAATACCACCTCATCCGTTTGCGATCGGATACTACACACTAAACCAGCCCGGTTCGTGCTTCGGCAGTTTTCCCTATTTGGGCTCCTACTAACCCCGGCAGGTAATTAGTAGATCTTTGAGGTAGACCCCCGCGTCTGTTATTGCGCCAGCAGATGGCATTTGAAATTAATTCAGTGGTTCGATGCTGCAGGAGTGCCTGGGCTGAATCGATTGACTTCTAGTTCCTGGCGAAACACTGAAATTGGTAGCGTATACCGGTGCTGCCCCGGTTCTAAGTTCTCCTTGAAAGGGAGGGAAGCATGCTGTTGCTCATATACGCCATTTGAAATTGGAGCGATTAGGGGATTTGCACCCACACCTTTAGTCTAGACGACTACTGTTCTATGAATCCCTAAAGAGGAAATTCTCTAATTAAACTACCCTCGCATTAAATGGTGGGAGCAAACTGAATCGCACAGTAAGCCTCGACTTCCAATCCTTGGTTAAGGTGCGGTTTTACAGACCGCCGATTGGGGTTACTCCCATTTGAAATTATTGCAGGTATGGGAATTGCACCCATGCATAACGGCTTATGAGACCGTGGACTTACTACTTGTCGAACCCGCGATTTGAAATCATACCCAAATAGATCTCTCAAGTCTTTTTTAAGGACCATCTATCCAGGTTTTGAAAGTTACAGAGGCGGGTATTGATCCACTTTTGGGCATTTGCACCTTCCAGGTTATGGGCCTGGCGAAACACGTTTTCTCTACTCTGTTATTTAAAGACTATCAAGAAGGTCCGATGCTATTATCATTGCGATTTTATAGAATGGTGATAAAGCCACCCTCATCCGACGAAACACTTCCTGAATCTGTATAAATTGAAGTGGAATATCTGGGTTACGCTCCCAGTTCTGCGCATTGCAAGTGCACCGTGTTACCTATTAATCACTAATACCCCTTTACTCTATGAAATTTGTTTGGTGTGAAATTTTACCCGCGATTATTTTCCAGCTTTGCGATAACCCCTTAGATTAGACCCTCAGGGAAAGGCGGTTCCTTCAACATCGCAAAGGTCCTTTATAGGCACCAAATTATTTTCCTGAAAGTGTTTGTGGACTGCGGGAAACTGCCTCCGCCCGACCTTTGATCACCCAAGTGGATGAGAAAGAAATTGCATCTTTCGACTCCCAGCCCCTTTCAGGAAATTGGGCAGGATTTGTTCCCATTACTTCCAGGGTCAGCTTTTAGCCTGCGGAGCTGTGCTTCTTTCGAAATCGTCTAATTTTAACACGCAGACTAGAAACTGCGAAGTCTTTGGGAGGCTTTCATAATCTGCCGGTTCACCATTCCGGACTGACGAATTATGTTTTGCTGATTACGCTTTGCGGGCTTCTCTCAGATACAATCTTTTGTTCTGGAGTGATTGAACTCCAGTATCTTTATGCGCTATTAGAGCACACTATCGAGGAGAGTAATACATTTATCCCCGTTTCTACATCTGCCCGTTTCACAGGCATACTAGAGAAAATGGAGCGACATGTGGGTAACCCACCCACTTAAACCTGTTTGGAAAACAGGTGCATCAGTTTTCTGCCAATGTCGCATTTGAAATTTGGTGGCCGGACATGTTCGTCATTATGAAGCTTACGGATGCCTGTGGCGGGGCTGGGTTATTCACCAACCCGAATACACTTTTCAGACGCCGACCATTATTTGAAATTCTTAGGGAGGAGCCCGTCTACTGCTGGAATTTTCCACGACAGTTATTTGCTCCTCCCTTATCATTTTAACCTACTATATTACTTAAACTTCCTCCGCAAATTGAGGTGTGCTTGCTTACACTACATAGTAGAACTACTACATCACTTACCATTCCGTTCTGGTGCCTACGTGCTGTAGGATCGCTTTTTATGTGGTTTGTAGCACCACTGAATGCATTTTTAAATTTGCGAACAAAAAACCCGACCTTTCGATCGGGTTCTCTAAAGTCTGACTACTTCTTTACAATTTTCAGACTTTAGAGAACCCTTCGGCTAACGTTGGATTAAAGAGCGCGGGTTGCTTCCCTTCAATCGACCAGCCGCGAGCATCACATCCCACTATATGGGTTTGATAACTTTTTGAACTGGAGACTACTGCTTTCATTTACTGTTACTATTATTTACCATTTAATCGGGAATTTCAACAAACTTTCTTTGAATTTGTTTTGTTCTTCAACTACTTGGCTCATTTAACTTCTTCTAATATCTAGGAGTTTCAGGGAAACTGCAACGGGAATTTTAAAATTAAGTGACTTTTCCACCGATTCGACCTTTTGCTGTTCGGAACCGTCCATTTGCCGTCACCTGTTTCAAATTCTTGAAAAGAACCTGCTGCAACTCTGCAACTAGTTGATCTTTGTCTGCAATCGGCATTTTCAATTTTTCCAAGTCCGTCACTACATTTTGAACAGCGCTATTAATATATGATCGATATTTCGCTTCTTGCGACATCCGAGAAGCGCCTTCTTTTTGGGAAGTTCCTGCTTTTTGTAATGATTGTGCTTTTTGTCCCCATTTACTTCTGGATAGATCGTGTCCAACCACTTTTCCGACGCCTGCTGCTGCTTTGTTCAAAACACTCCCAGCCGCTTGTTTGGCGCTTCCCGCAATTTGGTGCCCTGCTCCTTTTGCTGCTGCGATGGCTTGGGATCCCCGAGCTTTAAGACGGTCCCACAATCCTTCCTGAACTAATTGATAGGCTTCTTCGAGAGGTTTTTGGTCTGGCTGGATCATAAGACTATTTATCCAACCAACTACCTATAAATCCAACCAGTCCAAATCAATCACAGTTTCCCTGGAATGCTTATCAACGCGGATGATCGCTGTGTGGGAATGGTTTAAAATTTCTACAACCTCTACAATCATTCCTACCTGATAAGGAACTGCTTTGTTCTTTTCATTGATCCGACCCTGCCGAAATGTGGTTTGTTTCATATTAACAGTCTTTGCAGAGGCCGTCTCTTGTAACCGGACCATTACCACAATTTTCACACGGCTCTCCTATTTGCGGCTTATAGATGTCATCCAATTTGTGATGCAGCATTAAAATATAGTCTTCCACAGAACTTCCACGATTCTTTACAAATGAAGCCATTTCTTCTGGATTATTTCGGGCATGAACGCCTTGAGCAATTTCTAAAAGGTGTTCTAAACTTTCCCTGTCTTCCGCTGATTCTTCCACCTGAGAGGCTCTTTCATCTACTTCACACTTACCACAGAACCCAGATTCATTCGCCTCGGCATCACAATTCTCACACTTTTTCTTCTTTTCTTTGGGCATTGCATCGTCCGTGGTTTCTTCGATAATATCTAAAATGCTCTTTTTCATCTATCTTATTTAGTTTCATTTCCTGCTAATTTACTATAAATATAAGTTATACTATGTATTTTGACACAGAAATTCGGAAACAGCACGTTCTTTTGGAATCGACCAAAAAAGAACCGCGAGCACATTTGTCCCATCTTGAGGACCTTTCTATTGAATCTGGGAAAGAAGGATTTGAAGAATTTGGGATGCATGTGGGTGAAATTTTGAAGAGGGTCGAGGGGCTGGAATCCGAACAACACATCGGAGAGAAGATTGATGGAAGTATGTCTGTGTATTTTGGAATTGATCCTCGCCCCACTTTCAAAGGACAATTTAGTGTGGCCACCAAATCGGCGCTTTCCAAGGAACCCAAATTGATTCATTCCTTGGACGAAATTGAAGCTCTTTACCCGGATAAAAATGAAACATTCAAAACCCATTTAGCCGAAGTTTTCACCAATCTACAAAAGGCCTATGATTATAGTGGAAAGATTTATATGGGGGATTTGCTGTTTTCCAGTGGCCGACAGAAAAGAACCACAGAGATTGATGGGGTTCCATATCTTTATTTCAAACCGAATACGCTGGTTTATGCGGTGGAAGAGGATCCAAAATCTGAATTATATAATCGTCTGAAGGATGCTTCTTTGGGTATTTTTATTCATGATTCATATACCGCAGAATCTAAAGAAGGGAAATTGTCCCTAACATCTGCTGGGAAAAATATAGACGGCTTGATTCAAAAGGGAAAGGAGAATGGGGTATTTATTGAAGGTTCCCACATTGAAAATGTAAACCTAAAGGTTCCGAAGAAAACATATAATTTAATTCAACGGCTAATGAAGAAATTGGATAAGGAAAAGAATAGTATTCCCGCTGAATTTGATGCGTATTGGGGTAGCTCACCGGCATTAGATCGGATGAAGAAATATATTAATCAGCAGATTCATCTACCAGACGGGGGCATCTTTGGTAATTCTGGCCGTAGTTTCAATGCCTATAAGATTCTAGAAGAATTCGTTCCATTCATCCGCGGCTCTTATAAAAATCACAAGAATGCAGAACTGGTGGTTTCTACCTTGAAAAAATTCGAAGAACCCTTTGTCCATCTCTTAAAGAGTTTTTACTGGATGCTACAAATCAAAAACCAACTGCTGGATTTGTTTGACCAGGTGGAATCCAAAATTGGTAAGACCTTTATCCAACAAGAAGATGGAAGTTTTGTTCCGACAAGAGGGGAAGGCTTTGTCTTTATGCACCAAGGAAAATATGTGAAACTGGTAGATCGGCTAAGCTTCACTAAAAACAATAAAATCTTCGGCAGATTCAACGAATCATTGAAGGTGGTATTAGAATACAACCAGGATAAAAAACTGAAAGGTTCTTACTGTTGGATGGATAAGACTGGAAAATTTTATTATTTTGAACAAGGGGAGGAACATCATGGAGATGCTGCAATCCGAATCTTACAAGACCATTTTCCTCAGATATATAAGTCTCTCAAATTCAATCAGGATTCGGATGCCCCAATTTATGATGCCCTGTTCAATTTAGGGTTTATTCGCATAGCATCCCATGATGATAAAACCTATCTAATTCAGTCGCCTAAACCTCCCACACCTCCTCAGCGGCGAAGTGTTATTGATTTTTGTATTGAAGCCGGATTTCAAACTATTGAATGGGATTCTTATAGTTGGACTGGAAGAGATAGCCGAATCATTTGGCAAAACGAATCTGCTGGAGTTTCCTAAGAATTTTCTATATTATTAGTCAAAATAAAACTAATAATATATGGGCGGCAATATTTGGTCCACAGAGACTCGCAGAGTAACTAAACAAGAAGCACTAATCACCATTGAGTGGTTGCAATACCTTGTGGGTATTCCTCTAAAGGATAATATGCTGGGTTCTACGGGATTGGTAGAGACTTCCGGGGATATTGATTTGGGTGTAGAACTTCGTAATATTTCCAAAGTAGTATTGAGGGAAAAGTTAGAGAAGTGGATTTATCTAGCACATCCAAAAGCCGATCTTAAACATTGGTTAAAAAATAGTGGTATCAATTTGCATTTTAAAACACCTATTTGTGGAGCCCGGTGGAATGGTTTTGTCCAGACCGACTTTATGTTTGGGGATGATTTGGAATGGATGAAATTTGCATATCGAGCCAATATTCCAGAAGGTTCTCCCTATAAAGGATTTCATCGGCATATTCTGATGTCTAGTATTATCAAAGCCATTAACCCTGAATGGAAATGGAATCAGAACATTGGAATAGTTCGCAGGGCGAAACCAGTTGATACTATCATTACCACCAACCCAGAAGGCATTGCCCTGCTTCTTCTAGGGCCTGGTGCAAAAGTGTCTGATTTGGACAACGTAGAGTCTATTATGAAGGCGCTTGAAAATGATCCAATCCGAGACCTAAAAGTTAAAGACTTTGTAGATAACATTGCTAAACACCCATTGAAATGAATACTAAGACTTTTGGATTATTTCCTGGATCCTTTAAGCCTCCGCACAAGGGACATTTTAATGCCATTAAAGAAGCGGCCTTGTCCATGGATGGTTGGCTGTTTGTAATTATTTCCCCCAAGCCTCGTATTGATAGTGTTAGTGGACAATCATCTACTTTAGAAGATGCTTTAACTGTGTGGGAAATCTATCGAGAACATCTCCCCAAAAATGTGCAAATTATGACCGCGAAGTATTCTCCGGTTACTACGGTATACCAAACCATTTCCCGTTTGGTAGATGATACATTAAGCATTGAAGAGTCCGCCGAACTTATAACCGAACAAATTCGATCCAATTCCAAACAAACAGCAATCGTGTTTGCATCAGACGATGATTTGGAGCGGTTTGGTCGATTGAAATCTACCCCACAAATATCAATTGTCGTTAATCCCGTGGAAGCCTTTAATTTTGGTGATGTCAAAATTAGCTCCAGTAATTTGCGGCACTTAATTGCAACCAAGCACGCTCATGAGGTTCTTAAATTTATGCCAGAAGAACTTTCTATAAAACAAAGAAAACAAATTCTTAGTATTTGGCTTAACTGAAATCCGCCATCGCAACTCTTTTAGTTAAGTCGAAATATTGTTGGACAATTTGTTTATTAGCCATAGCTCCTTCTTGGGTGTTTGGGTCTTTGGTGGGTAATCCTAAATTTCTCAAAGCTAAATAAACTTTCATAGGATTGACTGCTAGAAGAGGGCCGAAGATATAATTCCAATCAGCAAAAAAAGCTGACAGTCGTCGGACATTTTGTCTTTCTTGTGGTTCTATTAGTCGTTCTTGGCCAGATTTGGTATTGTCTAAGATTTGTTTGACTGTGCTCAAAAACACCGGAACAGTAATGCCGTTACGTTTTAATATCTGCAATACCTCGATACCACCACCAACTTCACTAGTTAGATGGGTGGGGGTTAAATTATGATCTCTATCGGTTAAAGTTTCTGTAAATTGTTTACCCCTCAATAGCACCTCGTAAAGGTTTTGTTTGGCTGGCGTTCGTTGTCTTAATTGTTGTCTTAATTCTTGTGGGGTGTCCTGCCTTAAAACCTTTAGGTATTCTTTAACTGATTTGGAGATAGGATTCAAATCGTAAACGGACTTAGAATAACGCTTTAAGTCTACCCAGTAAAACAACCAACGTTCATCATACCCTTTAAATTTATCTAGAACGGAATTGGTATTATGCGCCAGATCCACAAAGTGATCCAAAGCTTTATAGAAGGGGGTAAAGATTTTCTGGTTCAGAGCTTTGCCGATTTTTAAGACGGCTTTGGTGATATCAGCCCATGCCTCGCCGCCATAATCCGGTTGCCAGCTCAGGCGTTCGAATGCAGCGATCATAACCTCCAAAGTTAAATTAGAACCTTGCTGTTTGAATATTTTTTGAGTGTTGATAAAATTAACAGGTTCCTTTTCTGTCCAAGCATTTACCAAGAAATTGTTCAAGGATCTCCATAAAACTCGCATTGTCCTGGCGTTTTTAATATGTAGAACAGATAACAATCTATCCATATCATTTTTATCTGAATGAGAATGCCCAAAATCAGCAGTTGTCATAATTTGAAATTCGTCAGTTTCCATTATATGCAGAAATTCTCGGGTTAAAATGTCTAGAATTTCCGGCCATGCTTCGGTTTGAAACCGCCGCAAAATATCATCCGCCGTAATTTTTTGCAGTCTTTGCCCGTATTCTTCAGTTGTATTAGGTGCCGAGGCCATCGCATAAATATCATTTAACAAGGTGTGGTTTAGGTCTTCTTGGAGAATGAAGGTTTGAAGAGAGGGGATTTTCATTTTTTAAGTAATTTAAATTCGGTTGGAATTACATATCCTTTAGTATTACGGATTTCGGCCCGAATTTTAGTAGGATTGGGTTCATGGATATTTATCGCCATATCTACACTACACTGCTTACTCTTTTCCTTTTCGGTGTGATAATACGGATAGCTAATTTGTGTAACTCCTACATTAGGAACATATTCCGTCAATTTGGACAGAGTGGTTAAATCGATAATTTGATACTCAGATTTTCGCTGTTCTCGGATATACCAATAACCATATCCAAAACCAGACCGCAAATAGGTTAATACTTGTTCTGGGTTAATTTGGGGAAATAGATTTACCTCTTTAGCATAATAGGTCTTTTGTTGATAAGCATTGCATCCATTGGCTATCTTTTGTTTATCTATTCCAAAGGCATAAAAAATACCGTCTACCGAAGACGGCTGTGGGATAATGAAGTTATTCTCCATTCTAAATGCTTTACCTATCCCATTATTGGAGAATGTAGACCCTTCTACGTTTTTCAAACTAAGATAAACCGTTTCTCCATTTAATAATGTTAAAGAAAGATCGGCTATAATAGAGCCCACATTCTCTAAAGACAAACTAAGATTCCTTTTAGGCGGATATAGGTTGGGTTTCTTTACTTCTATCGGCAGCAGGGGATGATTTAATTCTAAGCTAACCGCTTGAAATTTGGCTAAACTAATTAAGATGGGATTCGACCCAATGGTTTTAGAAAGAATATCTTGTTTGATATGGTCTTCCGTTTTAAGTTCAAAATGGTGTCCCGCATTACCACACCCAGCAAACACTAACTTATAATCCCCAAAAGTAGTAATATCCTTTACCCTATAAGTTAGAAATTTAGAAGACGCAGATTCTTGTTCTTTTGGGGGCAAAACTACTAAGATTTCGCATTGGGCTCTGGAAAGGATATTAAAAATATCCAGCTCCTTATCTTTATAGTTCGTCTTATTAAACCGCAGTGCTCCTTTTTTAACAGCACCAAATTTAAGTTTTCCTTGAGACCCTTCTATAATCCTTTGAACTATAGCTTGAAACTTGAGAGGAACTCTCATTCATCGGAAAACTCAGTTGGACGCAGTTGCTGCAGTCCATTTGACGCTATTAAATGCACTTAGATCAGAGCCACCTGCATAACTAATAGCCGATTGTAAGGATTGTTTGATTTCCTTGAGCTTTTCTACCAAGGTTAGTGGGTTTAATTCCATTTCGATTTTAGTGCCTTCGACATGGTTTCGTTCCCCCTTTTGAGCAAAGGAAGCTGACCCCCAATATTCTTTCTTGCCGTGCTTATTGATTGGGGCTGGAGAATCAGAACAATTAGCAAAGATCGAACCAGCCATTACCATGGTTGCTCCTGCTACTAATGCTTTAGCAATATCCCCGTTGTGCCTAATGCCTCCGTCTGCAATCACCGGAAGCGGAGAAGATTTACACACTTCCAACAAAGTAGAAAACATAGGAGTGTGGAATCCGGTTTCTAAAAAACTGGTGCAAACTTTTCCCGGCCCGATGCCGCATTTTATAGCATCTGCTCCCCACTCCGTCAAATTTTCAGCTGCTTGCACAGTAGCAATATTTCCAGCGATAATAAAAGCTTTAGGACAAGTCTTCCGAACAAACTTAATCATTTGTTTAACCAACAAATGATGCCCATGAGCGACGTCAATAGTCACATAATCTGGTTTACGTTCTCTACTAAGAAGTTCCAGCCACTCTTGAGATTCATTTCCAACCCCAACACTACAACTAGCATAAGGTAGCCCCCTACACACATCTCTGGTAAACATGTGGTTACGAACAGAGGAATCCCCAAATCGATGCATGATATAAAAATAGTTATTCTTAGCCAAATAATCCACCCATTCATCTCCAATGGTAGTAACCATATTAGCAGGGATTACTGGTAAGGCAAATCTTCGACCACCAAATTCTACAGAAGTATCAGCATAACTTCGAGTGGCTAGTTCTGAGTAATTGGGGATTAATGAAATGTCCGAATATTCTAAAGCGTTCATCGAACCTCCATTTCTGTGGGGATTACCTTCAGGTGTAAAGAAGTCTTATTGCGACCCAAAGCAGCTAGGTTGTAGTAAAAATAAATACCCAATGATACTCCACGAACTTTGCACAAAGGACAGTTCTCCGGAATTTTGGCGTCCTTCTCATCGAAATCCACCCACCACCGATGAGCTGAATTTTTCTTGCATTGATACTTTTGGCACTTGTTGTGTTTCATATTAAATTATCGACGGATGCCTGCTCTATCCTTTGCTGATTGCATATTCTAGGGCTTCTAATTGTTGAATGATTTGGTTTTGAACTTTGAAATCTCCTCGTGCATTGGCCATGTCTTCTGCTCTAGTATAAATCCTAATCCAATATTGTCTCGTGAGTTGTTTAAATTCTTTTAAGACCTTTTGAGCTTCTCTTTCGTTATCAAATTCCCACGGATCTGTTATTTGTAATAAATGAGGCCATGCTGTCGTTGCTATATTTTGATAATCCGTATTTAAGGGGCCACCTTCTCGACCCCAATCCATGGCGATTTGGAGAATAAATTTTCCATGATTATTTTTGATTCTAAATTTCTCCAGTGCCATATCCTGAATGTCTAAAGTTTCCCCAAATCCACCCCAACACACAACTAAAGCTTCCTATGTTCTTTGATGGGAATAATATTTGGATCTTGAATGGTTCTATCCACCTTACCAATATATTGTCCTCCTTGGTAATAAAATCGGACCCGATCTCCGGGCATCAATTTAAGTTCTGCGTCCTCTTCGGTTTGATCTATAAAAAAGACCCCGGCTTCTAACGTAATCTTGTCTTCTGGAATCATTTCAGTGGTTGGTGGTTTGCATGCTTTATATTAACGGAAAACTTGTTGGATATCAACGGCTGGAACGATAACTTCGCTTGGGTTAGTGTGAATTTTCTGGTTATTGTGAACATAAATTTGCAGCTCAAAATGCCTGGCCTCTTTAAGCATGTTCTTTGAACCGGGGGATTTTCCGTCCCATACCAGGATTAAAGCATCGCTGTATTCGGCCATGGCTATATTTCGACAAGGGCCTGCTTTGATTCCAAGTTTCTTCCAATCCGCAGGAAAGTATTTTACTGGGATCTTATTCAGTTTAGCCCATTCAGCACCGAACATATCTGGTCCTCTACATTCCCCACAAACCACTTCAGTAATTTTGAATCCTGATCCCTTAATGGCTTCATAGACTACTTTAAAATCTGTAATGGTTCGGCTACCAGCAATAATGGTTTTCATGCTTCCTTCCAAGTCATTTCGATACAATTTCTTTATCTCCATTAACCCACCCGTCTTGATAATCTGGCTGTTTGGGTGGTATAGTAATAACACGTTGTGCATTAATACACACATCAGACCAGTTCATATTATTAGATGCCCAATCAATTAGTTCATCATCAGAATCCATAGTATAGGCAAATTCTTCATTAAAGATTCGTGTATACAATTCGCCACCAATATTTCCTCTAGAATCTAAATTCGCGTAATATCTTGCTCTGGAATTGGCGATCGCAATAGCAGGAACATCCCACTGACTTTGATCTGGCATTGTAACCCGTAGGTATTTTTCTTTCTTCATATTTATTCAGCTGTTCGGCCATTTTTTGTTGCAGCGATGGCCGTGCGGGTCTGTCCGTGAGTTCCATCGTTCGCCTCAGAATGACACTCTCCCAAGAAAGCATCGAGCGTTGGCTTGTTGTCCTCCATGAACTCGGATTCAGCCGCTTCCCGCATGATGCGGTAGTAAGCGACGATTCGAGGTCTGTGGAGCGATCCCTGCTTGACCAACTTTCGACATATCCACCTCAAAAGAAGGCGAACAAGTCGGTCGAGAGCAACGGGCGGGGCGGTTCGTGGCGTTAAGTGCTTTTCGTTACATCCCATCAGTGGGTGGTGGTCGTGTCCGCAGTTTTCGCAGTAGGGATGCTTTATCATGGCAGTTGCAGAGCTTGCCGTTCCCGATCCAGACGGTCTATCTCCCAGCGATGTGCGCACCCACCATCCCTCCCCTCGCCTGTTATCTGCCGCTCTCGCTCGGCTGCAATTTGTGCGGCACCACTCAACGGCTGCTTTGGCTGTTCTTCGATCATAGTTCACCGCGTTCAAAGGTTTCTCCTGCCACTTCAAATTCGTCCCCAATAATATACCCGTGCAGGATTTCTCCGTCTGGCAATTCCGCTTCACATTCCCATTCCCACCAAGTATTTTTAATGTGGGTGTCTTGACGAATCAAGGAGATTTTGACTTCTGTGGGAGTTCCGTTCCAATTAATGTAGGTTTTCATATTATTAATTTCCTTCTAATTCTCGAAATTCCAAATGTTCTGTTTCTGTTCCGTGATTATAAACTACTACTTCAACCCCTTCACCAAAACCACATTCAATGCGCATGCCATTAGGCAATTCGTCTAGAATCTTTTTAAGGGCTCCGACTGTATTGGCTTTTGGGTGGTTGTCTCCTTTATAAAATTTTTCAGGGATTTTCATATTATTCAATAACTTCTAATACCAGACGATATTTAGGAACATCCCTTCGCCACAGAATTGGTGGCCAATTTAAGACTAAATTAGGACCACCAACGGGTTGATTTCTCATAGTAATTTCAAAATACTCATCTGGCTTTATCCCATTAGCCCATGGATAGCCTTCTGCCAAAACCACTCGATTTGGAAATACTGGTGTTTCTGTTTTCATATTCTAAATCTTAAAGGAAATAATCAGGAATGCCCAGACTAAATACAATATACATGGCTAAGACCTTTCAACTACATCCGAAATTTTGGGATCAAACCCAGCAACTGGATTCGGATATTCGGAAACATCTATTATGGGCTGCAGATACTTTTCTGGAATCTATTAAGATTCCGTTCTCTGTAAAGCATTTATACTTAACAGGTTCCTTAGCGTCCTTCATCTGGTCTGAGCTGTCTGATTGGGATGTTCATATCATTTTGGATCTGGACGTTAAACTGGACACCAAATATGTCGATGAATACCTAGAAGCTAAGAGCACTGAATTTAATAAGAAGCATCACATTATAGTTAAGGGGTTTCCAGTCGAAGTAAATGCTAAGACCAAAGAATCTAAACACAAAGACAAAGCCATTTACGATTTACAAAAAGATAGTTGGTTGGTTAAGCCAAAAGTTCCATCCAAAACGGTAGAGGACGAAGGGGTCCAAACCATTGTAAATAAATTCCAAGACTCTATTGAAGACCTGATTAGAAAAAACGCCACCGAAGAAGAGTTCACCAAAATAAAGGACCAAATCAAAGAACTGAGAGTAAAGGGCTTAAAGTATAACGGAGAGTATTCCACCGGAAATTTGGTGTTTAAAGGTTTGCGTTATAATGGTTCCTTAGAGAAATTATATTCCCACAAACTTCAAGCTAAGGACAAAGAACTGTCATTAGAACAAATTTATAAAAATATATGTCCGATCTAAGCGAGAAAGAATATAAGGTTGCTACTAGCAAGGAAGATTATCCTGTGCTTTTTGGGATTACCTATGGCAACGGGAAAGTGAAAACCGCGCAGGGCAAACGATCCGATACCCATGGAAGATTATTCCATGGATATGATTGGGTGGGAATTGATGGCACTTGGCGTTATACCTATTTAACAGATACGGTTTATTGGTGGCATCGCCCCAGCCCAAGAATGAAACAGGACACTATAGAATATTTAACTAATCTTTTAGGCGACGCCCCTAAACACCATGTATGCATAGCCCAAAGCGTGGACGCCGCGAGGGCGTTTGCAATAACCAGTCATCCACGGAAAAATTATAAAGCATTTGCACCAGAGTTCGATGAAGATACGCGTTTGCCATCATTTCAAGAATGGTATAAAGCTCACCAAGGAGATTAATTTATGAAAAATTTAACTGAAGCAGTAACTGAAGCAGTTACTGAAGTAGAATACAATACTTCTCTTTCGGATGAAAACTATCCGGTTCTTTTCGGGGCCATTGCAGAAATAGGCGACCGGATAATCTCAGTTATGGACAAGAGAAACAGCACCCACGGAAACGTAGGAATCTATGGCGGGGAATGGCTGACTTGGCGATATGTCCCGATGACAGAAACGTTATATTGGTGGTTTCGCCCAAATCCAAGCCAAAAGGAAATGGTGAAAGATTACATTTTCAAAAAATACCAATTTAAGGTCTTACATAATGCTGTTATGGATAGGGAGGGGATGATTACCAACCACCCCAAAAAATATTCTAAGGATTATTACGAAAAACCACCCAGTTTTGCAGATTGGTATAAAGCCCACCAAGGGGATTAATCCGCAGTCAACATTTTGATGACTGCTTCGGTATTTTCAGCATTTAATCCCATAACCCGAACCAGCCGATGAGAAAGGTGGACCATGTCTGCATCGTCGTCGAGGATACATACTTGATTTTGCTTAACTCCGTGACTTTCCATCCAGGCTTGAATTTCATTACCCCGAACAGGAGCAGTAAACAGAGGTCCTGCTTGCTGGTCTAGAATGGGCGTCATTCCAATAAAGTTCGGCCTCCATAAGGGACCCAGACCTCTTTCTATTAACATCTCTACGATTTCATCTAAAGTAAACATTCGACGCCAAGTAGAAGAAATAACCACCCTACAATCCGTGCGCCAGAGGATTTCGTTAAGATGTTTTATGGCTGCAGGGTTTAAATGACGAGGACCAAAAACAGCACAAAATGACTTTCTAGAATCTGGATCATCGAAATTAGTCTCCCTAGAAAGTTGGTTTCCTGGATATTTTAATTTGGTTTGTTGGTATTCTTCGGATTTGAACCAATCAAAATCATTCAAAACTCCATCGAAATCGCAGAATAAAAATTTTTGCATGATTTATTTTCGGTTTCCTTTATATCCAGCCATCAGCGTTTTCATCGCCCACACCATTCCTTCTACGGTAGATTCCGGGGCATTAGCATCCTGGTCCCTTTGGCGTTTACTTTCAGTTTCCATCGCATCAGCCACCGTGTTGGGTTTTCTTAATAAGGTATTCCATCTTGTCCTTTTTGGTTGATGGTTTACTCCAATCAATATTATCCCAATTTTTCAGGAATTTCTTTAGGTTGGTTGGTCTTTTTTTACTTCCTTTGCCGTTCATATTAATATGGTAAAATTTGTTTAATCCATTCGGTGATGTGAGAAAAATGCCAACATGGTTCTTGGCCTGGAATGAAGAATCCTTTGCCGTCTGGACTAACCCGAATAACATCATGGCGGCATTCTACTATTACTAGCCACATGGAATTGGGGTGGTTGTAATTTAAAGGGACTGTCATATTACCTTTCAGAAGAACTCATTACCCGATGCACCCCAGAACCTCGTCCAGTTGCTCGCCCGTATGGATTATAATACTGCCAGTCTTTATGGGTTTCTGGATCGATAGTTTGCATAAAACCGTTGGTTTTCCCCTCAAACACCATTACGCCACGATTCCTGGGTGGATTAATTATCTTGGCACAACAAGAACAAATTTTAGTTTCTGGAAGAACTTCCAGACGTTCGGTTTCGATGCTATTACTACAGGAGATACAATTCATACATTTATCTTAACTAATTTTATGAGGAACGACTACTGCTAAATTTAAATCATTCAATGTGCTATATACCACTTCGGCCCTTATCTTAGCACCATCCCAACCACCGCACAAGTTTAGGGACAAAGTGGGCGGCTACTTTGGATATAATTTCTGGGTCGTTTCTTTTAGGGGCTGGTTTCATATTAACGGATTTTAACTTCGATATCTGGGATGATCGTGGATGGACGAAACACGACACGATAGTGAAACGGGGAGGCCTTTACAGAATCAAGCTGTTCGCAGAACCAGGTTACATTGTCCGAGATTCCAAGGTAGTGCTTTTTATATTCCTTCGGACCAGTCTTTACGATCACGGACAGTTTCTGGTCTGGCTCTACGACAACAGATAATAACCCCTCGATGGTCAAAATATACTCACTAGTGATTCCATTGTAAAAGACCACCCTTCGGTTCACCTCGAAGTTGTGGGCTGCTTGCGAGACATTATAGGCGGCGACTTCGGATTCTTGTTGGCAAGATGAAAGTCCAAGGGCGACTGCAAGGATGATGTATTTCAGTGTTTGTTTCAATGTTTGTTTCATATTAGATTGTTGGTTCAAAAACTTGACCGCTTCCGATGGCCTTGTCGTTCATGGCATTATTAAAGTCAAACCGGGCATAGTTTGGAATCCCATAGCCAGTGAATCCGTTATACTGAACCGTTACCAATTTCCCAACCAACTTGGATGGGTTATTCCAGGCCCAGGTGGCTTGCTCTCGGGTTCCTTTAAATGTGCCGCCAAATTCATGAGTCAGCACTCCATCTACCATGACAGGCTTCTTGAGTTGGAAATCGATTCGCTTACAGGCCCCTGCCCAGTTTCCTTTGCATTCGTGAAGCTTGAGGATGATAAATTCAGCATCATCTGTTGGCTTCAATTTAATCATCTTTTTAGTTCGCTTGTGTTCATACTTCATATCAGCATATCTCACAATAGCTCCTTCGTGTTTATCCGCAATCAAATCTTCATAGATAGCCCACACCTCTTCTTCTGTATTACACTTGGTAGTTGGGACTACCTCCAACGCATCTGGAAGAGAATTGGCTAGTTCATCCAAATAATGTTTGCGGTTGGCATAAGGAACACTTTCATCCATTCCATAAAACCCATAACCATCATAAAGAGCCAGACGGATTAGTTGCTTACTCTTGGCTAGAATCTCTGGAGTCACATGAGTATTCTTCCGAAGAATTCGCATGATTTCATTCAATTGCTGCCGAAGAGCCGCGTTGTATCCCTCCCCGTCCAAAACAGCATCAGGCCATTTCTCGAAAAACGGTTCCAGCGCCTTGAGAATATGCGGTAGCACTTCATATTTTTCTCCCTTGCTGGTAAAGGCTCCATGACGAGTAATGACCACCCTTCCGCCATTAAATTTATTTTGGACTAAACAAGGGAGCTGAATACCTTTCTTTACATCTTTTAGAGGAGTGGCTAACATTGGTTCAACAAAGTAGAAATTATCCACGTCCTTCACATTCTCAAAGTAACCTGTCTTAGCCTTCTTATCCCACTTGGATTGAGCTTCTAGACGAGCCTGCTCTTCTCCAGTAGTTTCATTGGCCCTACCGATGTTCTTCCCCTTGCAGATAGTAGGTTTGCTGCTGGTGGTCTTACCAGTGACTCGTCCGGATTCCGTCCAGAACATATTATCCTTAACATTCACGCGCCAAATCTGTAAGGCACCTGTGGAGGTTCGAGAATAAAGTGGCGGAAGGAGAAATGGTGTATTAGGCATGATTTAATAATCAATGATTTTTGATGGAACTTCCACAAGTAAATGTCGGCGAATACGGCCAATCAGGGGTTTGTGGTTGGCTGTAATAAGGACCCTTAATCCACGAGTAGCGATAACGTGGTTCTGGATCGGATAGTGTTGGTTTAGACATCTCGCTAATCATCTTATACAATCGTTCGTTCTCTTGCCGCAGCAGACGAATCTCCATATCCTTCTCTGCTAAAGTATTGGTGATGCGTCGGATTTGATCCATGATTTCAATTAAGTCGTTGGTGTCTTTGGTTTTCATATATAAAATGGATGAAGGTTTTATCTAAAAAAATAGCATAGATTCTGACTAAGTCAAATATCAATTTTATCAACGCCGGATTCCGTGTCTTGTGGATGTTGCTGTGGAATGATAAACCTTCTTAATGGCATTTCTGGTAGAGGCCTCAATTTTTCCAACACGATGAGGGCACAATGGTGACACAGATTTAGTTCTGGGTGATTGCTCCACTCACATCCACCCAGTAAACTCATGCTGGTGTGGCATCTTACACATGCGGGTTCTTCGGGATCCCATGCGATGTTCATCCATGATCCCCAATTAAACGCCATCATATTCATAGTAATTCTAATAGATATGAAATTCCCTTGAATACAAATGCAGTCCATAGAATACTAATTGCGATGATGGCTGCCCATACTAGAATCCTTTGTTTCATGGTTCTTTATGGAAGTATTCTTTGCCTAGCATAATCTGTTTATTTTTGCCAACAAATTTTACGGTGCGACTAAACATGTTTCCTTGATGCTTGGCTGGTTTCATAATGCCACAATTCTTAGGAACTGTTAGGGACCAAGCGCCTGCTGGTTCATGATCGCTATACCTAGTAATGATGGATTGCTCAATGTATTGTTCCATTTTAGTAAAGATCTCGATCTTCTACTACAGGGCTGGCTTCGAACGCTTTAACCTCTCGCAAGGCCTCCATAAGTTCGGCCGTGGATTTGGGTTCAATGGGGGACGAAAAGCCAAGAACCACTTTGCCGTTCACAGAAACCGTAATTCGATGGGAAGTAGGTTTGGGTGCTTGTGGATAGAGATGGTCAAACGAATTACCACAAAATCCACACTTGCGAGTTCCATCCGGATAACTGAAGGAGCATTTGCATTGTATCATATTAGTTCTTGGAATAGATATTGATCCAACTGACCGCTAAATCAGAGCCGCGGGCGAACATATCACCGGCCGCTTTGTTCAGAGTTTTGCCGCACAGGATATCAATTTCTGCTTTGCGGTGCGTAGCCACTGCTGTATGCACGTTGAACAAATCAAAGGCATTAATATTGGTAGCAACCCGAGCTTGATCCTTGCTGGACATTTTAGACAGATCATAACCACGATTCAAATGATCGG